CGTTATGCATCCAGAGTATTAAGACGTTGTTGGGCGGCTGTATAGAATGCTTCGGCCAGTTTACAGACCGATTCTGGGCGCTGGATATTGTCAGCAGCGCGGATATCATTCTTCAGAACTTCCACAGCATCGGTCGCGATCATTTCTTCGGTGACTTCAACCTTTTCAGCCGAAACAGTCACGGTCTTATCGATGAAGTTGTAGTCAATACATTTACAGCGCTTCATCGCATCACAGAACTTCTCGTAATGCTTAGAATTATCACGATTGGTTACGATAATCTTAACGATCTGTCCTTCAATACCCAACTTGGTGTTTAGCCATTCCGGATCGATCCAATTACCTTCGTCATCAGATGACAGTTTGGTGTAATCATATTCCACATACCGGAATAGAGTTTGGCTGGCGTTGTTGGGGATGAACAGCTCACCACCTTCAGTCAGGTCGTCCACGTAGAATCCACGGTTATCCCCGTCTTTGTGGTCTTCCCATGTCAGATGGTATGGCGTTCCCAGATACTGAATGTTACCTTCCATCGAACGGGTATGAAAATGCCCCGTGTCGACCCGGTTAAATTTGGAAAGCAATGCAACGTCGATCTGACCGTGATCACAAACAGATGATTGGTACATTTTGAACCCTGCCAACTCCAGATGCGCAAAACAGTACTTGGCGTCTGTATCTTGTAATGCTTTAATAGATGCATTGTAATTCTCTTTGTTGATCCACGGAAGCACCAGGACTTTTTTGCCCTCGACCATAACTTCCGTCGGTTCGGAGTAATAGGTGAACACATCCGGGGCCATATCGACAAGGTAAGAAGGCCAGTTGATGCGGTTAGATTCTTCCAGAGTGATGTCATGGTTGCCGACAAGACCGTTCCACTTGATACCAGCAGCACGCAGAGCCGGGGCCAACTCATCTTTTAGCCAATCTTTGTCGCGCCCATACATGAATTTACGGACGTCAAATGTGTCGCCGAATTGCCAGACTTCTTTGATATCGGCATCAACGAGTTCAGGAATGAAATAGTTGATGAGATAATTCTTAATGAAGTCACGAACATAACGAGATCCATTACGGCTCCCGATGTGTAAATCGCCGATCTTAGCAATCGCCATTATTCTTTTCTCCTGATAATTCGGATAGCAGTGTAGGGCTATCCATTATTTCTTCAAGGCTGAATTGGGTTTTGCCGAAGTCTTGTTCTGAATCATCTTCGGCCTGTGCGGTAGCATTATTTTGCGGTCCACGGAGACATTGAAGTATACCTTTTGGAATCTTTTTATTCTTTTCGTCTTCTTTGAGGTCGGCTTGTTTTTGTCTTTCCTTTTCACGCTGGGATTCTTTCTTATTTTCGAAGTGACCTATCCGCTCACGAAAATCCATTGTGATCCCAGTGTTGTCAACAAATGTCTGAGGCTGGAAGTCTGGATCATCACTGAACGCAGCAAATCCGCCCGCGTCTTCGAACGAACGCAATTTGATATATGTGTGTTCTTCTTCGATGGTCAATTTGCGGGCGAATGAACGGTCAGCACACATGGTCACCCAAGAGAAGAAATTGATCTTCCCTTTCTTTCCAACATGGCTGACATCGAAGGTATGCAAATATCGAAGGATATTGGCGACGGCATCGCTCACCATATCTTCACGGAAAGGATAATCTCTGTAGTTGTAGCGGGTACTCATTTTGTGGATGATCATATGAACTTTGGCGGCCACATAATTCGGAATCTTGGGTAGGGGCTTCCCTTCGGCTATCGCCTTTTTCCTTCCGGGTATCCAGTCACGTAATATTGCGATGACACGCTCATTGTCTTCGTCAGTGAAATATTTGGTGACGTTTTCCCCTCTGTCTACGAAATTCATGCCCATGATCTAACCCTCAGAGATACCGATAAATTGATTGAATGAACCGACTACTTTCTTGACGCGAAATCGTTCGTTTTCCAGGACCATACTGCTATTTTCTTTGGCCCGGACACTCCACTGATCCGCAATTTCGTTGCCGATTGTACCCGCATGACCTTTGACCCATTTTAGTTCAAGTTCACAAATTGAACAAACTTTGTCATACATATTGAACAAATCAAGAAGCAATTCAGTATTTTTGGGAGGCATACCCTCATATTCCCATTTCGAACGCCATTTGGTGGCACTATTGATGACATACTGGCTGTCGGATATAATCGTCGCTTTGGGAATATTACGCTCACCACAACCCGAAAATTTCCAAAGGAGTTTCAGAGCATTAATAACGCCCAAGAGTTCTGCTATATTATTTGTGGAAGGCGGTGGCAAATAACCATAGAATACGTTCCATTGTGCCCCGCCAGAAATCGGGCTGACTGCAAAGGCCCATCCCGCCGCTTGTGTGGTCTGTGGCGATGAAGCGCCGTCAGTGTAAATTTCAATCACGATATAAATACTCCAAACTTGTTTATCATGAGGACATTATTATGGCTGAACGTTCTTATCGTTTCAGTTTAACCGCAGCTGAAATTGAACGACTTCTCCTGTCCATACAGACCGCAATACAGAATGTAGACATCATCTATGACTACGCTGCAGGCGGTACACCAGGCCAGGTTGCGGCAGCGTCTGCGGTCAAAAACATGTGGTTGAAAGTCAATGAGATGGTCACAGGAGAAGGTCTCAAAGACGCAATCAACAATGCTGGCGACAGCAACGTTTTCACAGACTATTATAAGTCATTATTGGATCGTGATGGCTGGAAATTTATCGGTTCCCCGGCAGATATCTTGGCACGAGACGATATTGATACCACCAATTTTACAGGTGGTGAAGTCATATTGTTGCAGAAAAACGATTCAGGGAACCCGGAATTCCAATATTGGAAAAGGACTCCGGTCGCTGGTGGTGATCCTATATTCAATTGGGCGCCAGTTTATGAAGGCGGGGCCAATGATGCCAATATTGAGATCCCAGTCGTCGGCACCAGTATATTGAAAAGTATACCGAAAGCGCTTTTCCATATGGTAGAATTCCGTGTCCATGTTTATGACAAAACACAAGGTCATTGGCAAGATACAGATGGAAAAATCGGTTTCCGTGGTGAGGACTTGATCTACAGTGAATACAACAATGTTCAAACCCAGCAACTGGCGACAATTGAGTACAGTATGGACAGCGATGATATGATCATATCCCTGACATCCCTGGCACCGAATCTCAAATGTCGCCTGTCATTTATTGCTGGTTATTAAACTTCAAATACTGCCTCGGTAAACCAAGTTGGAAAGAACTCTGGGTTGCGCATCATCAAGGATTCAAAGGAAGAATCCAGGATGTATGTCGCGGCCCAGTCGTTCACGCCCCTGACCGAACGCCCACACATTTGTATGATACGCAGTATGGCATTCCGGAAATACGCCGATGGATCCACAGAGTTGATATGCGCAACTAATGGGTCACCAAGGTAATCATATGGCACCTTGATAAGAATCTGGAAACGACTATAATCCCCTTTGAAGTCATATCCTTCTTCCATAGCCGGGCTGGCGATGATGCACGGCGTCTTCGTACGGAAAGCATTATCCATCAGTTCCATCAGAGCCTTACGGGTCCTGGGTACGTGGATGATGTTCCGATATTTGCTGAACTTCTGTATCGCCAGCGCCCGGTCATAACTCACCGTATGAATGATGCCAGACTGGCCTTGATGGAATTGTATGATCTCGTCAACAAACCCGGCCAGCTGACGCATCTCATAGTCACCCATATTGTTGGTCATTTTCATAACCGGCATGTAATTGACTTTGCGATTCTCAATCGGGATTGGGTTTCCTATCTGTATCTTATGGTACTGCCCAGGACGAATACCCAAGGAGCGAGCATACGCATCAATTCCACAGATGGTTGCAGACATATGTACGTGATAATCGGCTTTGCGGAAAAGCCCGAATTCAGACACATCCGATGCCATAACAGGTTTGAAGCGGATGAATTCTTCTCCTTTCTCCTGTACAATGAATGTACTCGCCTGGGTCTGTGACATGATACCACAATAGTCAGATAGGTTGTGGAGGATGTCGATAATATCGGCCAGCTTCATTACCTGGGCTTCGGTCAGGCGGTCATCTTCGACGAGTTCATGCAGTTCTGTTAAAATGGCTTCCACCTTTCCTAACAAGTCTACAAAACGGTCGAACAGATAACCATCAAGGGAATACAGCTTGCCCAATTCATAGTCTTTGCAATGGGAAACGATCTCAACCACTGCCTGGACGATATCCTTCCCCTGAGGCAACGATCTCAGTCCTTCCAATACCTTCGTATTGTATTCCATGATCGTATGGTCTAGGAGTGTAGAGGGCATTTTATGGCACTCATCCAAAATAAGCATGTCGGCCCGGTTTTCTGGCTTCATACAAATGGTGGTGCACATTTCTATCATCATGGCTGCGTTTGTGCAGCGTAATGAAGAGATGTTGGTCCAGAGATTACGGGCCTGGACATAGGGGCAACGCCTCTTACTACAATGCCCATCCCGGCAAGCGATACGGCATTGCACTGCGTTGTAATAGATATCCGGATGCATATGGCAGCGATAATTCTTCTTGCCTTTCAGGATATCGATAGCAACAGCTTTTTCAGCCGCATATTGATCTTGTAGACCTTTGGTCGGCGTGGAAATGGATGTACGGAATTGGCCATAAGGGTTTGCTTCAAGCACAAGATGGCGCAACACCTGATGGATAGTTGTGCCGATGAGGGATTTACCGACTCCGGTAGGAGCTTCGATAATCACGTGTTTGAATTTCTTATTGGCCAACGCATCTATGGCTTCAACAATACATTCCATTTGGCCGGGGTTGGCGTGGTCATATGGAAAATATTGTTCGGCCAATTTCTGGATTTCTTCTATAGGTATTTCTCTGCGAAGAGTATCCAGCGCTTTGGCATGCTGGTTAAATGCTGTCACTTGATTTCTCCTTTGGGGGTGTCAGTATAGTTTACCCGAATCCCAAGAACGAAAAAGCCGGGGTAATCCCCGGCTTCCTCTTTGTACCTGCCTGCGCAGTGCGCCTGGTACTGGCCGAATTTGTTTTATTTGCCGTTGGCGACGTTTTTCAGAGTTTCGCCGACCTTGAATTTGACGACATTTTTCGCTTCGATGGTCAGCGCAGCCCCGGTCAGCGGGTTGCGGCCAGCGCGGGCTTCCTGATGTTTCACTTCGAAGGTGCCGAATCCGACGAGTTGAACGGATTGGCCAGCAGCGACGGCAGAGTTGATACCAGCGATAAAGGACGCGACAGTTTTTTCAGCTTCGGTTTTGGTCACACCCTGAGTTTGGGCGATATGTGCGATAAAATCTTGACGATTCATTCGGATTACTCCAGTTGGTTTATGTTAATGTTTACTTCTGTGTTCACTACAAGAGGATTACAGCTTACCTAACAAAAATTATTGAATAAAGCACTTATTTGCCGATTCCCAATAAATTATTGGTTCAGAGCCGAACTCACTATGACGGCATAAATATCTCTTTCTATACGACCATCACAAAATCCTTCCTGGAATAAGCCTGCAATAGCATCCAAACATTTCTGAGTGGGTTCTACCGGGATAACGACTGTTTGTGGGTCATTGACAGGCCGGGGGAATTTAATCAGCTGGCCGACGCAAATTTTGTTCGGATCAATGATATTGTTGTACTTCGCTATATCTGAATACATATAGGGATCTGAATAAAATTTCATACAGATCCCCATAAGGGTATCACCTTTTTGAACGATATAAGAACTGATCATGGTCATGATTTTATTTCCCAACCAGTAGAACGAATATGATCCAGATAATCCTGTAGATCTTGGTCATCCTCGATATCCACCCAACGATCTTCAAGGCCCATTTCGATCAACTCGGCGTCACATAGGTCGTGTTGATAAATCTGAATACCGCTGGCATTGCAATAATCGGGTTTGATGTTGTTCTCATACTGGAACAGATCATAATCAGCCAGCGACGATTTCAAACGTTCAGCTTCAGCATACGTCGGGACTTCAACTGTAAACATTTTCCCCGGCACCTGAGGAACGTGCCAAACGCGGAATTTTAGATCAAAAATACGGCTGCTCATGTTTGCCTCTAATCTGTTGTAATTCAAAATTGGAAAAAAAGATGGAGTTGGTCATGTTCTTCGGCAGTGATCTCGTCCGTCAATTTATTGAAATTAACCAAATACCCAAGATCATGACAACGTTCGTAGAATTGATTTTCTAAAGTGGATATGTCATCAAGGCTCATACCTTTGCCAGAAGGCAACAAAACTAGGAAAGTTGTTTGGGATTGACTGGCAACGAAATGGACCAAATAGACATCAAATAGCATGCTCATAATGTGCTCCAACCCATTAAATCTTCAACAATCTCTACTTTATGAGATTTCAGAATTTCACCAATCGTTTTCTGTCCCATGTAAGAGAATGGGGTGCGCTGGTAGAATGCCCACAGAACTAATTGAACAACAGCACGGGAACGGGTTTCAGCCCACATTTCCATATCACTAAAATGTGGGGACTGCGCTTTCCATTGTATCTCTTCACCCAGGTCCTGGTTGCAGGTTACAGAAATGCGGAATTTGTTGCACAGGGTATCAACTTCTTTGTATGCGTCTGTGGAGACACGAAGTTGTTCGGCATGCGCCCAAGGAGTTGTGATGATCCTTTCACCCAAGATCTTGTCAGAAATGAACCAATCTATAGACTGGCTAAATTCAGAAAAATGATCAATACGATAAATACAGTCTCGCCCCTCCATAGAACGCATGGCATGATAACGAGCGTCTATTTCGTTGTTGTGCATGGCATTAAATTCAATGTAAATGCGCCGGGCCAACACAACGTCTTCTGGGGCCAGAGGGACCATTGTAGTGTCGTTCACCGTATAGTGAAGGATGCCTGTACCACGCCCATGGTCATGTTCACAATATACATACCGAGATCCCCCGGCGCGGGCGTAGGCGATATATGAGGGTTCAGATAAATGCAGGTGCCCTTGATCGGCCCCGATAATGATCGGATAGAGTTTTGTTACATTGTGCATAATAATTCCTTCAAATCAAAGAGGCGGTCATTATAACCGCCCCGATATTATAGACTGCCGATAAATGCGTTCTTTTCTTGGTCCCAATCCATATAGATTCGAACTGTGCCGGAATCTTCTGGGAACTTGAGATACTTGGGCAGACCTTTGTGAGAGTAATTCCCCGATTTGTTCATATTATACATAGAACCGTTTTTCACCAGGGCAATGACCTTCCGATCCTTAGACACCAGAAAATCAAAATTACCATCGATTTTATCCAGAAGACCTTTGCTCAGGATGATTTTACCATCAGTCCGTATTGACACGAACAATGGATGATTGCGAGGATTACGTTCGCGATCCAATTCTTTAACCCCGATAAATCCAGAACGCCAATCAGTATCCTTTTTGGCTGGTTTTGTTTCTACCGCCGTTGCAGGAACGACTTCGACTTTCGGTTCTTTCGGGGTCGGCCTTGGACGATTGGTAATCTTGGACATCTGTTCTTTGACATAAGGCGGCGGGGAGCGTTTGGTCGGATATTCTTTCCCACCCATAATGCCACCGAGATCATTAACGCCAACCCAATGACCGGCATCGCTCCGCTTCGCCACCAGAGAACAGGAGTAGATGATACCTTGTAAGGTACGTGGAAGCATCGTGCTCGCATCCCAGAACTGGCTCCCTTGCTCAAACTTTTCAGCAAAGAATACACGTCCGTCTTTGTGTACTATGATGACATTAGCAGCATTCGGAGCAAAACGGGAATGCTGCTTAATGATCTGGGCAATTTCGTTATCGGTCATTTAAAGTACTCCGGTCATTTTCAATTAGAGCCTAAATTTTAACCCGATTTTATTTTTGATTACGGGTAAAGTTAATCGCAATCTCACGGCAATATGACAGGTCTACGGCAGTTTGGTGACTGTTATCTGCTGCGGAATCCATCATCGGTAAATCCAGAGCATTCTCAATCTGGTCAGTACTGTACTGGTCCAAACGTTTCATTTCACCTTCAAAATCGGAAAGCAAAATGGAAGTATCTTTATCGTCAGGATGAAATTGTTGATAAGTAGACAACCATGCAGCACATTTGTTCAGATTGTTGGCCGGGACCGCCAATGCATGGTTTGCCCATAAACCAAAGACAGAGACCAAAATCAGGTAGACGATAATGATAGTCGACTTTTTCGCACGCATCATTCGTTCTCCTTCATCATGTTGTCACAATCAATACGTGTCTGTTGAAGTTCCCGGGAAAGTCTTGGGTCATCCAGATTTACAGACAAGTTGGTCGATAAATCTTTGAGGCCTGAATCAACCCTGTCCTGGTAATAATGGTCATTCTCTACCAACCAGGCCCGAAGCCCAAGAGCACGAGTCCGCCATTCTTTCTTTAATTTAGGATCATTGATCTGATCGGCACTGTATTCAAATACTTTGACGCACTGGTTCCCATCATTAATGAGATCAAGATGGCGACGCCCGATGTTGACACCTTTCTGAAGCGCCGGGATGGGAAGCGAACGGCATTGTCTAACCTGAATCCTCCCTGCCGTCCCCATACGCCCGGTCATGATCAAATCTGAGGCATCCATCCCACCTTTGTTGAATTTATCGTCATTCAGATAGCCTTTGAGATTATAGGCTCCTTGTTTGTATCGATTAAATTCAATTCCGGCGTTGACAACAGCGTCAGATACGTTGCCTGTGTTCCACAATTCAGAAAAGTTCTCGATAGAACCAGTCTTGTCTATGGCGACAGCCTGAGACCATCCAGCACAGTAAGAAAGATCTCCCCACAGTTTCTCACCTGTAGAGTTCAGTTTGGCAGCGGCGGGGAGCGCCAGCCCAGCCAGCAGCACCCCAAGGATTAAACGTTTCATGGTGATTCCCTCTTGTTCATTGAGGAAATAGTAGTTCGGAAGGTTTATTGAGTAAAGGATTTCAATAATATTCTTTATTCAGAAACGTGCATCAGAAACAGTACGATAACGCACCCCATTGAATTTTCGAGCTAATTTGACAAATTCCATGGCAGGCAAATCTACTTTGTAAACCTTCATTCGTTGCTTGCCGTCCATATTCAGAGCGGCCACAAACCGATGGGAACCATCCACGACGTAATTGTCTGAAGATACCCAAACCCGGCCCATCGGCTTCTTGTTCCTGATCTGCTTCATGATCTTCCAGACCTTCATTTTGTTGATCTCGTTCTGAGTCAGCCGCAATGTTCGGATCGGGACTTGAGATGCATCTATGGTCACGCCATTCGCCTCCAGATAATCATGGAAGTCTTGCTGTTTATCAGCGTCAATTTGTGGCATAGAAGAACGAGAAAGCCCGAGGTTTCCCACAGGAATCCTCAGGCCGTTGATGATATTCAACCAGTCGATAAAGGAAGTCAAGAACATGGCACACCTCGGGATATGGAGTTATCCCTTAGTTAGTCACGTCCGTGGAAAAATTTAGCCAGCTTGCCACCGAACCAATAACAGAACCAGACGATCAGAATACCCAACAGATTGCCGCCGATGACATGCCAGATATTTTCTTCCATCACCAGTTCTCCCGGCGATTGCGAATTTCTTCCTGGCGTACCTGGCGCTCCGCTTTACGCGCTTCATATTGTGTAATAACCCGATAGAACCAGATACCAACAATAATCCACAGAATACCCAATACGCCAAAAATGGAGCAAAGGATCCAACCCATTAATTCCCAATTAAGATTCATACCAACCACCTTCTTGTATACCGGTCATAAAGATGCGGAGGGAATCATATTCTTTCCCTCCAGTGTTGAGGAGTTTAACCAAATCGTCCGCATCTGAAATAGCAGGGATTCGGTACGCTCGGATAATAAGAGCCAACAGAGAATTCAGTGCCGCTTTTGTATCCTCTGAATCTACCAACATTTTTGCTTCCAGCATCATGGTGATAGTCGTAGATTCTTTGTGAGTACAGCCCGTGATTTCCTTCACTTCATTTTTCACGCGAAGGAATGAGGCTGGAGGGACTATAAAATCTGTCATAATGCCACCTCACCAAATTCGAAATTCTGTTTCATGACGCCAACCATATAAGAAGGATCTACGGGCTTTCTGTTATACGTTATTTTGCCCATACCCTTCAACCTTTCGACTATGCGTTCCACATTTTCTTGGACTGCAGCTTGAGTCGGTTGATAATCATTTAGATAAATCCGGAGTTCCTGTTTGTTCTCATGAGTTATCTGATTTCGAAGAGAAGGATAATTCACGGTATACCCGCGAGATATCAGTTCAGTGACAAGTTGGTCATAGCGCTCAATCAGATAAATCAGTTTGTCCCGGAAAAATAACACATGACCTTCGTTGAGTTTGTAATGTTTTGGAGCGCCTTTGAGATTGCGACGTTTTCCATTCACAACATTAAGGACAACAGGCGCCAGTTCGGTATATTCAGCGAGCAAATGCTGATCACACAGAGATTCAACGGGAATGACATTAATACGGGTCATGGTATAGTTCCTGCATTTCAAATAGACGGGGCAATCATACCCCGTCCGTGTTATTGATTTTAGTTAATTTGCTTCAGAAGAGCGAAGAGGATTTCGGCCTTGGCCTTAATCTTGCCTACGATGCCGTCTTCGTCTACTTCTTCTGCCACCCAGGACTTACCTTTCTTGCTAATGATAACGTCCTTACGCTGGACATAGACTTCCTTCGCAGCATACACACGGCGGAAACCTTTAGCACGCAGGAAACCCCAATTCTTTTCAATTTCAACCGTGGTTTCGACTTTCTTATTACTCACGATACGATCTCCACGACTTCCTGGCCATCTTTCTTATGAACGCCGACGAAAAATACCGGATTGGTCTTCAGACCGCGGTGGTTCAGAACGATATAGTCGCCTTTCACACCAGAGTTGTCAACGGAATTAACTTTCTTGATACCGTAGCTCAGAATGAGGTCGGTAAGTTGAGTTGCTACATCGTGGCCTTCACCTGCGAGGCGCACGTATGTGCATACGGATTCGGGGAGTAGTTGTTCCATAATATAGTGCCTTCTTCAATCAGGCGGGAGCCGTTCCCGCCCTACAAAATTAATATTAAATCATTTATTGAAGAAGTAAAGCCAACTTCAAAATTATTTTAAAAGATGCACCACATGCTCTGCCAATTCACCCAGGGTTGGGTCGTCTTTATGAGAACCGACCCAATAATCCGTGATCTCTACATCATATTCTTCTTCCAGGTCCATGATGATCTCTATCGCGTCAAGTTCATCGCCACCCAGATGTTCTTTGACGCGCAGAGGAGCCAGGGATTCCAGCTGATCTTCGATTTTGTCAATCGCGGATTGTATTGTTACGGAGTGTTTCTTCTCACGCCACAGTTCCATATTCAGATTGTCACTTGCATACTGGACAAGGAAGCGCATGACATCGATATAAGACACATTCTTAGACATTTGGGATACCTTATGAAAAGGCCGGGTTTCCCCGGCACAGTTGATTAGATTTTGATCTCTTTCTCTTCCAGGACTGCACTGACGGTGTATTTGACGCCATCAACTTCCACTTCCATGGTGGACTCTTCCAGATCCAGGTCGGTGAACCAGCCATGGCCTGCAACGATGGCATACAGAGATTTGGACAGGGTCTTGTTCAGCTCACGGACTTGGGTGATAGCAGCCTTGGCAGCATCACTGATCCAAGATTCAATGATCTTGGCCTGCGTTGCTTCCGGAACTGCAGTCACCGCCGGAGATTTGACAAAGGCGTTGTATTCTGCCAGCGCATTAGCGATCAGCTGATCAGCTGCGTTCAGTTTTTTGTTGTCGGCCTGTTTCTTCAGAACGGCGGCAATTGACGGCAGCGAGGAAGCGCCTTTGATCTTCACATTGAGTTCGCGGCTCATGTAGAAATCAGTAGACTCAACCGAAGCGGTCTTCGGAGAGAAGCCGTAATCGCGGATGCCATTCGCAGACAAAAACTCAGCCGCTTCAAAGCCGTATTTGCCTGCCAGGCCCACGGCATTACCTTTCCCAACCAGTTCGTCACGGAAATATTTGAGAACCTTCTGCTTGGCTTTCAGGGATTCCAGACGGACGTGGTCAGCAAAGAACTGCGCGGCGCTGATGTTCTTAACCATCGCGCGGTTAACCAGAGGAACGCTGCCCAGATTTACGATGAACACTTCCGGCCCGCCGTAAACTTCAACGCCTTTGCTAACCAGTTCAGATACGGTTTCCACCGAGCAGACCACAGGAAGGGTCTTCATATGGATGATACCGTCTTTGACGATGGTGTAGTTCTTCCACTGCCACGTATCAATAGATTCAGGCAGATCGTATTTCTTTGGTGTAGTTCTTCCACTGCCACGTATCAATAGATTCAGGCAGATCGTATTTCTTTTGTGCGAACTTCGGGATGATGACGGTCCCGTTTTGCACAGTCTGCAGACTGATGTTCGGGCGGGCCGAGTTGTAAACCAGATTGCTGATGGGAACGCCCGCGCCTTTCACCGGCTCAAACACAGGAGTCCAGTCTTCGTGCTCAGCCAGTTTCAGGGCCAGCGCTTTACGCTCTTCTTTAGATTTGGCTTCGGCAATTTCTGCCGCCAGCTTGTCTTCGGTATCGTCGGCTTTTTGTACCGTACCGCGACCGATCCGCTTGTAAGAGAACAGGGGATGGTCAACAACCAGTTGTGCATCTGCTCCCGCCAGGTAAGTCAGAACATCAACAACAGTAGTTGCGTCTTCCGGCGGCACCAGATTGTAATCGATACCGTCCACACCGCGCAGCGCCGGGTCTACAATCGCTGCTGTGATGTCAGTTTTGATGTTGGAATAATCCTGCTTGGTGAAGCAGTTGGTGTACTGTTTAATGAAGCGCACATCGCCAGTCTTTTTCAGCGCGGCCCACACCAGGTCGGCATCCATAGTATGCACGCCAAAGAGAGCCAGCACATATGCCGCTTCAACGTCCGCCAGGTTATCCAGTTGGTCGATCATATCAGGATCAACAACCCACAGCTTAGAGACGCTCTCAGGGATGTTGACGTAATTGATAGGATGGTCTTCATCAGACTGGGCGGCCAGGATGGTCGGAATCCCGTTTTCGATATAAACGGCATAGGAATAGATGATACTGAAATCAACGCGAACGCGCGGAGCGACAGAAACCATCGCTGTTTCCAGTTCGATCTGATATTCTTCCTGGCCTTCGGCGAATACATGGGTGGCACCAGAGCACTCTGCCATTTTCTGCAGCAGTTCCCGGTTGCAGTTCCAGCCGTATTCGATCAGCGTGATGTTGTCGTACGCCTTTGGCAGCTGCTCTGCGACCGCGAGAATTTCACTGGAACGCCAGCAGTTGTCATAACCGTCGGTCATGAACACCAGGGAATTGATGACGCCGGACTTTTTCAGATCGTTGGCGGTTTCGATAGCCAGCTTGAGCGGCTCAACAAATCCGGTGCAGCCAGTTGGTTGCAGGAAGCGATCGATCAGTTTACCCAGCTCACTCAGGTCAGATGCGTTGGTGACCTGGCGCCCAGCGAACACAGTACCGAAGTCGCCACGAGAAGAGAAGTACAGAATACTGACGGTGTCTTCCGGCTTAACCAGGGAGGGCAGGTTTTCTTTCAGGTGCTGGCGCAGTTTCGGCAGCGCATAACACATGGAATAAGAAATGTCAACGACGATGACGTGATTGGAAGGAGCGACCGTCTGTGTGGCATTCTTAAATTCTAATGATTCAATCATCGTTATTCCCCTTTTGGGATAGTTTAGGATTGGTTTCAGGATTATTATCCTTCTCCAACATTTTCAAAATGAACGGCTTGTTGTTTTCAATTTCAACCACAAGAACGTTCTCGGGATCTAATAGACAGGAATCCATTATCGCCTCACTTGACGGTATTGACGCCAGGTATCGTTTTAATTGAGGCTATAATTTCTTCAGCTTTGTCTTTTTCAACTACCACGACAATAGTAGAAAATTTCTGCTGTTTGCGCCAGTTCTTGATGTGAGTGACCAGTTGGACTTCTTTTTCTTCATAACCGGATTCACTTCTGATGGGAATATAAACTATCCCCGACTCAATAACCACATCAGCCTCGTCGGGAATATTCTCAGTTTCAATATCGTCGATATATTCGCCATTAACCTTTATGTTGTGATAATCATGCCAAGCATCCTGAACCCAATACTCTGAGTCATCGTAGTATGCTTTAAACTCGGCACCTTTCATTTTGACCGACATAAATCTTCTCCACTGTTTAACACTAGGATATTATATGCCCACGTATATTGAATGAGGCTTTATTGCTGATGGATACAACAAACCCCGCACATGGCGGGGTTCATTATCGCGCCAAAGGCAGCGGATTTATTTCAGCAGGGCTTGCAGTTCTTCAACAGATTTACCCGCCAGCTCTTCCTGCTGTTTCTTCTTGATGAGTTCCAGGATGGCCTGGTTGTGCTCACGTTTTTCTGCAGCGGACAGGCTGTCATCGCGCTCTTTCAGCTTGGTGCTGATGATGCTTTTGACGATGTCAAAGCGCAGTTGCAGCTGAGAGTCGACGGATGTATTGTTGCCGATGAAATCTTCATCGTCGACCGCAGCAGCTTTCAGTTCGCGGCTCAGACCTTTCGCCATTTCGTTCAGAGCAGTCAGGCTCAGATCCCACACCTGCTCAACGGACAGCTGTCCTTTGTTGGAGTTGAAACGCAGTTTCAGACGGGTTGCTTTATCAAACATTTTTGTATCCTCAATTGAATTCGGTTATATTTTAACTTAAAAAACGACTTTGACTACACGATTAAATGAACCGCTTACCTTCACCAGGACATAATTGCGCTGAGTGGAAGAGAAGCCCAGGCCGCTGAGTTGCTTATCACTCGGTTCTGCTCTCATTTTAGCGCCCAACATTTCAAAAACCTTGCCATGCGGTGCCAATTCCGGCTTCAGATATTCATTGTAGAAGCCGCGAGTGCTGGCCGGGTTGATACAACCTTCCAGGATAAAGAACAGATGTCGGTTTCCGGTCTGTTCACCGTCCCAGTGGTTAGGAGAATTCAGGACCAGTTGCACCTTCTGGAAATTCTGGGTACGGATACCCCAAATTTCAGTTTCCACGCCAGTTGTCGGCACCAGGGAAGACTGAATTTCAACAACCTTTTTGTCTTTGACGCGCAGTTCAATGACGGTCATCTGCTGTTTATTCTTCAGACCTTTTTCACAGGAGAAACGTTTCAGGTCGCCTTCATATTCCACCTCAACGATGAACCCGGTGTCGATGGTTTCACGCTGGGCATAGTTGTCGACGATGAAACGGTACACGCCATCACGCAGCATGTTCTTGTCTTTGAAGAAGATGTTCTCAACCGGTTTACGCTCTTTGTTGATCCCATCCATACCGTTCATGTCAATATCCAACTCACCACCAGTATGGTAAGAACGGCGGCAACCGCGAGAGAAATAAATGTGTTCGTTCGTCGGAGTGTACATGTGCAGGTCCAGGTCGTCATTGTTGAACCAGGCCAGCGAAATGCGCAGGAATGAATCAACGTTACCACCAGCGGCTTTCACGCGCTCTTTGATGGAATCAGCAACTTCACCGTTGTAGGACCAGGAGAAATTATTACCCCATTTGAACAGGTTCGGAGCGCCTTGAGTTTCCGGTGCGACCAGAGACATCAGGTTGGCGGTATGACGTCCTTCAAACATCACTTCCATGGAACGCGCTTTCGGGATAACGTTTTTGATGAAATCATCGACGCTGATCTCTTCAATTTTACCCAGCGACTTTTCAGTCACTTTGACTTCCTGCGCCAATTGATCGAACGGATCCATAGCTTTCCGCGCATCGATATCGGCGAACAGCACGTTGTTGATCGTCAGGTCTTCATACTTCGCATAGCGGCGACCCAAAGATTCAGTCAGGCCGAGTTCGGCAACCGTTTTCTGCGCCTTTTCGATCATACCTTTGGTGACCAGGGCAGTCGGGCGGCGGTAGTTGGTCGGAGCGACTTTGGTTTCAAAGGATTTCACCGCCTTTTCCATTTCAACGCCGTCAGAAAGATCGGTCAGCAGGGTGCCGATGACAGTATTGCGGATGCCGAACGGCTTATGGTTTTTAGACAACCAACCAGTTCGCCAGGCCCAAAGTTGTTTCAGATCGGAGCGAATTTTCATGTATTCGGTTTTGCTCTGCACAAAACTTTGTACAGCCGAACGATGCTCTTCGCCGCGATACAGAGAATTCTGATCGATCAGTTCCAGGACGATTTCAGCCGATTCCATAGTCAGCTCACGCATGCTGCGCTCAAATACTTCAATGGATTGGGAAATTTCGCCTTTGGTGGAGGCGATATCTTCGCCGCGCAGGACGAATTTATTGTTCAGAACGGCGTGGAAATGGTCGTAGGTGCGGACTTTACCGTTTTCACCCATTTCGTGGTTGCTTTCTACGCTCACCTTAGCTGAATCGTTGAAGTAAACGCCGACGATGTTGTGCTGCTTGACATATTTGGCCAGCGCTGCCGCCACCACTTCGTATTCGTTACCCAGATTGACGCTGTCCCACACAGTAACCAGGTTCAGATCAGCGTCAATCGATACGACGCCGCCGATGTTACGGATGAATTGCTTGCAGCAGGTGCAATCGTGCTCAGTGCGCTCGCGGTAGATGTTGTTCGTGCCTTCCGGGAAAGATGACAGGTACAGATCCCACAGGGCGTCTTTGTCAACCGAAGTCATGTACAGGCCATTGCTGGACATCGCGGTGATTTGATTCTTTACAGCAACTGCGAAGGGTTTAAAATCTGACATGATATAGTCTTCCTGTTTCAGTTCAAATGTGCGCCCCGGTTGAGGCGCTTCGTTAAAGTGAGGTCAATATACCCCGATTACAGTTATTGAAAACTTTAAACCGGGATCATATTAATTCGGATACTTCTGAATCTCTTACCGTCAAATCTTGTGTATCCAGCCACGACAACACTGCGAGTGCCTTCCGGGTATCCCTTTGGAGTTTTGACAACTCGCACAGGACGTTCACAATTTTTATCATAATGGGAAATCTTTTCCAGGACATGAAGATTAATCTGAGAAAGAGAGTCGCCCACCACAGTGTATTCATATTGTTCAGAAGTCCCCAACAATATTTTGAATTTGTACTTCTTATCAACCAAAGAACGACCAGCTGGATCCGAATAACGATGAAAGCAGATCTGACAACGATACAAGCCAGTCTCAAATTCAATCATCTTTGTGGCCCGGCTTGAACATGCCGGGCATACTTTCCAAGAACGGTGGCACTTCACAGGTTTCATTTCTTCATCCTTTCTAGGAGGTTGATAGAGCGGACTTGGGTCTTAGGAGCGGTATACACTTCCCCGCCATTGTATCCAACCTTGCCTCGAGGTTTCTCGCCGCGCATGACAGCCTCAACACAACGGGTGTATTTGCTCAGCTCGCAGAACATGTTTTCCAGCTGCATGACGTTCATACAACGGTCATACGGCTCTTCTGCTGACCAAAACGCATCACGTTCATAACCATATTGCCGATACACATCATCCTGATTGTCACGCAGCCAGAAGATACATTCTTCATGTGTCATCCCGTCTTTATCCAGGAACAACAGATCAATCCCGGCGCGGCACCCCGGCCCGGCGATAGTGAAATGGTTTTCACTAAACGGATAATCCGGGTTGTACGTGAAGTCAACCCAAACCTGATATGCCAAGAATGGTCCGAGGCCTTCAACTTTGTTAAGGAGTTCTTCATAAACAGATAGCGGTGAATTGAACCCCAACAATGAATGGAAGAAATGAGGGTTATGGGTAACAAACGATTTCAGGAACCGGACAACACGCATCCCCATATGCGGTTCCCACCCTTCGATTGTTACTGACCCTGGATTATCTTCCGCCAAAGACTTGGCATCTTTGTATTTCATTTCACCGACATAAAACTTCATCGGTCCTTCGTTCTCGAAGACTTTCACCATCATTTTGCTGGGGCTGGCGGGCTTTCCAGTCACTGCCAGTTCAGGGAAGGCCAAACATTGCTTTAGACCGCCTGTGTTGAAAGCATTGGTGAATGTCACGCCGCCTTTTTTATCAAAGTCCGCAAACCGTTCACGAGTTCGATCCAAATTGATATTACGGAAATCATTGATGGAGACCGGGCCTTCTAGAACATGTTCGATAGGATCCCACATGTTGAACATACGAAACAGAAGGCAGTTGAACATCTTGTCGGCCAGAGACAGGTTGTTGTTCTCGACAATATTGCGGATAAGATGCTGAGACTGCCTGTCGTGCTCTCTCCGGACGTTACAGAACTTGACCTGCCGTAGTATCTCGTTTTCTGTCCAGGGAGAAGGAAGGCGCTGGACGTCCTTTCTCACGTGGATTTTGTAACGTTCATCCATCCAATCATAGGACAGCTTACGATGGAAAGGACTGAGAATTGGTTCAGCTGATTTGATTTTATCTTCACGGACACCGCAATATTGGATGTCTGACTGTTTATCTTTCATGGTATCCTCTTCTTAGAATACAAAAACAGAGGCCATTATAGCCTCTGCTGTATATTGAAACCCTGATAGCCTTAATCGATTCGGGTCAGCTGTGTAATTTCCGGATTGTACGGGGAGTACACAAACATACGGACATTCGCTGCCCAAACGCCTTTCAGTGGCGGATGTTCTTCGTCCACGACTTGAAAGACAGGGACATAACTTTCGATATGGCCTTTGTTTGCAACAACGCTGTGCGAAAAAGTTTCAGATTGGGCTAAAAGGAATGCCTGAAAATCTTTCAAATGGAAATACGCGACGCCGTTTGTATGATCAACATGTAATTTACCTTCTTCAACCGCTTGGGTAGCGATGATGGTTTTGATCTGTTGTTTGGGGCTATCCGTCAACATGTCACTGAAATCCGGTTCCTGGAAGACCGCCATGTTCTTCAGGAATTTGCCAGCCGGATATTCTTTACCTTTCCACATCACGGTTTCATTAACCTTGATGCATGCCTGGGGGAATTCGCCTTCAACGCGCAGCTGGCCTTCCGGGAAACCACGGGAATAGTAGTAGTCCAGCGCCGGGCCGACTTCATCTTCAGAACGGATGAACTTGCTCATGTTGGAAGCAAAGACACGTTGCAGGCATTCATCACCGTCGAAACCGGCAATATGAGCTACGCCGTCGTTGACTGTGGTGATATCACCCTGCGCATCCATGATGGCTTTCATCAGATCTTCGGTAGTGGTCGGCGTTTCACTTTCCCGAGGATTAAGTTCCAATGTCAGAACTACTTGATGATCGAAATACGCCGCTTCCAGGAGTTCGCGGGTTTCTTCCAGAACGAGTTTCGCCTGATTGCGAATTTTGCTAAAGTCGGGGGCGGTTACGTCCCCTTTAGCATTACCAAAAGCCAGATTCAGTCTCACGTTCTTACTAAATGTAGTTGTCATAATATAGCGACTCCAGTTATTCGCTTTTGGCCCGAGATGGGCGAATGATATATTTGGGAACCAGTTTCCAATCAGCGATCTGATCGTGTTTCACAACTTTGATACGGGACATGTCGGCGCATTCGGTTACTTGTTCCGGATGCAGAACCTTAATCATCTTCCACTGCTCCAGAAGACGAATGATGCGATTCATACGCAGGACATCTTCACGCTGAAAGCCGTTGTAATGCCCATCCAGCATAAACAGATGCTTGAAATGGACGATAAAATACTTGCCAGATTTGTGGAGGATATGGCAGGTCTGATACAGGGTTTCAGGCTCTTGGCGAGTATTAACCCCGATTCGGCTCAGTGTTTCCTTGATACCCAGGAAAATTCCCGGTTTATCTTGGTTCAGTTCAACTTCGACCATACAATCGACGATGCTGGCCTCATCGTCGACCGCAGTCAGTTTTAAGATGTCGAGCGTATTGCGCGCCATGACCAAACTCCTTCATTAATGATTTTAACTACTTAGCCTTGCGCGGCTTCGCTTTCTCGTTGCTGTTAGACAACTCAACTTTCTTCCTGATCTCGGCCAGTGCTTCTTTTGGAAGAAATTTGAGATACTCTGATGCCTTTTCATGGCTGATGTAATAATACTCAGACAACATCTGAATATCAGGGTCGAGCGGACCTTTTTTGGCCCACTTCCCATACCGCTTACGCGCCGGGATAGAATGGAATGCCATATTCCATTGCATCCACGGCGTGACCTTGTGAAGCAAATTCATTCGCTGGGCGATGACAAGAGTATCTTTGTTCTGTGCCAGCCCGCGCCGGGTCATAAACGGATCAAAAGCCTTACGAACATCAGGGTCGTCCGTTTGCAAGAGGTTCTCTTTGGTGTTGTTCAACGCACCCAGGAAATCGAACAAAGACGGAGCGGCCATAATCAGCTCCACTTAATGTTGAGCATGACGTTGGTCAGGAAATAAACCGCATGCAGCCAAACGTCACCAGCCTGTCTGTGTTCAATCTGCGCCTGACCGCAGAGAGCGACCATATCGACGATGCTAGTCGTTTCGATAGCCCGTGGCTTGTCCTTATCCTGCGGCACACAGAAATGGAAGAAACGGGAATAGAAATCATCGCCGATGTAGTTCTGATTATCAGTCACCCATTGGCGAACGCCGTCCCAGTTGTTTTTCTTCATCTCTTCAACCAGCTGGCGCATACCGCCTGCGTTGACGACGGCCAAAGCGCGTTCATCAATTTTTCCGTAGGTGGAGGCATTGTCTTGCAAGATGCCCATGATCTTACGGTTGTCCGGGAAGAACTGAGGAATGATCCGGCCGAGGACTTTCAGATCGACTTCGACGTTTTCAGCAGCAAGGATTTCAGCACAGCGCCGCATGAACTGTAGCTGCACTTCATGTGCTTCTTTGTCGGTCCAGATGAAGTCGATTTCACGGCAGCGGGAAACCAGCGGTTCGTTCAGACGGGATTTCGAGTTGGTGGTGAGGATAAACGAGCAGTTTTTGCTCACCTTCTCGATAATACCTTTCAACGATTCCTGAGCGGCCATAGACAGGCGCTCGGCTTCATCCAGGATAACGACTTTCCGTCCGCCATATACGCTGACGCCAGTCGAATACTGGATAACTTTGTCGCGGATGGTGTCGATGTTGTTGTCCAGGGATGCGTTGATCATCAGCGGCTTGACGCAGCCGATTTCATTACAAACCGCCAGAGCAGTCGTGGTCTTACCAGTACCCGGTTTCGGTGAGTAGAACAGCATTGACGGGATGTTGCCATTGCCACCAGTGATATAGCCATGGATCTTGGCACGGACGTCCTGGGGGAGAACGATTTCGTCCAGATTGTCCGGGCGATATTTGTTTTCCCATGCGTATTGGTCACCAACGATTGTGATATTAGACATTACAGCCTCTTTAGATGATGCGTTTCAAAATACAGGGGCACAAAGCCCCTGCAACGATATTAAAGCAACAGGCAGATATTGAAGATTATTCCAGCTGCATGCCGACGTAATAGTTGATGGTGCCGTCGACCGATTGGAAATTGACCAGCTGCATTTCAGTGCAGGCGCGGATAGTATAGTTGCCTTCGATCATTTTCAGGTTGACAACGTCGATCGGCATGGAGAAATCACCCAGCGCAGTTTCGCCCAATTCAACGGTGTAATCGTTGGAATTGTCGATTGCCGGAGTAGTACCCACCAGACGGGTTTTGCCGCCGCTGGCGACCATACGGACAGTTTTGTGGCCCAGGGTAGAACACGCGCGGATCAGCTCTTTCATTTTTTCCGGCGACACAGTTGCTTCGAAATCAACCGACGGCAGATCAATGGTATCAGCCGGAACAGTCGTCAGTTCTTTGGCCGAGCGCCAGAATTGCAGTTGAGAGTTTTCGCCTTTGAGCAGCACGTGATCTTCGTACATTTCGATCTTACCGCTCTTGAAACTCGGCAGGCGCTGGATGGCCAGCAGCTTGGTTAGATCGAGGATCGGGAATTCGAACGGGAAGTCTTCGTCGATATCGGCGATGGCGATAACCGTCGATGCGTCATTTACGGTACGCAGCTTTTTGCCAGGAGTCAGGACGATAGACGGGCAGATGGTTTCAAAGTTAGCCAGAAGTTGCAGAGTGCGTTCCGACAGAGTAATTTCTTGCATTTATGTATCCTCAAGATATAGTGAAGTCAAGTCATGTTGTTGACGCAATTTAGTATCGCCCATTTGGGGATATAGAACAAGTGTTAAATCTCTTCGCGCGCAAATTATTAACGAAATAGATTAATCTATTAATTTATATTAATCAACTCGCTTCGCTCGTAAACCCCTAATACTCGTTGCTCGCAAAGCTCACAACTCGTATAGTACGACGGAGTTGTTCAACAAGAAAGGACTTTTTAATCCGAAAGGCAAATTATTTTAAATTGGTCTAAACATAACATGAGACTATTATATAAGGATGTAAACAACACGAGATGAATAGAATGAAACAATTAGTAGCAATCTATGCCGTAGGGTACAGCCACGGAGATATGGCAAGCCGGAAATTGGGTAGTGAGACATCAACAACTACTCTTTTGAAGGTTTTAGTTGATGAAACAAAATCCGACTCTGCCAAAGAAGTCCCATTCTCATTTCTGTCTGGTAATACCAAGCCAGGGCTTTATGTTGCGATCGTCAATATGAGCAACTTCGGCGAATTAAGAGTGTTCCCTCTGGTCAACAAAAATCAGGCGATCATCAACAAAACCATCAAACCGGAACTGTTACAACGTTGTTGTGATAGTATTGACGCATTCCTGGGTTTGGTTGACGACAGTGAAGAAGGCGAGCCAACGCCCGCCTATGTGGATCAAGACCCCAAATAATCTTCCAGCGCCACTCTTTTCAATTCGACAGGGTGGCGTTCTGTCAAATAAAATTTGTATCGCTCGTGAGAGTGACGCAACGCATGATTGTAACTCCCATTATAACTCAAATTGTCTACCAAATCCCATATGAGTGCCACGTCTTTTGTTGAGTGCTGACGCATCAATCTTCCCAGAGTCTGGATAACACGAATATATGATTTGCTTGGGTGTGCCAATACCAGATGGTGAAGTTTCTTTATAGAAACCCCTTGTTGCATCGTTCCATAAGATGCCAACAGAGTAATATCCTCACCTTCTTCTATCGCCCTTTGGATTTGCATGCGGTCTGCTGATTTGACTTCCCCGTTGATGACAAATACGTTGGGCTTTATTTCTTTGAGGATATCATACACGATCATCATATGGGCATCAATACGTTCGAACATGATGGCGACGTTACCCTTCAATGTTAAAGCCATCTTGGCGATAAGCCGGTTTCTAACTTCGTTCGATATCAAATATTCCATTTCTTTCTGGTAATCGGCGCCATGCATATCAATAGCGTCGGCCAATCTGTGTTTCAATTCTATCATCCGGATTTTAATGTCAGCTGCATATCCCATACTGATCAGTTCTCGAGCCGTGATGATCTTGTGATAGGCACCAAAGTGGGATACCACCTGCAGACCAGCAACTTTAGTGTTCGCCAAAGTACCAGTCACCCCAAGGCGCTGGTCAGCATTTATGCAGTTGTTGAGGATATATGAAAGTTTATCCGACTTTGAGGTATGAACTTCGTCAACAATGATATCACCAAACTGATGAAACCAATCCTTTGGCTGGTCTTGTATGCCTTGCCATGTGGAAATTGTGATGGGTTTATCAATATTGCGGGTTGCACCTTCGCATATGGTCTGTACCTGGTAGAACGGGTTCCAGGATTGTCCATGACTGTATTCTTCGAAGTTCTCGTACAATTGTCTGACAAGATGCACAGAAGGAACAACGATAAGCGTCCTCAGATTACTTTCGAGCGCTTCTCGTCTTTCCCTGTAGTAACGGGCCATCACATAAAGAATAAAGGATTTACCGGCACTTGTAGCCAGCTCGAGGACGCAGCGAGATTGCCTCATGGCAGTGGCGATGGAATCGAATTGATACTGTCGAACTTCAGCATCAATGTATTCCCCAGATTCTGTGCGAATTTGTGTTTTCAAATTATTACAGAAATCATGAATTTCATTATCAGGGATGTCCTGGATATATTTCAATGCAGGATCTACGTCAAGTGAATAACCGTTGGTCTTACAAAATTTGAAGAGTTCAAACAGAAGACCGATGTCGATCAACCCGGAAGATTTGGTGAATAAACGGACGACGCCATCCCATTTGCTGAAAGGATTAGGCTGAAAGTTGGGATCTTCAAATTTGAAATAATCATTTAGTTCTTCATAGATCCCTGCGTCAGCATGCACACGCATACGGACTTCGTTCACTTTGGTCACAGAAATGTCGGCCATACCAATCCTCCCAATTATATGGAGTATTTAGCGGTCTGCCCAGATTCCATTCTGTTCCTTGTCCATACGGTGATATAAACGGACGCGCTCGAACATTTTTGGGAGAATATCCTTTCTGTCGAATTCTATTACTGTCGGCAGTAAACCATTCTCATTGGATATGATGTTGATGAGACGCTCGATTTTGACATTAAACATCTGTTGAAACATAACTGAATACAGACACAATTGGATGCTGTAATCCTCGATCATGTCTCTGGTTTTCAGGGTGTTCGAAGTCTTGAAGTCGATAATTGCTGGGGTTCCGTTGTACACCCCAATTAAATCCACACGCCCGGCCAAGCCCAATACTTCGCTATATAGAGGTATTTCCTGAGCATATATCTTTGTCATGCGGTTCAGATAGGGAAACAACTGCATGAACATGAACAGATATTGTCCGGCGGCGGCCACAACATCTTTCATTGGGGCATTCTTCAGATATAACTCACAAGCAAGATGCACTGCCTCTCCCCTATCAGCGCACCTTTGTGTTTCAATTGCTGCTTCTTCAACTCCAAGCCTTTCGACCCAGGCATCCAACCATGTATGATCACTGGTACGCCCCAACATGGTTGTCACAGAGGTCAACTTTACTCCTGTTGGGGAAACGTAATGGCGTCCATTCTCGTTCGTTACACAAGTCAGCTCCTTGTACGGTAATTCGTACTGCTGAAATGTATATTGACGTTCCTCAATATTGTTGATCTTCTTGAGTGCCTGGAGTCGACTCATCGCTACATACCGTCCATGTATTTTCGCCAATCTATGGCGTTTTTGACTTCATAACCCAGCTTGTTCAAACGATCCAAACAACTTTCGATGAATTTCACTTTTGCTCTCTGCTCTTGGAGCAGCCCGGACATCTCAACATACATGTCATCAGCCTGGACCCATAGAGGCAGATCAGTTTTCAGTGGTTTGTTGTTGAGAGGACGATCTCGGTACGATTGCGCAGGTAATTCCCCGGCATAATATCTCCGCAGATAAACATCAATCTGTTTAAACCGCCCAGTCAGATATTCCAGATAACGCCCTTCACGAATGTAATGCCGCTGCACTGTCATAAAGGAACGTCCGATCTTCAACGAAATCTGATCTAAATTACGATCAGCTGGATCAACCGTAATCAGTGGATCCAGTTCAGCCATGATGTCCTCTATAGACATCGTTTGATATTGAGTGTTGTTAACTTCCATAAAATATTCCCACCTTTTCAACTCTCTCTATTATAACTCATTCTTTATCAATTTCACGTACGACACGGGTCGGTGTCAGTTTCAGATACTTGAAAGTCACCGTTGTAACTAATTGGGGAACAGAAGCGTCCACATCAACAAGAACGTTGTCCAGTGCAGTTGGACGTGCTTCTTCCAACAGAAGTTGCAGGCCAACCGGGCGGTTCATGTTGTTGAGTAATTCTATGGTGATGTCTTTACTAACAGCCATATCAGCGGCGGCGTTGCTGGCTATCCAGTTGTAGATGGTTTCCCAGTTTACCCAATCCTCATCGATAACGAACGTAAATACGATGGGATCATATGTTAAACGTTCAGAAGGGATCGTGTTGAGCACTGAACCGGGCGAAGGCCCATCGATGCCCTCGGAATACACGCCTGGTATGCTAAAATCGTGTACAGAGCGGGATAACAATATCAGATCACCGATAGTTAAGCGCCACTTATCGGATGCTGCATAATTTGGGTTGTCATGTTTGAATTGGACTGAAGTAGACATTGTTAGCACCTTTGCTGTGGAGATTAATTGTGTCCCTGATGCGCGGAATCAGAAGATGGATTGTGATGATTTTTATGGTACTTGTATTGACAAGTTGCCGTATTTTCGTCACGCCCATCATTTCCGTTAGTGACCTCTGGGATACTGATGTCCGTGTTGTACCAGTAACCATTTCAACAGACAGCAACAAATGTGAAAAATCCATGCTGGATGAGGCCACTATTTTGTTTCAAAGTTTCCAAAATCTCCAGCCTGTCGGTTGTTTTGATGACAATAAAGACACTTTGCGACCATACTGGAAAACCACCATCCCTCTTTTACGCAAAGGGGAAGAAGGCAAAATTCCTTACTTGTCAGCAAGTATTTATTACTCACAGAACAACAGCATCATCATCACATTCAATCCATCATTCTACGACAAAATAAAACGCTACACCATGAAACAGGGAGTTAATCTGACCACGGATATAACTGTTACATTTCAAATCACAAACAACACGAAGAAGCCTATCAGGATCGCAACACAAGGTGTATTTGTGAATAATGAAGCGGTTGGAAATGAAATGAACGTTTTTGAAATTAAGCCTGGTGGGAAGATATGGATTAGGTTGAGCGATGTAGGCGTGAACTCCCTCCTGGTGGAAGGTATTGAGCCAGTGGGAGTTCTGCCAGCAAGGACTGTGCCCTGATTATTTCAGGGCATTTTTCAGATCATTAGAACCGATATTGTTGATGACACCGCCTGCGCAAAGATCTTTTGCCCATTCGCCAAGAACATTAGCAAAGGAGAAATTAAGACACTTCTTCACCATATCTTCAATATGAGCTAACTCAGCAGCTATCCCATCAGTGATGTTCTGAATAACACCATTCACCTTTGCTACAGCGTCATTGATTAATCCGTTGACCTGTGAGGCTAATGCCTGTATTTTGGCCAGCCCCGCCGCCGCGCCTTGTTTGGCCAGATCATACAGTTCTTGAACTTTGTCTGTTATTGGAGATAAGGCATCCTCCATTGCAGTCAACCATTGACGACCAAGTGTCTGTACAACACCGAATGCGTTGTTAATCAAATCACAGTTGGTGGGTTCTCGTTCAATACTTTTGAGGCCGGATTTATAGGATACTGAAGTTCCGATCCTATTGTATGCCTCATTAACGGTCTGGTCACCATAAGAATTCAGAGTCCCGATCCCGGTGTTGGCAGTCCCGTACATGGTGTTCATTGTATTGAGTTTAGCAGGAGTCAAACCACCAGCGGTTATCGCCGCCTGAACGGACGTATCCGGGATGCTTGTAATACCAGCTATACTTTGTTGGCCACTGGTGATTAACGTCTGAGAAGTAGCAGAGAATCCCGGGAGAGGATTGTTAAATGCATTGCCTTGTTCAAGGGCGTCATAAATTTGTGCGTTCATAAGAAAATACCCCCAATTGATGGGGGTATTTAAATCAGGGGAGGCGATACAGAAAATTGCTCCAGAAGCGGACAGCAAATTTCTTAGCATAAACCAGTTTGGACGCATACTGGCTCGATGCCAGGTCACGGAAGGTTTCATAACCGACAGCAACCAGAAAGTACAGAGTGAACAAATAGCAAAACAGTTGAAAAATGATCATGGGACGTCTCCAGTGTTAACAAATTACAGAAGGCGTTTGGTTTTTGGCTTACCCAAGAGCATGACCTTACAATGCAACCCTGCTTTGTTGATTCGTTTGATCATATCCTGCGTACCAGTCGATGAACCGTCCCAGAAAGCCAGAGGCAGTATCTCCGCCTTGTATTTCTGTGATAACTCCAACGCCTTGTCTAACATGTCCTGGTTGCGTTTGTTTCCAGCCCCTTTCCCATATGTAGCGAAGTATTCATCGGGGATAGGCATCCCGAGATAAGTCACCCCTCTGGATTCAGCCCAATCTTTGCAGATCGTATCGACGCCGACAGCCTCCCCAGCGATCAATAGGGTATCGCACGGATGATACAGATTACAAACGGAATCTGTATGAGAAAGTTCGTCTAACTTTTCAAAGATTTTGTCGCGCTCCGTAATAGAACGCGAACCAGTTATGAGGATAATCGTATTCATTCCAAATTCTCAAAATTGCTCAGAACGAAGAGATTGACCATCGGGTTACTGCATGGCATAGGTTCGATTTTGATGCCGAGTCGTTCCAATTCACGCAGTAAGACGAATGTATCGCGATGCGCTTTGGAGGATGCGCAAGGACGGAATAATTCGATCGTTTTTCGACCCTCTTTCGCAGCTGATTTGATGCGAGCATAAATACTGTGCTCATACCATTTCAGGATAAGCATTTTCGGAATAGATGACGCACAAGCCATGATATATAGACCTCATCAATTTGTGTAGGGTACGAAGTTTATCATACCCCGATAGTGACTATTGAATAGTTATGCTTTATTCAGGCGTTCCATTTCATTGATTGCTGCCATGATATCACCGGATTCAAATACTGGGCGATTGCTACCTTTGGCTATGACGTAATGGGTGGAATCCTCGCCGTTGGAAAAAAGTTCATATTCAGGCTTGAACGTGAAATGCATAGATACGGTAAATTGATCAGCCTCATGAATGACAGTCTTGCCTTTCAGTTGGCGCAGGCCACCGTCCTTCTTATAGATTTTGGCGCGGAAGGATTCACCCAAGGACTCAATCAGTTCTTCCAACGTAGCTTTGATCTGGGCGGTTTTGCTCAGACGATCGGAACCATACAATTGCTTGGCTTCGACGGAATTCACACCAAATTTCTTGATGAATGAATCAAAATTGGCGAAGTCGTCAAACGCATAGGCGGTGATGTTGGGAGTGATCATGATATAGTTCCTTCATTTCAGAGTTGGTGTCGTACTGCTTATGAAATGAAGTATACGGGGTTTATTGAAGAAGTAAACCCCGTTTATTGAATATTTTTAAATTATTTGAATCTGTCCGGAAGAGTATCGTGGACTTCAGCAGACAACACCAGATATTTTCCATCAGGCGTTTTGTAGCAGTAGTCTTTCTTGATATGACGCATATGCTCAGCCGTCGCTGCGACACACTCTTCGGTGACATCAATTTTATCCCCTACCCACATGCTGGTTTTGGTTTCCAGGGTGCCGTAGAAGATAGTACCAGTCAGCGGGCTGGATCCGATCTTTTTGATACGCATATTAATAGCCCTGCTCTTCATAATGATCTTCGGCACCTGTGTCATCACCGATTGGGTTGTCAAACCCGTATTTGACAGCAGTTGCTTTAAACAGAGGAAGGCCGTACATCGCATACGAATCAAAATCTTCGAGACCTTCTTCAAGGATACAGTTCCACATTTGTACGACTTCGTACATAAGGCTAGAACTAATCCCACGACGATTCAGAGCCTTTTCAAACCCAAAGGCGACGTCCTTTTCCAGTTGTTTCAGGATATTTTCTTTGGTGAATTCAACCGGGACATGGGATTCACGTTTTTCAGAAGATTCGAAAGACAATCCCAGACTTTCAATTTGCTCAACTGTCAAAAACTGAGACAGGCGAACCAGGTCACGACCGTCTAAAGCCGCTGACAAAGTTCCTGTTTTATGACCTTCTAAAATTTGTTCGAGAGTTTTCATTTGTTATAGCCTATAAAGTTTTGAAATATGTGGAACGAGAAGTGTCTTTAATGGCTTCATGAATTTCTTCTTTCAAGACCTTCACCTTTTCTTTATCCATTCCCTCAAAGATACCTTTGCGCTCCAGACGCTTTATGAGGTCACGGTAATGATGAGAAACGAGGGATCTACCCATCTAAACGTTCCCAAGACCATTTCTGAGCCTTTGCTTTTCCGATGACGGACACATTACGATGCATATTAGTGAAACAACCAGTCTGATAGAAATCAATTACGATATTCTCGTTGTCCACATTCTGCGCCCAAACGTGATGCCCGTCGGGATAGACGTCGCCTGGGCCATGACCAGTACCACCGCCGTCTTTGGCAGTTTTGGTGACCACATAATTCCCAAGCATATAATCAAACACGCCTTCTGGATATACGCTCCCATGAGAAAGCGTCCAATCACCTACTCGATTTGAATACAGGAAATGATTAGGGACATTTGTGCCGATTTTCATATCCGGCGTCAATTCGAAAACGTCACCAACAGTTAAGAGTTCCATCATTTCACCTTCACCAAAGTGGGCACATAACACGGGTGCTCTTCACAGGACATGAACACATCGTAACGAGAACCGGATACCAGGCCAGGCAAATTGCCTTCATCAACCATCTTCCGGACGGTTTCTCTAGCATTGTACCAACTCTTGGCTGGATCGGCAGTGACTTCAGAACGAAGGAGGTGGAGTTCTCCATTGGAATAATACTTCCCACTTTCCTTCATGTAATACAGGTTGACGGTCAACACCTGGGGGTTAGGAATTTCAACCCAACCACAATCCAGGAGATCCCGTACATCCGCCACATATCTTTGGGTGTCGATATCGCCTGTCGGCAACAAATATGATAATCGCCCCTGGAACCCTTCTGTCTTTTCGTCCAGATCGGTTTTGAAGAATCGTTTACCGCGAACGTCCAGAAAAATGAATTTATTTGTCATGATATAGATCTCGCTTCAAAGTGATATGTCTTTTTCAACATCTTCCTGTTTGGCTATTTCCCAACGGACCACAGTTCCATCCGGTTGGGTAATATCGCGGTTCAGGCTGCATTCTGGAAGGTAAAGGAACACATTAAGATAGTATCGAGTTTCACCTTTCTCAAACAATTTTTGAGTCGTGATGATTTCGACCTTTGATTCCATCCCCTTTTTATCCAGAAAGATTTTACGAATTAGTGTCTGCATCTTCCCATCCCCATTCGTCTTCCCATGCCTGGCGCGGAGTCTTGCCATTGTCATAATCTTCACGCCAGGCATCGGCGTCAGCAGCTGAACCACCTTGAGAACGTGCTACGCGCTCAAGGGTGTTGTGCCACTCATTGAAGGTTGAGTTGGCGTTGGTAGAAATCTGTGAATTGTCTTCGCGGGCCATCAGTTGTTCCTCGTTTAGATTGTGGGTGAATAATAATTGAAATCTGTTTATTGAAAAGTTAAGAGTGCAAAACGTGTGACATCGCAGTGTTCAGTTGCATTTTAAGAGTTGCATACTCTTGTTCAAGACAACGGGCAGCGAATGGGTTATTTCCGCACTGAGTGGATAGAGATTCCATTATCTCTATTTGTATCTGTAATTGCTTGATCCACGCCTTTTTATCCCAGGAATGCCCGGCGCGGGACTTGAAGCAATGGTATCGTTTAGCCAAAGACAGGGCTTCAGAGTTTGAAATATTTGAGTACATAAAACCCCCAAATAAAAGGGCGCGACTGCGCCCTCTCTTTAAATACCATTAGATGTTGGAACAATTTCCTTAACCGAATCAGACTGGGGGTGGTAAGAATTCCCCAGCGCGTTTTCTATAAACCCGATATATTCAAAAATTTGCTGTATGACAACGTTCGTTTTACGCCCGATTTCATCATACGCATCGATGAGGTTGGAAGGTGCCGCAGCATCCTCCGCTTCTTTTACTTCCCGAGGAGGTTCCACATACCCCAATTGGAACGCCACATCTTCCAGCCGATTACGGATGTAAGTGATTTGTTCCAGATTGCTGCCGAACGCTGGGATCAGGGAAGAAATGGTTAATTGAATACTCATGATTTGATTTCCTGTTTGTTGGAATGGAAGAAAAGAGCGCGGGATTGGATGTAACCATTTGGAGTCAAAACGCAGAGATGAGTATCTTTGCCTTTGGGTGTAGAAACCAGATCTAATCTTTCGCACAACCCTTTAGACAACAATTCCAACTCACCAGATTTAGACGGAATTTCACCAGCTTCTCTTGGCCCAAACCAGAAAAGTTGGTATAGAACATCAATTGCTGCTCCTGACAGATTCATGTTTTGTTTCCTCAGTGATAGACCATAATATAATAACACTGAGGGTGTATAAAGAAAAACCCCGCACATGGCGGGGTTTGATTCAGATCAGCTGTCCGATTAGAACAGAGATTTGATGAGACCTTTACGGAAGTACGGGTTGCTGTCTTGGGCGATGCCATCGGCAGTAACGTATACCTGCGGGTCTTGGTTCGCCGGGATCTGTACGAACGGGTTCGCGCAGATACCGTAACGGGTTTTGAACGCCATACGCGGTGCGAAGGTGCTTTCACCCTGGGTACGGTACATTTCCAGCGGCACGTAAGGTGCGAAGAAGATACCAGCATCCAGCGCAGTTGCGCCTTTGTACGCCAGGGTGATATATTCTGCTACTGCATACGGGTCGATATAGACGCGCATACCGTTGGACAGAACGCCCGCAAAGGTCTGACCAGTCGGGTCAACCGCCAGCTTGGTGTTTTCCTGCAGAACTGGAGCGTAATCCAGCATGCCGGACATTGCCAGCGCGGACGCTACGTTCGGGGAACACAGAACACGGTTGCCTTTACCACGACGGGTGTCGACGCCGATACCGTTCGCTTCAACTTCCAGGATGAAGGTCAGGAATTTCCATTTTTCCAGCGCCCAACGACCGGAGATGTCTTGAGCGATGTCTACGATACCGTTGGTGCCGAATTTTTTGAAACGCACTGCGCTGAAGTTCATGGTGCGGATGAATTCGCGGTTCATTTCCGCCTGAATTTCAGTTACCATCACGTCGGACAGAATGTTGTCCACGTCTTCGCCGTGGATCGCCATCATATCCTGGCGCAGTTCGTGGCTGTAATCAGCGTACAGGCCGCGAGATTTCGCAGTAACGGTCGCTTTTTGAACGGTGATACCAACACGCGCCCACGGATTGGACGGAGAGCCCAGCAGTTCAGCGTCGGTCGACGGCATACCTTTACCGATGGTGGTGGTGCCAGCGCCGGAACCTTCGATCTCAGCCTGGGTGAAGCCAGACGGGTCGCCAGCCTGTACAGTACCGTCACCAGAATAACCGGAATCGGCTTCCTGCATGAACAGTTCTTTACGGGACTGCTGGGTGTTAGAACCGTCAGCAACGCCCTGGCGAGCACGCAGTGCGAAGATCTGACCGTCCGGACCAGACAGCGGCTGAACGCCGAAGAAGTCCATCGCGATGTTGATCGGCGCCAGACGTTTTGCCATATCGATCAGAACCGGTTGCCATTTACCGACAGTGGTGTTCAGAGAACCCGGCGCTTCGGATTCGCCCAGGTTTTTGGCGTTCCATTCGGCCTGGTTCTGCAGCAGGCGAACCGCGACGTTTTCGGCAGACAGCGGCTGAATAGATTTGGATTCTTCATTCAGAACCGGCAGCCACGTTTCGCGCATTTGTTCAGTAACAAGTTTCTTAGCCATGATGCTCATTCCTTACATTGATATTCAGTTAAGTTGAAATTACTTAGTCGTTCAAAATCAAGCCCCCTTTTATAGAGGGCTGTGGCTGCAAAATTTAGCCTTTCAGACCACGCATACGACGGTATTCTTCCAGCTGACGGCTGACCGACTCTTTCAGTTCTTTGTCGGTTTCATCAGGGTCATCGTCGTTGTCGTTGTCGTCATCATCGTCATCGTCGCCTTCTTTTTTCTGTTTTTTGCCTTCTTTGATGTCTTTTTCCTGATCATCAGAAGATTTACCGCCTTCGTTGTCTTTACCGACTTTGTCAGTAAAGTCGTCTTTGTTACCTTCTACCAGGTTGCGGAAGGTGCGAACGCGAGCGCCGAAGGAAGAGGCGTCAGAAAATTGAATACCTTCCAGAAGGCCAACAACGACTTCTTTTTTGGTACTGACCATGCCTTCGCAAATTTCGTCAATGACGTTATTGCGCTGGCGGACACTTTCTTGTTCACGGATCTGTTTCAGCTCGGATTCAGAAACGTTTGCACGTTTTTCTGCTTCCGCCAGACGATGAGTCAGGGCCGCGATCTGGCCGTCGGTGTCTACAGTAAATTCAACGTTGGCTTCTTTCAGCACGTTGACCATACCAGACAGGAATTTTTCAGCCGCTTCGGTTTTGATGGTAGCGTCAATAGCCGGAGCATTTTTGTTCGCCCATTCTTCAACCACGGCATTCAGGAATGCATCAACTTTGGTCGCCACTTCCTGAATATGAGTTTCTTTCAGGTTAGCGATTTCTTGCTGATGCGCTTCCACCAGTTTCAGACGTTCCTGGTGGGCAACATGTTCAGTCTCTTGGATAGCCTGAAGACGGGCTTCGCCGACTTTAGCCTCCATCAGACCGCTCACTTTGTCCAGGAACTCGGTGCTGAGGCCATTAACGCCCTCAAACAGTTTTTGTAATTCAGGTTTCATGATAATTTCCTTCTGAACGATTTTTCAGTATTTAGTGAGCTGAAATCAACCCAATTTTTTAAGAGCTAAATCAAGACGGCGCAGGAAGTCGTCTTCAAGCTGGCTATTGTGTTTAACCAGATTGTCTACAACCTGACCTTTGATGTCCCGAGGCATCCAGATACCAGAGGATTCATCAAGTTGCCAGTCTACAGATTCGTGAACCGCTTTTACATAACAAACTTGTCCAGAAGGACGGTCGACAGCATCAACAGCGGTAAGCATGAAGCCCGGCTTGACGTCATCATAGCCGTTAACTTCTACTGTCTCACCCAGGCCACGTGTAGAGACAGCCAGGTTGAAGTCCGCATCAGCCAGAGCACGGATGATCTGACCTTTGGGGGTGTTTAAAATACGCGCCCGCCCGATTGCATTGTTGCCTTGCCACACGAGTGACTCGGTTTTGAGGGCGGCATGTTCGATATCAGGAAATGGATAGTCAGGATGCTTGAGTTCACCGATTGCGCGACGATCTTGAATGTATTCCCGGTCATATGCTTCCACAGCAGGGCGACCGACTTTTTCAAGGTCGTAGTTGCGCCCGTTGCGGTTAACCTGGTTACACATCACAAACGGACCTTCGATGAACATGGCCTTCCCACCAGTGGAAGTTTGCGCTTCCCCGATCTGAAGTTCCTTTCCTATCGCCGTGATCTCACGCAACAGTTTCATCATTTGCTCCTTACTTGCTCAGTCCCATCATTTTACGGAACTTCATGGCTTTCTTTTTACGCCGCTCCACTTTGCGTTCATACCCCAGGCCCATACGTTTTTTAGCGCGTATGGCTTTCCGGTTGCCCAGTTTACGGGTACGACGCTCGCTGGCGTTCATGACTTCACAACGAGAACCATCAGCGGAAAGTTTGAATCCAGGAGCGCATTTTAAACGACGACGGCGTTTACCTTTTGCGTTCACTTTATCGATGACTTTCTGTTCGTCCATGCGGGAAGCCAGGAAATCAGCGAACGTGGCAATTTCTTTGATTTCCATATTAATCACCTATTCCGCGCCAGTGCTGAGATCGTCACCCAGGGAATTCAGAACGTATTCTGTACCCTGAGCAATCAGTTCTTCACGGCGGGCATCAAGTTCCATACCACATTCTGCCGTGGCATTTTCGATGTCACCATCCAGTACGGCTCGAACAATATCGATCGCGCTCATGATTGTATCTCCGAAGTTAATTTTCTATATTTAGTTGATAAAATTTTTACTCTTCTACTCCGCCGGGTGTACCCTGGAAAGGGATAACTTCAGGTCGCCATTTCAGCGGGCTAACATCTTGTCCACTAAATCCACCACTCTCATCAGCCTGAACCTTCGGATACATTCCTTTATCTTTTTCTTCTTTGATCTTCTCTTGCTGGGCCTTAATTTCTTCATCAGACATACGCATAATGTTCCGCATCGCGTAATCAATTGAGAAGAATGTTCCGATATAAGGCTCAATCCCGGTCAGGGCGCTCAGACGACCAGCAAGCATTTCATTTTCTTGCTGTTCACGGATAAAACTGTCTGAGGTGAATTCAAACGTAACGAACGGTTGAATTTTTTCAACCCAATCTTGTTCGTCAGTAATCTTTTTCAAAATTAACTGACGACGTAAAAATTCAGAGAAGAATTTAGAATAACGACGGCGCAAACCTGCGCAGAATTTGTTGAACCGCAGTTCTTCCTGGGTGATCTCAGCCAAATTAGAACCGCCAATATTGATGCTCCCTTCTTCCTGGATACGACTCTTTGGAATAAACAGAGAGCTATACAGTTTTTCAAGGAAGTAATTGACGTGGTCCATCTGTCCTAATTGGTCGCCACCACCGACTGTTGAAATCTCAGTGGCGTTCTGACCTTCACGACGAGGCAACCAATAGTCCTCAGCTATCCCCATCAGATGGCTGTTGCCCGTAATCTTACCAGTACTGCGGTCAAACGCCAGACGGTTTTTGAATTTACCCATCATCATAGTCATGTATTCTTCGGCAGATTTCTTACCGAGAGTACCGACGTCCAGATAGAATGCACGTTTTTCTGGAGCACGGGTGATGGCGTAAATTACCGTCGCATCCTCAACCGTAACCAGGTTGTTGAGCGGGCGGATAGCAGGGTTCAGCAGACCGGGAACAACACCATTTGCCAAAGGATCTTCACCGCTATCAACATAGACGATACTTTCTTCGTCAAATACCAGTTCCTGTTGAGACGGCTGGAAGTTCTGAGATGTCCCAGATTGACCAGTGAATTGGTTGCGGTTGTAGTTCGGATTGTAGTAATACTTGAGAGTGACCTTTTCGATTGCCTCGATGCCGCCTTCTCGCATCGTTTTCTCAACGACGTATACTGGACGGATGCAACGAGAATCAAGCATGACCAGCTTCTGAATGCCGTTACCTGGCTTGGTCGGGTCAGTTACAACATGATATGCCTGACGGCCTTCAACATACCATTTACGCATCTTCTGATACGCAGTGTCGTCAAAGTCCAGCAAATTCATAATCTCTTTGAAGCATTCTGTGATTTGTTCTTTCAAATCTTCACTGATGCCTTCAACTTTATCGAGATTGATAGTAACCGGCGTTTCATCTTCTTCGCAGGTGACAACGTCGTTAATAATGATGTCCACCGCTTTGCGGATTTCAGGCTGCTGAGCCATGGACTGATATTCTTCAACAAGCTGTTTGACATTAAGCAGCTCGCTCTCAACACCAACATAATTGTAAGTGTTGGCCCCGCCCTGGAGGATGACTGAACCATCCTGAGCGTCGTCCAGAGCTACAACAGTCGCTTTTGAAAGCAGCTTCTCTTCTTGACTCTGGACATATTTGTCCGTGTCAACTTTGGCGTCAACTAAACCGCCGCCGCTGAACAGACCAAAGAAACCTTTGCCGTATGCCATGATTATATGTCCTCAACGTTTTCTTGTAATTAGTGAGGGGGAAATAAATTCCCCCACCACGTGTAACGTTAGAGAGACTTGTCCGAAATGGCCTGGAAGTAACGCAGGTCAACAGTGAACTGAGTATAGGAGTCCATAGCAGACATATCCAGTTCCAGCTGACCGAGGTTCTGAGGCCAGCCGCCCTGCAGCGTCCAGGTCTTGGTGACGTTGTCGTTAGCATCCAGCAGTTCCATGATGATGTCACGGAAATAATCATCTGCGTTAGCAGACGCACGGTTGTTGTTGCTGCCGTTGATATACTGCTGCCAGATTTCAAATGCGTTGTACGGGGCGTTGTCCACAACGTTGATAAACGTTACAGGCAGAGCCTCAAAACGACGGTCGCCAGGGAACGGCAGTTCACGGCCACCCCACGGAACGAGAATCTCACCCAGCTGGCCTGTCGGGGTGTTGGTTGTTACAGCCAACAGAGATACGTCACGAATGGTGTCAGAACCCGCTACGAATGCCGGGAAGTTTACAGTCACACGCCAGCGGTGCTGACGTTGAACGCCGCCCCCACGTGACATGGCCGCGCGAAATTCATTTACTGTAGCCATTATACATTCTCCAAAAAGAGTTACACAATTCTAATTAGTCTGTTAATCTTTTGATCGTCAATTTACTGAGATCAAAGCCATGATCAACATTGTTCCGTACTGGTTCAATCTCACAGAGATCCCAACGTGGATCAATTAATGAGACCATACCAATATGTTCTCCAGTGGAGGTCAATTTAGCAGCAGCTTTACCAACCAGATGACTTCCATCGTTACCGCCTTTATTCATGTTGTAGCCCAATTCATAAGAATCGTATTGAGCAATTAATTGCTTTTCCAATTCCCATTTGTGGACTTCATCGGTTTGAGCAATAATCACGAAAGTAAAAGCGGAAGCCCCATATTTGCGCATGGCATCATACAATTCACTTTCAACATTATATTGAAATGCATTGGCCAAATGTTGCTCATATCGCCTTTGCGGATCATTGGTCACACCGATGTAGACCTTGTTGTTAGATATCATTTCAATTTTGTATGCAAATATCATTTCAAATCTCCGGGTTGCCGATATTATTTACCCCGAAGTAAAACCCCGCCGAAGCGGGGTTTGGTGTCTTATGACGCTGCGACAATACCGCCGCCGGATTCGATTTCCGAGAATTCCATGTCCGGACGAACGGCAGCAAAATCCAAATAAATCCAGTTAATGCTGTATTCTGGTTTCAGCCAGATACCAGCAACCATCTGGTTGGCAGCAATAACTTCAGCCGGGTTATTGTCTTCGTCGCACTTCACTTTACCGTCATAAATCGCGCCCATGTTGGCCAGCTGGCGAATATAAGGACGAACGGCGTTGCTAAACAGGCTGCGAGTGAACGCATCGTTGTTTTCACCAAGATAGTATTTGGCGATGGCAGCGATGTTTTGTTCAGCCATGATGAACAGGCCGCGCACGTTAATGCGATCGAACGCTGACGGGCGGGTCAGGCCAGTCTTATCACCGTACAGCACGATGCCTTCTGTGGAGAAGGTGACGATGCTGTTGATCTGGTTGCGATACAGCACAGCACGTTCATCAGAAGACGCGGACCATGCCATACGATTGTAGTTGTTGTATTTGCCACGGTTATGGAACGCCGGGGACTTATAGATACCAGCAATCTCAATAGTACGCGCCCACAGACCTGCAGTACCACCACACGCCGGGATCCAGCGCATTTTGTCGTTGTACTTGTCGTAAACGTATGCCCAGTTGTCATCCATAAAGAAATAGGAAGAATCGCGCACCAGGCTTTCACGCCAAGCCACAACATCATCCATTTCACGACCACGGTTGCCGACTACAACATCACGCAGCGGCGACACGAAGGACACTGTGTCTTTACGGTTAGTCGACAGATCGATGATCGCCTGCTGTTCAATCAGCTCTTCGCAGTATGCAAACACAGGTTTGGCATCGTATGCTTCGGCGTTGTTCAGGGCTTCGATAGCAGCGACACGGTTGACGTCGTAATCATCAACACCACCTTCGAGTTCAACTACACCTGCCGCCAGGGCATTAGTGAAGGTGTAAACCCAATTCGAAGTATTGTTGATAACATCTTTGAAATATGCGTTCGCGCCGTCGGATTTTTTAGAACCCTGGGTATTCTGCATCAGTTCATATTTCTCAATGATCGTACCGGATGCGCCAACAGTGGTGATGATCGCAGTCCCAGTCAGACCATTGGCATCAGGAACCACGGTGGTAACAGGCTGCGGGCCGATAGCTTTGTGGGTCAGAATGACGGTATTCGATTTCACAACAACGCTCGAATAAACATCAGTCAGTGCTTCCATCTCCAGGCCGATTTTAGCCGCCAGAGTTGCTGGGGTATCCGTCTGCAGGTACGCAACAGATTCACCTGCTACTGTGATGGCGCCAGCGGCGGTAGCAGTACCAGAAATAGAAATACGATCAACCTGACCGACAGCGCCGGAAGAATCGGTGATACGGCCAACTTTATCCACAACAACAACGTGGAATTCACCAGCCTGAGGAGCATAGGCGAAGTTGTTACGGAATTCCCAGGTTGGGAATGACGCTGCATCACAGATGTTAACGGCAATATCGTTGCCCAGGGAACCGGGATAACGACCAGTCCACGTGATAGAAGCCGAAGGACTTGCGGTCTCAAAGTCCAGTTTGTTTTTGATGAGGATAGCGCTCTGACCTTTAGTCACGGCGTTCTTGGCAGTAGGGCCGACGATACGGGTCACCCATGCAGCAGAACTGTACGACAAAAAGTCAGCGATGACCAGAAAGTCGATTGCAGTATCATCATTCGGTTTGAAGAATTTCTTCACCAGACCAGTCTCACCGCTAGTAACCAACACGGGCAATTCTACTTCACCCCATTGGAATTTACCAGCAGACGCGCCCTGAACAACAACGGACGGAGATGTCTGAAGCGTGGCATCGCGCTCGGTCCACTGTACAGACGGCGCAACGCTGAAGCTTGTAGTTGCCATAATATTATTCCTTCTCGGTAGAGTTTCGCTCAATTTGAAAGATATTTAGTGATCAGTTCTTGAACCACTCTTCCATTGACATCCCAGAACGTTCATCAAATACATTCACACCCCCAAAGCCCGGCATATGCTGTACTTCATGAGGGGTATCACCAGTAAATTTGCCCCCAAACGGGAGGACTTGGTGTTGCTCCATCGCATTCATACGACCGCGCATATCTCGAGAAATGCTGGTATCAGTTAAATCACTGAACCATTCCTGTTTTACAGCCCATGAATATAAAACAAGTGGCATAACGCAGTCGTCATGACAACCCTGATCGGCCTCATAGCGGGTCCCAGTAAACACGAACGTACTCAGTTCATCAATCGTATCCTGGTCTTCGATTACCAACATCTCTCTTTCGATAAGTGCTTTCAGGTTAGCACAACCGATAGAGCGAACTTTCTTGTTGGTGTTGATCCCTGGTTCAGGACGACGACCGCCGATCTTCTTACCAGTACCCTTATTGTCCGTTGATGTAAACACGATTTCCGGATATTCAATTTCTTGATACAGGATTGTGATCACCTGGCCACCAACATCATTGTTGGTCTCTACAAGCACAGGGCATTCACCGTATTGAGTACACATATCGGCAATCGTGTATGCATACATCATCGGCGGTATCGTGTTGTTCCGGTATTTGGCTGCAATCGTATGAGGATATTCCGTGATGTCCAATATGGTCAGCACAGAGTAGTCCCCCTCAACCCCTTTGCCTGTATCCGCAATACCAAAATATGTTCTGGTTTTGTCAAAGGGTTTGTAGATTTTGGTGAACTCATTCGGCTCCTGATACAACTTGGATGTCATCTTGTCCAGACATTTCGACGGTATTAATGAACCGACAGAACCACGGAACTTGATACCGAATTCCTGATCGAAACGAGCGTCGCCAAGTTTGGCACGTTGTTTGGATTCCCAATTCGGGTCTTTGGTGTACGCCGGAACCCTGTACCAAGGAACTTCCGTAAGATTGAAGTCGTTGTATTGAGGATGTTCTGGGTTCGCCTTCGTGACGATGTCGTAAAACAGCCCGCGCTGACCTTTTGGTGTACTGGTGAGGATACACTTCGAAGTCTCTGCCTGGGCGATCGCCGGGAAAGTTGATTCCCAGAATTCAAAGTCGTTTTCGATGAATGCGACTTCGTCCACATACAGGAGAGATACAGAACGACCACGGATGGAGTCCGAGGAAGTCGCGTATGCAAAGATCTTCGAACCGTTCTCGAATTCAATCAGGGTTGAACCAAATTTCTCACAACCTTGCTGGACGAAGAATGGCATGTCCTGATATGCTTTACGAATACGATCCAGGATTTCAATAGCCTGTTTCTCTTTGTTCGCAAGAACCGCGATCTCTTTGTCAGAGTTGAACATCGCGTACCAGAGGAGAAATGCCGCCACCACTGTCGTATTATGGCTCAGGAACCCATTGGTGTAATAACGCTGCTCAGATGATTTCACCTGGAGGTCAAACATGTGGTGAGATTCGCCGGTTTCCCAAATTTCAGAAATACATTCAAGGCCATCTTGCGTCATGATGGCATCCCCGGCTTCCAGATCTTTGGCGAAAACCTCACTATTATATTCATTAAAGAATAGATGTTCGTCCGCGACATGAATCGTCCGACCACTTTCAGTTTTTACCACATATTCTGCATATTCTTTTGTCTTGTGTGCTGCTATTACAGGAACCCAACCACTATCAGACTTCACAAAGTATCGTTTGCCGAAGCGGCTATCTACGAACTTATTGTGTTTGCCAATGGTATTCAACGGCTCTGCATGGTTAACGTCCTCGAAGCGGCTGTGAAGCTCCTCTATGGTGATAGAGAACTCTTCCTGGCTGAGAGTATCGTAAACATAAACTTCAGAGTCGCCCCGAACACATTTACCAGACTGACGAGCCTGTACGACAGCATTGAATCGATGATCCTGGAAATCATGGAACAATTGCTTCTGATAATCATGCATATCGAACAAGATGAAGCCGTGGTCGATAGTGGTGATCTTGTAATAGTTCGCAGCGAAATAGTGTGCGTCCATGGCACACTTGACATATTCATCTTCTTGCTCATCAGTAAGGACTAATTCAACACGAGGAGCACGCACAGTCGGCTTGCGCATGAACGTTTGGTCCATACGCAATTTGACGTCTTCAATTTTAAACCCCGTCTTGACCGGGGCATATTCGACTTCACGCTTCGGATACGCCATTGTCCTCGCCCTCTGACTTATCTTCCTGTTTTGGTTCTTCCGCGACGTCAATTACTTCTTCATCGGGGTTGACGCGAGAATTTCGATTGGCTTCGGCATCACGTCGAACTTTCTCAATCATCTGGAGAAGATCTCTGGACGAACGAGCAGTCTTACCGACTTTGACTGTAGTCGTTCCATTTTCATCTTCAGAAACCTCAACGGTGGTCTGTCCCGGCGGTTCTTTGTCGCGAGTAACATCCTTGATGGTTTTCTGGTTTTCCATCAAGTCTTTATTGAGACCACGCATGAGTTCACCCAGCTCGCGGAAGACGCTGAATGCACGAGGAGCCTCTGTAGAAGCGGCGAGTTCAGCGGCCTTGCCCATCATGAACATCGTGGCTTCTTGCATAGCATATGTGGTGTCACGAATACGTTTGTAGTCAGTCGTGGCGTCAGTGTCCTCGTATTCAGGAACTTTTGATTCTTTTGATGCGACTTCAGACAATGATGGTGGCATCTCGAATCCTTGATACCCTTCCGGGGGATCACCTAACCACTCCCCCGTTTCTTCATCATAATCAACACCGGGCTTCAATGCGGTTTTCTTCATCGCATCTTGAGCAACCTCATCTCGTGCTGAGACAGCATCTAAGGTCTGTAACAAACGTTCCGACATATTAGACATAATCAATCATCCTCTGGATGGTGGACGCCGTCTTTGTCAACAGTAAACCAAAGAGGCAATTCCGTCCACGGTGTATTCAAATCAGTAGACATTTCGATAATTATTTCCTTGATAACGTTTGGATCACCAGTACCGGAACCGTCATCAACCCAATAATCCCAGCCATAGATAGCACCATGAAGCTGAAACATGAAATTACAATCGACATGAGGAGATTCAGCAGCATCCCCTTCCCAGTTATCTGACATCGTATGGCTCATCAATTGGATCTTCACAACCTGATCCTGCTTGAGCGTTTCGTTGTCCTTTATCTGGCAATCTATTGAAGGAGTGTAAACAGAATAAATCTGTTCGAGGATCTGAAGCATTTCATTCATCTTCTTTGTACGCACATTGTATTCAAAGTCGATGATGATTGGAATTCGTTGCTTAGACGTCGCAGTATTAGTCGCCAATTTGTTGTGATACGAATTCGTTACCTGTTTATTGATTTCAAATTGACCGAAAGACATCGTCGCAAATGGTAATGCATTCGCTGGGACATTTCGGTTCAGGTCATTACGACGACCAATAGCCATGTGTAACGGGACTTTCATAAGACCGCGCTCAGTTTTCACCTGAACGTCAGACATAATAGCGTTGAACACATGGATATATTTCAGGAGTGAACCATGGTAAAAATAATTCTGAAAAGGTCTCATGGTTATTCTCCAAAATCTATTTTGACATTATTGGGGGCCAGATCTTCTTCGATCTCATCAGCAAACTGGTTGTCTGTTTGGAGAGTAGCATCCTGGTAAACCCCATCACCTTCAAGATCTTGAAGACGTTTATCAATATCATCAATTTCAGGGACACCAGTATCGAAGTCTTCGTTGCCATACTGGAACAAGGTACATGGTAATGAATACGTGTACCATTTACCGAATTGCATGAAGTCTTCGTCATTATTCGGGTTATTGACCTTGAATATTTTATTCGCCATCGGAAGATAAATGAGATCCCCTTCCTGAGGTTGTTGATCCAGTCCTGGTCCGTTACCAATAACTTCCGCAAAGCGGCGACGGGCGATAGTAAATGTCACCTCATCTTGTAGCTGGATACCACCGAACTTCTCCCACATTTGGGTGTTGAAGCCCTGATAATCCTGCATATAGACCTCAATATCAAACGCCTGGTCGAAACGATGTTCGGCTTCGTTTAAAATTGGGTATTTTTCATAAATGGCGCGTGGAATATACTTGACGTCGATCCCACGTAATTGTATCATCTCCACCACGAGGTCATCAATTAACTTCTGCGTGCCTTGGTGGTTCGTGTAGTTGAAATATTTTGAAGTGGCCATGACTATACCCTCAATTTTGAAGGTATTTAGTCGATGTTTAATTCTATTGAGGAATTGATGAATGCAAGTAGAAGATATCAAAGAAACTCGTGATGGAAGTCGAGTAAGAATCATCTGTGTGGATGCTAAAATTGCAGGTGGTGATTATGATATCGTCGGTTTGGTAAAACAATCTGACGGGAATGACTTCATTGAATGGTGGGACAGTAATAACGTCCATGATGGGTATATTCAGGCGACTGCGCTACCCGGCCCTCGGGATATCAAACTCTAAAAGAAAGCCGGGAAACCCCGGCTTTTTGTTATCCCATAAAGAAGTCGATGGGATACTGCTGACCAGTACGCAGTTCTTCTTCCAGGCGCTCGATCTCGGCCTCGGCCTCGCTGAACATACTATCGCCATCCAGTTCTATCCCGCCAGGGAGACGGATGCCTCGGGCCTTTTTGAGCACTTCCGCCCAGCGGCGTTTTACCAATGCGGTCGCATAAGCCTTCAGCCACATGTCATTCCATGCTTCTGTGTTCTCTTCCGCTGTGGGGTCGATGTTCTGGTAGCACTTGAACGCCAGGACTTCGTCGATAACAGCTGAGAATTGAGGGTACAGACGGCGCTGGAATTTCTTGTAGACGAATGCCCTGCGGACATTGAGGACGCTGGTGATATCGGAAAGGCGCTGCTGCATAGAGACATAATCGATAAGACGGATAGATACCAAAGCAGCTTTGGGCACTAACATCGCCTGAGCCATCTGCCACTGGGGGGTTGCCCAGTTACCGATAGATTCAATTGGTGGCCCTTGGATAACTTCGACAACGTCATCGATATCTTCTGGAAAGGTGATATATCCTTTATCGATGTCTTCCTGCTTCACCTGGTAAAGGAAGAATGCATCTTGGCTACCGTCGCGATGGTACTCCCAAAACTTCTGTAAAGCATCATCAACCGCGTCTTCAACTTGTGTTTTGTCGAGGTTGATTTGGATGACAGGCGCACCCAATTTACGAAGGACATAATTCATAAATGAATCTTTGTCCCGAATCTTATTGACGGCCATTATCACCCTCCTTGCGCTGTAGATCTGAAACAGTCAGGCGCAATGTTCTAACGTCGTCAGAAAGGCTGCTGCTGTTTAATTTCAATTCAGTCATGTTTTGTTTAACGTAGGATATATCGTTGTTCATGACAGCCATTCTTTCGCTGAGATCATTAACCTTTATCAAAATCTGGTCAACTTTCCCAGAGTCTTTTTCCAGAACATTCACACGGTTTTCTAATCCACCCATAAACCATACGAATGTCGCAGAAGAGACCAATAGAGATGCAACGGCAGCAGTCAAGATTTCCTTAACATTAAACAAGCTGTTATTCTGCGTTGTCATTTTCGCCCCCGTCCGGGATTGTAATCCCGAGTTTTTCTGCCAACATTTTAACGGTTGCTTCAAGCTGATCAATTTGGGCCGATTGCGCAGCAATCTTAGCCTCTCTTTGTTCAGTATCTTGGCGAGACCGAAGCGCCGCCATTCCAGCAACATGGTCAGTGCAGATGATTGCTCCGGGGCAAGAGCTACTGCGTACCATTGATGCGTGCCCCTGTACTTTCATTCCACGCATACACATATCCTCTCAAGAGGGCGGGGGAATCCCCCGCCATTTCAATTTTATTTATGCCAGAGCAATCAAGCGGAAATCTTTGCAGGAAGGTGGGGCTATCCGGCTTCCGCGAATTAATGCTCTGACTTTCAGGGCTGAAAATGGACTGCTGCTGTCGACGGTCTTATCGTATTCATATTCAAAGAATGCGGAACCATCGTTGACCAGAGGAGAATTCGGCGTAACCGTTTCCCATTCGATCGAATCCATTTCTTGCCCTGGGCGCAGAAGTTTGACCTGTACAGTCATGGTGGACTGAGAAGGCAACATCGCGCCGAAGTACATTTTCAAAGTTGTACACGGGTTGTCAAAACTTACGTCCTTGGTCACATAGCGGAAAACGTCCTCGAAAGGATCTACGCCATGCGAGTTGAGAACCACGGTTAAGTCATCACCATCAATCATTGGTGCCGTGTACGCATTGCTCGCGCTGCGAGTCATGGTGGCTCTTACCTGGAAATCCCCAGCCTGACGATAAATACCTTCTGTTGGCAAAGGAACATCAGTATCAGATTCAAACTCAGCCCAATCAGACATAGAATTGGAAGTAGAATCACGATAACGGTATTCCAGTTTCAATATAGAACCTTCCAGGGCTGAATTGGTCACGCTGGCATAGAACATATCTACCAGGTAATTGCCCAAGAAAGAACCGTCTTCACCACCAATCTGTCCATCGCTGTCCGCAGCTGCGCCAACATCAATCTTGAATGAAGTATAGCTCGCATCCGTGACAGTGTGAACTTTATTCAGTTGCTCTGCGGTAAAGCCGCAGCCGCCCGTCAGTTCTGACAACGTCACAGAGTTGCCCGCAACAAGACCATGGCCCGGTGCGTAAACTGTGACCACAGTAGAACCGTTGACGCAGTTCAACACGTTCAGACCAAGAGGACGGATTTTAGGCCCGGCGTTCGGAGTAAATGTCACCACGTTGTCGGCAGCAGCAAAATTACAGCGATACACACGGAATTTCATATCCGCCATTTGGTTTGGAGACCAGGTTGAACCGTTTGACGAGGTGAAGAACACGCCAGTATACGGTTGTTTGGCGATATATTCGTTCGACAGCAAATTCTTTTTACCCATTTCTGCAATGTAAGCATTGTAATCCTGGGTGTTAGCCAGAAGAACGATAGCAAACTCTGTGCCAGCCTGCAGATATACTGGATAATCGAAAGTGAATTTCGTCCCGAGGGAAGAGTCATTCGATACTTTGACGTCAGACGGGTTCAAAGTTTTCCGGGTGATAACAGTACTTGCCGGAAGGCCATTGCTCATCTCACGGATTTCCAGAGTTACTGGAACATCACGTGATTTGCTTGAGAAGAACACTTCCACACCTTCAATGTATTCACCACCGATGCTGGTCGCCACCATGAAAGATTGTGCGATAGGATCACGCCACTGACCAACAACGGCTTCAGACGAAGTTGTTTCAGATTTAGTCGATACAGTATAACCCAGGACACGTGTGTTAACATAGGTCTTCTGGATACCTTGTTTCTTACCAAAGGACTTATGAACAATCTCGGCATTCGTCAGAGTATCATCAGCAGACTTGCTATCAGTCGGGCTGTCAGTTAACCGGAAGACGTTGTCACCAGTATTGAATTTAATGGTGTTATTCTGCGGAACTTTGAATACACCTTTCAGATTACCGTTGGCGTCCGTCGTCAACGGTGCACCATATGCCCCGCCGTTCGGTTTGCAGTACAGATTCACATCCCGACCAGAGAAGAATGCATACATTCTGGTGAACGGGCGCAGGCCGCTGGCGTCAAAGTTGATTTCGATTGAACGCATGTACGGAATAACCTGAGTTTCAACAATCTGTTCGCCAGAAAGTGAAGTGGTGGTTGTATCCGTGTACGTGTAAGTCGAAACATCACGTGTAGACACAGTGGTTCTATAACGATATCCCCACCATACGCCGCCCGCGCCGTGCGGTTCCCATACCCGCTCAGATACAGACACAGTCCGCCATGTACCATAAACCGTACCTTCTTGGACAGCACCACGGGTATTGATCGTCTCGTTGATAACACGAGGGGCAACGTAGTAGTTTTCAAACCAGTAATCTGTTGTCGGATTGAGTTTGAGGAACCCCGTCCAGTTAAACACAGCATATGGGTTGACGTTGATCGTCGTCGTCGCATATTCCTGATTAACAGAAATTTCCGGTGTGTATTTGCACACGACCATACCGTCCATAACCTTGTCCCACCCATCCGGAACCAGGTCAATCGCGTTTTGTTGTACAAACGGACGCAGGCGACCATTGTCGGTGTCTACGGAACCCATCCAGTCGGAAGACAGATCATCAATCAGACGAAAGTCTTTGAACGGATCAGCAGCGATACCATTTTTGTAACGTGGGTTGCCTGTTACCGGGTCGAATACTTGCTGAGTCATAGCCGAAGATTCCAGCTGAGACAGTGTTGTGTAATACTCGACGTTCGATATACGGGTGTCCAGCTTACCGATATCCCGCATTGTGTAGCGGCGGTTGTCGATAGTACGGATCTGAATATCGTCAATATCCGGAGTATATGGGGGAATCAACAGTTCGTACAAACGCATGGCGTTTGCTGGAATAGCCGGAGCCGCCAGGTTGTTCGAACTGATACCACGAGCAACGTTGAAAACGCCGTTGTCTGCCAGGTACACAGCATCAATGCGAGGCAGATAATATTCAACGTCCATGATGATCGCCGTGTTAGGCCGCACCATATCAGTATCAGACGCACCATTGGTGATTTTAGGGCGGAAGTCTATACTGTCGGCCAGACCATACACTGTACCCGACGTGCTCGACGTATAATTCGGGATTGATTTGTAATCAATAGAAGTATACGAATCAGCGGTAAAGAAGTCACCAGTACTGTGAGCGAAATACGTGTATTCCACGGTATACGCGCCTGAAATGGCTCCAGTGGCCGATATCAGACTGGACTTGTAGTACGCCGCATCACGCTGCCCGCCATCCAGAGTGAAGTTAGAGGTCACGTCAGCACCATTGGCATTTTTGACGGAAGTCAATTTGTAGCCGTCATGGTTCGCAAGCTGGATGCTGGCCTGGTTGGTGAAGATCACAGTCTCAGTAGCAGTCGTAACAGTTTTGGTTTTGATGATAGCAGTGGTGCGTACCATCAGCGCCAACAGGTTGATAGATTGCAGAGCATTACCGGAACCGAGGGAAATCTGCAGAGCCGACCCAACTGGTGTCCCGGTCAGAGACAGGCTGCTGGAGATATCGATCTGGGCGGCGGTTCCGTCAGATTTCGCTCCGGAGTAGAGTGAGAATTCCGGAGAAAAACTGTATCCCAGCGGTGCAGATATAGAACCGTTACCTGACGCATCCAGCGTAATTTTGTAAGAACGCAAGACGGTGTAGTTGATATCAATCGTTCCGGTCGGAGCCAAAGTTTTCACGCCAAAGACAGGCAGTTCAAATATGAGATCCATAGATGAACTTTGTGAGAACTGATTAGTTTCCAACGCTGCCGAGAACATCGTGGTCCCGCTTTCTTCGTAAGCGACTTTGGTGACCGTGCTCATATCACCAGTGACGACCAGGTCACGCATATACAGACGGAATTCCGTCCCGGTACGGTCGGCGGAGATACACAGGGCAGTCGCTTGGGTAACACCAGAAGCATTCAGCAATTTGTAGCGAATACTACGGCTGATAACAGGAACACCTTTAGAGTTCTTGGTCGTCAGGAAATTACCTGTCGCTACAGCAACTGGCGTGTTGTTCAGGAGGTCTGTATCACGCGCCTTATCAATGACGACGAGTTCTTCCCCGACGTTCTCAATACGACGACCACGGACATAAGAAATGCCCGGCTTCATTACCGCAACCAGTTTGCTTTCATCGCCACCTTCGGCCGGAGTATATACCCCACCATTGTTGTTTTCTTTCAGGTGTTCGCGAAGGTCGATCTGGTGAGTAGACACGTTGTAGTCACCAGCTTGCTCATAGGTGCGCTGGGCCATAGTGTCTTCGAGGATATTGTACGTCGATTGGGTGACCATAGACTGGATTTTACCGTCTTTGATCTTCGCCAGCTCAACGAAATCTTCGACTTCTGCGTCATAATCAAACGCCTGAAGACTCAGATCCAAACGAAGGCGATGAGCGCCCGGCGCTTTGGTGTTCGGTGTACCCTGGGCATTGGAGAACAGACTACTATCTTGCTCTTCAGTCACGATTTCTTCAGTAACTTTGAACCCGACGCGATGGCTGGTGTTATTTGCATATTTGTTGACAACCAACATATCATCGTCAACGTCGAGGAAGAACCCACGAACGAAATAGACGCCTTTGGTCATCCGAGCAACAATAGAGCCACCGACAGTCTGTGCAACACCATAACCGATACGGATGAAGTTATCATTCACATCATAAGTGTTGAAGTATAGATTATCGTTCGGGCTGAATCCATCGGCAGTGCCGGACTCGGTCATTTCCAGGATACAGAACATCATATCCGGTTCGCTGGTGTAGCGTTCCAGAGACAATACACGGGCCTTGGCGTTGTTGTCTTTGCCAATCACGTACAGTTCTTGAATGCCTTCCAGGTCGGTGAATTCGCTCCCACCCGCCAGCTGGAACTTCATGGATACAGCCGAATTGGTAATAGTCAAACCGCCTGGGATTACCATGGAACCGTCTTTGAAAAGATGATTACCGATCTTCTCAATTTGATCCTGTAGGATAGTCTGCAGCTGGTTCAGCTCACGAGTCTGTACTTTGATTGGATTTGGGCGGAACAGGATGCGGCTGAAACGCTTCTCTGGATTCCAGTCGTCCCAATAAGGGCGGCGGTTAAGATTCAATTGTTGCATTTTGTACTCCATCTATAGAGTTTTGTCTTGGAATTATTTAGTATACCACACAACCCATCGTATGAAGAATAAAGCCCCCGAGGGGGCTAATTGCATCAACTTGAAACTGAAGTGTTATCTAAAGTTTTCACCAATTCAACAATAGCAGTGTTGTCTAAACTGAGTGACAACGAGGACAAGACACCGAATGCGATGAGATAACGAGAAGCGGTTTCTTGCAAAGTATCGACAGAATCATGTTTGAAAGAAAGAATCCAATTGTCTTCGGTTTCTTTTTCACTTCCTGCAGGAACGACTAAGAAATTCCTTAGTTCAGAACCTGGGTTAACTTCTGTTTCAATTATACTAAATTTCATACCATAATCCTCATTGTTGGTGTACTGAATGAAACCAAATTTCGTTTAATTGGGTTTCAAAGTCACGACATTTTGAATCTAATTTTAGATAATATTGATTTACATCATCTTTGTCATAACAAAATTTGAAATTTTCATATTTGAATCCTGACGTAGAATTCTTAATACGCTTTGCCAAATCTTTCTTTAAAGATATGAAAAACTTATGATGCTCTAACAAAGAATTGTAGACTATGTCACAAGGAATTTTATGTATGGTATACATATTATGCTCCAAAGTTATCACCTTCGAACCACCAAATAGGCAATTTCAAATATATGGTTCCTGTGAAATTCCAAAGGCGGAAACCGGGGACAAAGAAATCATTGCCCTGGTAGTAACCAGTAACATATCGAGGATAAGTCGCCTGATAGTCATTAGTTGTTAGTCCGCTTCCGTTCAACAGATCTCTAAGGTTAAGAGCAACTCCCACGTTTGTTGAACGAAGAACAGGATTTAACGTACTTGTTACCGTCTTCGTGGTGTCATTATATATCGACGTGATAGTAGAACCTAAATATGTTGCCCTAAGTGGAGCGATCATGACATCACCCACGGAATTCGCCAATTTAACTGAGCAAGCTCCCCATAAAGGCTTGTTTCCGTTGGTGGCTTTAGATCGGTTATTACAGAACAAATTAATGACTGTATTGACATCATTACAAGTAATCTTGAACGGTATAAATCCATCTGCATCCGCGTCACCGACTACACCATATTCTACTATTCCATCCCCAGTTTTGGTGTATGAAAAGTTATAATCCAACACTAATTGACTCTGACCTAACTCCCCAGTACCCGCCGAAGTTATAAAGAAATATGTCGGATTTATTCTCTTGGAACAAGAATCACTATAGCTGTTCAACCACGGCGTTCCCCGGTTAGCAGTTCGCGGGGTTTCTATGTAAACACCAGTATTACTTGGACTACCCATAAAGCACGGATATGCAGTGTTCGGTTTTGTATTCTCCATTCCGGGGGAAATAGATTCGTCTATTACGGAAAGTCCTTGCCCAAATGAAGAAGAAGGGCAAGACCAACGTTGCCTTATACCCCTGTATTGGCCGCTTCCTTGTCTCGGATCTCTCAGAACGGCAGAATGGATATGAACCCTGGCCTGAGAATAGTTCGTCGGAGTATCTTTCGCGGCATCATACCCTTGTATACCTTCTATATGGCCTGAAATAAATTCTATAGACACAGAAGAATCAGATCCATAATGGAACATATCCCCGCCTATGAAGTCTATGGAAGTGTTGACCAAGCTATACGTACCAGCCCCAAATACGTGTAATGCATGGCTTGTCATGTTACCAAAAGTGCAAGAATCATACCACATTCTTTCCCCAGCGTTTCCAGTGATATTTGGTAATCGCATACCAACATTACAACGCGAGAAGTTACAATTCCGGAAGCCTGCCATAAAGGTAAAATAGCCACCCAACGTATGAGAAGCGTCGAAGCCGAAGATATTCATATCTTCTACGCTACAATCCCTCACGTCTTTATCTGTGGTCACATCATTACCTAATATAACACCTATCCTTGGGACACCATCTGAAAATCCGGGTCCCCTTAAAGTTATTCTCCCGCCATCCCCTGAATTTATAACTTTATTCCCGATAACTTGGTTTAACGGGCCATTAGGCCACGAAGTTTCTGCTTGCATCATAGCCTTGGTCAACGTGCTGAACGGTTGGTTGGCTATTCTGAAAGAATAGAGTCCCGTCATGTTTTGTGATTCTATGAATGGTGACCCATAAAAAGAACATGACACGATTGATGGTAAATCAACAGGATCAGTTAAAAAGAATTGACATAAAAAATTTGTCGGGACAACTTTTATGCGACGAGCAACATTATTTACCCGCCCATTAGCTACTATTTTTGAAATAATGACACTGACTATTTTATTTAAAGCAGAGGAAAAGTTTGTACCATCAACATTAACCCCTGCCAGTCTCATATCATAACCATCACTAATATCCAATTTCCAACGAGCACCACCAGGTGTAACAAATATGCTTATGTCGTCATCCACAGACGTGGTATCAGTAGGATCATGCCTTAGCACTACGTTAACTGTCGGTTTCCCAGACGCTATTCTTTCTAAAATCACAGATTCGCCAGGGTATGTGGGTTCATGATTTCTTAAATTAATCAAAGAAGAAAATTTGCCTATCGCACCAAATCCTTGTGGTGATGATAGTTTTTGATTCAATTCATCCCATGGTTTAGATTTAGTTAATATAGAAGTTCCAGAATTAGTTGTCAAAGATAATGATTCACCATTGACATTCCAAGAAATTGGAGTACCTGTTGCTGTACCTCGATACCAACACGTCTGAGTTTCTTTGTCAAACAATATGACATACGAATCAATTGGAGTGGTTGTTGACAGATATCCGACTTGAGACTTCTTGAGACCAAAGATGCGAGCAATCGCTTCTTTATTCGTCTCACGTGAAGTTGAGCCTTGTGATTGGTTAAATTGCGTTTTCATGGGTGGTTCCTCATGTTGTTTTTCTAACAATGTCTCCTTGTATTTAGTTTGTTCAAAAGAAAAGCCCCCGAAGGGGCTTTGTTATTTCAAAAGTTCAACCACATTATCTAAGATTTGGTGACGTTCTCCCTCTTCAACTGCTTGGTTTAGTTCTGATTGCAGTTGTAGGATTTGCTCATCCAATGAATCATCACAACGTATCCCCATATCTTGTTCTATTTTAGATTTGACAGATTCTTCTGTTTCTGTCAATTCCACTTTGTTTACCAAATAGTCGTATAAAGCATAAAATAGAGATAACGCATCACGCATAGCCGAATTTTGCATAAATCACCCCAGGTATGTAATTTCCATTTCTTTCATTAAAGAGTTTTTGGACGTGTTGGCAAACGTAACCAAAATGTCAACACTATTCGACAGGCCATTCGTAGTATCGCCAGTTACTACCATGCCGGGACTAACCGTATCGGAATGAACCGCGCTCATGGCTATATTCTGTTGATCCACCGTTGCTGTAGAAGTTGCACCAATGGCAGGTTCTATGTACGGCAACGTGTTAGCGTTACCATCAAACGCTATCATCCTACGAACTTCTATTTTGATATTACTTCCTTTAGCCACTGCGTTGGTATTGTAATATGCGAAAAGTTTGACCGCCTTTATAGCCTTCACGGACGGAGGAACTTCCCATAAGAAATACAACGTGGTGTCATCGTTGGCTGACACGGATTTGTTCATGTTCCAGTTGAATGCAACAGATTTGTCATTCACCAGTGTATTCATTGGCCGCAAATACAGATATTTGACGACCCATCCTTTGATGTAGTTGTTATTGCAATACCAATATTGTTTGACCGTTGATGTCTCTGTGAAATACATACTAGCCGGTTCTTGTTCAATACGGTTGTTAGATCCGTTTGTAGTCCCGAAATATATTTCATACGGCGTCGTTGAATCCGCAGCGAATCCGGTAAATGTGGTATATTTTCCGCGCACTGCGATCAATGCAACTGTGCCTTGGCCAGTTATGCCAGAAATATGATTCCATTTGTCAGCACTGATATAGCTGGTGCTGACATAATAAACAGCCACCACCACTTTACAGTTTCGGACACAAATGTTCCTCACAACACATCCTTTTGCGTTGTTTAAAAGAACCCCTTCAGAAGATTGCGTAATACCCAAAGAAGGTATGAATATGTCCTCTATAATACAATCTTCAACGACGTTAGTAGCCACACCCGACCCGTTCTCTGTCCCGGCGGCGCAAGGCAGATATTGTATCGCCCGTTGAATGGAACAGTTGGTGGAGTTTGAAATAAAACCAATTGAATAATAAGTTTTATTTTGGTCAGGCTGAACGATATAAAGATCATGAGCCAGACAACCATGGCAAGACGGAGTTTCAGAACCAGTATCCGAACCCATGTTTATGGCTTCTGTGAATCCAGTAAAGAATAAATCATGTGCTGTGCAATACATCGCATTTGCCATATTTATTGCATAAGCACCGTTTGCAGTAGGGGAATCAAACGTGGCTTTGATATGCCCATTCATTATATGCGCGTTTTTGATTTCCGCTTTATTGACATTGTCACGCAAAAACGTTCCCAACGGCAAATTCACATATGCTGTATTGGTCGGGTTTGGGTTGTTGATGTAGGTGCCGTCATCATAAAAACTCATAGCCTTGTCACGGTTGACTTCATAAGAAGAACCCATAACAAAACATGCCCGACTGCGTAATGGAAAAGTTGCGTTTTTGAAAGTACAGATGCTACCGTTCAGATCGATCAGAATGTTGTCAAACAACCAAATTCCATAGCAAAATGTGTATTGCCCAGTAGGGAACAAGAGACGTCCACCACCCAAAGAATTCAGGTAACGAATAGCCTTTTGAACAGCCATGGTATTTTTATCTGCTTTGACTCCTGTTGGATCGTTTTCTAATCCGAATTCAGCAGGAGACACAGTCCGTAATAACAGATTAGCTAACGTTCCACCAGAAGGTGTTCCGATCAAACTCGTCGCATTTCCACCGGAAAGTGTAACAGAATCCCAAACTTGGGCTTTGTTCAGAGTGAAGGAACCACCCGAAGTCACTAAAGTCATGATATCATTGTTGATAGTCCAAGAAACTGTATTACCTGTTGCAGTCCCTCTAAACCAACACGTTTGGGTTGTCGGCTCGAATAGCACAGCATAACCATTAACGCTAGAACCAACTTTCAAATATGATATATCACTCTTTTTCTTAGAGAATACACGTGCGATAGATTGTTTGTTCACGTCTTTAGAGACGGAACCACCGGGCTGACTAAATTGCGGATTCATGATGAATCTCCTGTTGTTTTTCTGTGGCTTGATTCTTGTATTTAGTGTATTATTCCAAACGAACGGTTTCGGGTACAATGTTTGTACAAATCATAGTCAGCTGGAGATATGTATCATGGGGAAACAAGAAATACTGATAAAGATTAAGAAAAATAAACCAGATCCTTGCATCTACACATTTAACGAAGATGGAAAAGTTATTGCGTCAGGAGGAAATTTTAACATAGACGCACTTCACTCACCTGTTAAATTAAGTGAAGAAATTTTGATCGCAGCGACCGTCTACTCAAATTTAAGGCTACATATTGAGCAATTGGAAGCTGTTTTAAAAGAAAACGGGATTGTTGTACAAATAGAAAAATAAGTTAAGGGGGTCTAGCCCCCTTAACTTTATACAACATCAGTAGAATTTGAAAACTCTGGAAGACTTTTCAAATATTCATAAGCCTGATCTATGATATTCAAACTGCTCTGCCAATCAGGAGCAAACTGTACAGATTTGAAAAATCCAGGCGCAGTATCATCTACCACATTGATCCCGTCCCGTTGGATAATCCAGCGATCGGAAAGAAATACATCTACGGTCACGCTCGTTGCATCTCCCCGAAAAGTCTGGACAGTAGCGTATTGATATGAAATTTCTCCTACTGAAGTTACAGCAGTGAAATCCCCTTTGATTGCTTTAATCATTATTATTCCTCCAAAATATAACGCCACTGCGCATTCGATACAGTAACGTTGGATGACGTAAACACGACGGTTTCTTGGTATTTCATTTCAATAACTATACCATGTGTCCCGACTACCGTAGTTTGGAAAATCGTCATACCGTTTAATGTCACTGAGCATGAACCACCACCAGCAGGGACGTTTAAAGATACGAAATATTTAGCAGGTCTGCGGTACGGATAGCTGTATGTTGTTCCGTCAATAGGGATCACAGTAGTTCCATTGTCATGAGCAGCTTCGCGCATTGCAAAAGATGACTGTGAGTTGTCATTGGTATAACGTACACGACAGAAAGATGTTTGACGAGTGCGCACTTTCCCCAATTGGTTTTTGTTTGCAAGACGAAGGACGTAGTTCGTCGTATTACCTTCCAATTTAGCGTCTTCGCCGAATGACACAGATCCTGTAGAACTTGTAGAAGCCACGCTAATAATAGCAAGATTTGCTTCAGATTCAGATCCATACCCTGCATGAACGTTATTGGTCCAGCAATTCCAATAAAATTTGAAATCACCGTTAACTGTGCTGTCGATTTCTATTACAGGAGCACAAGCCCAACCGAACTGAGATGCGTTAAGGTTTTGAGCGAATCCTGATGTCACATAAATCCGGCTCGGGTCCCCTGTAACAGCCTGCCGCTGCCCACGATATTTCAATTTAGTCAAATCATTCGTCATCAAGAATAATTTTGAAACATCCCATGCAGTAAGGTGATCAACCGTTAATTGTGAATTGAATCCTACACGTGCGAATTTACCAGAGTTTTGAGCATGCACGCCGCTCATATGAACTTCGGAGTTACAAATTTCTAAAGCATAAAGATCATCTACTTGGTTAGATGCAGCCCAAGTGGTATTACCACATATAGAGATATGACGGTTCATATGGACGTTACGGCAATCCCATATACACAAATGTCCTACCCCACCTGCGCCAATCAAAATATTTTCTAAAGAAAGAGTGCCACATTCACTAAATATCAATCCACCAGATGTTTCGTTGTGTGGGACATAATCTTCATATGTCATCGTTAAATCATAGCAGTTCGATATATAACCAGGGAGTCGGTTATTTTGTGACCAAACGGAATGAAAATGACCCAACCCAGCCCCAGTATTGGTTAACATAAAATCTCGACCACAGTTTTTTATGTTAAACACCGCGTTACCGACGTTCTGTATAGACGGTAAGACTTGGACCAAATCAGGCCATTGTGCAGTTACTGCAGAATAATCCTTTTTACCCGTGCTGTAAAGAACAGTACCGGGATAATTACCTGGATGAACGTCGAATTCCGGAGCGTTCACCATTGATTCCAAACGTAAGATATAATTGTTCTCAACTATACTCACAAGTTGGGCATCAGTATAATTCGAAACATTGAATGGGATACCAGTGTTGTCTACCCGGACGCGCAACAATGGGTTATTAGCTTGGACGATAAAGAACCCCGCCCCTTCTCCCAATGCACACAGCAGATCCAGCCCAAAACGGTCACCACCACCAGTAGGTGGCAATTTCCACGCCATATATTCAGGGAAATTACCACAACGGATATAATGCCGCTCTGCAAGATAAACTACACCACGGTCTAATCCTTTAATGATTGATTGTGGATAACCAGTAGGAGACAACGATTTGGCCGCAAGCAGGCAGTTCCTGAAAGCATCATCTTGTGGTGATGATGTTTCTAATTGGTTTTTAGCACCCGCCCAGCTCATTCTTATGACATTGTCTTCAAATCTACGACGCCATAACCGCCCCAACGTATCTCGAATATGCACACAATCATCGTCAGGGGTTGTCATGGCATTACCGCCAGGAACTAAATCAAATATACCATGACCACCATCTAGAAGATAGGATCTACCATATATCATCATATAATTGGAATTGCCGTTATAATTCCTCAATCCTTGATATGTGGTTTGCCCTATCATGCTAAACCCATATTCCCCGAACAAATTACGGAATGAATCGAGTTCTAATTGAACATTTTGCCCTGATTCTGTTCCGATTTGTGATGCGCCATTATTGCCAGCTAAAGCGGGGATATTTTGCTTTATGTTCATCTCAGCTGCAACCCATACTCCAGTAACTAATGGGGTAGTAAAAGAAACTTTCCCATCTGTCTTAGAATATGTGTAATCCTCACCAGCTATTTGGTATTTCCCATTGATATAAAGAGATTGGACACCATACGCCGTAAAATCTGGAGTGAATTCCGTTTCTCCTCCAACAGAGATGAATTTATAAACTCGAACTGCGTTGTTACTGGCATCTTGAGGTGACATGATTTTATCGAACAAACAGAACACAACATCACTTGGATCCAGTTCTCGACCAAGATTTAATGTGTTTCCGTCTATTTCGAAATTGTCAAGAGGGACCTGTACACCACCGTTGATAGTAACGAACCCGGTGATGGGATAAAATGGCAGAGATATAAAAGTTTCCCCACCGTTTGTTGAAGTGTACGTGAACGGGATCTGGTGTGGTGCTACGACTACCCCACCGAAAATTTCTTCTATGTTTCTGGCCATTTGAAATACCCCATAAGGCGTTACCAATATGGGGTATTTAGTTTAGAAATAATCGAAAATAATGAGGTCTTGTTTAAGACCGTCTACAAATCTTTGATAATTTGCTTTGACGTAATCAGAACAATCCTCTGAAACGACAGCAGTTTCATCGTCTCCCCATTCTGCCGTTATCACGACATCAGAGAATTCCAATGATATTCTTTCCAAAAATAATTTCAAAAAGTCATCTTGTTTCTCAAGGGGAATTTCGTCTTTCACAAAAACACAATTTATATTCATGTTAAGATCCTGTAGCAGTGTTAAACGCTTTCAATTCTATAAAATCAGCGAACGTCGCGGCATTTGCCGTATCCGTTACTTGTATCGTCATCGTTTTAGTCCCCACAGCAGAAGCAAGACGAACTAAACGTAACGCGCCATTGTGATAGGCGGTCGCCTGCCAAGAAAACAATGTACTGCGCATATCATTGTTGAACGTTATTGTAAAATTGCCTTGGCTGTTTCTGACTATACTGGCGCCACGAGCGATACTCATAGTCACAGTCCCGTCAGACGCTTCTTTCCATTTGATATCAACTGCTGGGGCTTTTAAATAATAAGAGTTCGGGAGAGACGAGTTGGTAAACCCACCAAACACGAATTCCAGACCCACGTCTAAATTTGTATTTCCACCGAAGTTGATACCCCAATAGCTGACAGCCACGTCCCCGACGGCACGGCCATAAGGTATGGTTACACCATCACAGTTTACTATTCGTAAATTACCCCCAGAAGCAGAGCTGAACAACCCAGCGCCGCAACTTTCGATATCAGGTGTCAGCACGATATCTTTACTGGTCAGAACTTGTACACCATACCCGTAAGAACTTCTAGAACCTGGAGTGAACATCGCACCAGTGATCGAAACCATGTTCACACCAACAAATGAAGCGGAAGAATTCACACCCTCATAATAACCATAGACGTTACCGGACAAACGTTTTATATTCTGCAACAGAACGCCGTGGGCCTGTTGTGAACCAACGTCTGAATTGCTTATGTGTACTGTGTCTACTGGATGGTCAACGCTACCTTGCACCCAAATACCATAAGAGTTAAAGGCTTTTCCCCTTACATCCAAGATTGAAACATCTTTGATTTGGGTGTTGGCACCGTATCCTATAACCCTGACGATATTTCGAGCGTTGCCGCCTTTCTTGATCCTGATACCACTAATATTCAATCCAGTGACATTAGCTGAATAGTACACATCGTTAGAATCTTTTTCTTCGTTAAAAATAACGAGAGAAGCAATATTGGATGAACCCCACAGGTTACGAATCGTGATATTTTCAAGATCTGTACCAGTAGTGGTGATACCCACGCAATCATCACCAGATTCTATGTCAAGGCCGTCTGCATTCACATTATAACAATCCATGAAATGTAGGCCATCACGTCCACCATTCAAATTGATAGCAGTGTTCTGATAACGATACGATCTTTGGTAATAATTCTTCACCGTAAAGTCATGACCGCCTTCGAACGATGTCGACCAATCCGCGTTGTTTAATACTCGAACCCTCAGCAACGACACGTTGGTACAATTAATGAACCTTACAGTTCGTGTAAAGGATTTGGCGGTGTTGACTTCGTTAACACCACCATCTATTGTAATATCAGAAATCAATATATTATCTGAACCAGTAGCCCGAAACACGGTAACGAGGTTTGTGGCGGCGGCGTCAATCGCATCTGGTGATTTAACGATACTGGCTTCCCCAAGACCAATTATTTTTGAATTGGATGGTGGAACAACCGTGGTTTTGACAACATGAGAACCATAAGGAACTAAAATATTTTGGGAATCTTGGAAAGCCCTGTTAAATGCAGGATACCAATCTCCGTTATCAGAAGACAGATAATAATCATGGAGGTTTACAAAATCTTTCAACGCCATAGAAATAGCTCTTTCCACAGCATTTGAAGATGCTTTGTAAAGAACCATATCACCGCCGTTACCAGAATTGCTATTGGCGAGGCGTTTCAGAACAGTAGTACCCGTCGTCAACAATGTCAATGTGACACTGACGTTACCAGGGGTGTACACAAGAATCCCTGAAGAAACACTTGATATTTTAGCGCCAACAGGAATACCAGCAGGAATTTCCCAAGAGTTTTGACTGTTAATATCGTATACTATCGTTTTCCCGTCAAGGGTAGTATTCCTGTCATTGCTCATAATGACGCTGTTATTTGAGACGTTAAACGCCCGAGCAACTTCCCAAGGAGTGCGATCTATTTGGTTGTAGACCGTTGGGTCACCGTTGATAACGACGACAACGTCATCCCCGGCATCCAGTTCATCCGCCAAGGTAATCGTACTGGTGGCAGGATCAAATGTGAACCCGCGCCCTATCTGTTGACGGGAACCACGGATGTAGATCTCAGATACTGAGTCCACGACCACATCCAACACGATTTGGGTTTCTCCGCCGATAGCTGAGCCGCCGTTGTATTCCCAGGTGATTACAGTTCCACCAGAACCCCCACCGCCCGCGCCGAGCTGAATTGGGATGTACTGAATAATCTGCACATCAGAACCAGAGGCCAGCGCCGGATCGAATTTAACTTCATACCCGTCGAGAGTATACAGGGATTCTTTCAAACGTTTTCCGTCAACATACACATCTACAATAGATGGTTGAGTGCTCAGGGTAATAGATGGTGTTGTCGCTGACAGAATTTGGCTGTAAATTTCGCGACTATAAACCCGGCCTTGTCCCAGACCGACGCCTGATGTAATAACCCAGCCACGGGATTCACCAGTCCACGTAAACGTCGCGCTGACGTTATCGGTAGAAATCGTCATGCTATCCGCAGAGCCATAGATCGATTTACCGTTACCGTCAACAGTCAGAGGATAAGTTGAGAATTTACCAAAAAGGTCACACACAGTGATGCTATCACCAACCCGTTTAGGGGGAGGGAAAACCACCGTAGAGGCACCGTCAGTGTTATCCACCAGATATGCACGACCGAGCTGTAACAAGGAAGAGGGGGCATGCGGAAGGAGTTCCCAGCGCCCACCGTTACCACCCCCAAGCGGCAACCAACCGCCTTCGTTGTAATAGCCTTCAAACTGGTCGTCATCTTCGTTATAACGGACAGCAGAAGGAACCCCAGATGCGTCAGGAGTTTCTGGCACAGTCATTACCGCATCTGGGCCATGTTCTACAACACCATTATTCAGAATACCTTCTTGAAATACGGATTGATCTTGTGATTCAAGCCCAAGCGGAAAATTTGGTTTCGTGGGTTTATTAGCCATTTGAAAATACCCCTAGCACATGTAATCGTCTAGGGGTATTTAGTTTAAGATTTAGAAAGAAGCACGAAGTGAATAATCGACAGATGCTGCGGTTGTTGTATTAGCATTGGTCATTGTCAGGCGTAGTTTACCTGAAACAACAGAACCTGCGAACGACAAAGTCCCCGCCGTACTTTTTTGTGTCAATGACGTTGCCTGAAGAGTACCGTCATACGTCATTGTGACCAAGAACGTATCAACCAATGTACCCCATTTGGCTGTAATCAAAATTTGACACAGATTCACCAAAGTGAAATCAGGTAACGCAGCACTACCAGAAGCCGGGACAGAAACACTGGTGGTGTTGGTTTTAGCCAATTTCACCGAACCCGCCAGCGCCAAATTCAAGGCGTTCATATCAGTAGTGTACGTCGACACATCGACTTTGTTTGTAGTCAGATCACTGATTTGACCGTCTAAACTAGCCATTTTGGTGTCATACGTCGATTTGTCAACTTTATTCGTAGACAGGCCGCTGATTTGACTGTCAAGGCTTGTCATTTTCGCCGTATACGTCGTATTATCCACTTTCCCAGATTGTAAATTCGCTATCTGAGAATCCAGACTGGTCATTTTCGTCGTATATGTCGCAGTATCCAGTTTCAGATTTATGCGGTTGTTGACGCTAGTGAATTGCGTTTCAATGTTCAGCATATCTGAATCATATTCCACGACCTTCACGTAGTCGTTGAAACGAGTGTCAGCGAAAAAACTGTTGAACAGGCTTGTCATAGACCATATTTGTGACCCACCTGTGGGTGAATACACAGCCAGCGATTGAGGGAGCGCTGTGTCTGTCCTCACGACAAGATTAGAGAGATCGACTTCCAATTTGTTGTAACCATTGGAAAGCAACGAAATCTTCAGACCAGAACCAGAACCAACGGAATCCACAGTGCTCAGCCCATGTTTTTTCAACATGCTGAGGTTCACCGCATCCGTGTTGGCCGCAGGTTCATCCGTGATCGTTATAGAGCGTTGGGCCGGGACTACGATGCCACCATTTGCATTCAGAACAGACGCAAAAGTCTTTTTCCCGTTTATCGTTTGTTCTTGCCCATCGGTACGAACAACTTTGTTGGTCAAAACATCGTTCATTGTATCGATAGCAGATTTTAAGACGAACGTAAGGTGTGCTGACGCCGGGGACAGGTCGTCATCTACCGTGATATCGTTCACGACATCAGTTTTGTTCAGTTTTCCATCGACCGCATCTAGAATACTATCTATCTGCTGGCCTGTATATTTGCTCAGATAATCAGCCATTTTCTTAACTCCTAGTGCTTTCGAGGAATACTTTGAAACCAGATGGATGGAAGTGTTGACGGAACACGCGATCGAATACACCTTCGAAATCTGCGACGTCGCCAGGTATTCTTATGACATATGTGTATTCGTCATAGTAGTAATCATCACGAAGACCAACTTCACCATCACAATCAAAGTTAGCATCCAAACCAGCCAAATCTTCTTTCGGATAATATACAGTAACTGGAACACCGAAATAAATCCAGAAGAACAATTCTATTGCTTTCTGCGTTCCCCGTATTTTATAGATATGCTTCAACAATTTCAGCCAGCGGGTGTGATCTAATGTCCGGCGGCGCGTTCCCTCGATATAAACCGAGAACTGGTTGCCATCCGCTGTAATAAGACCATCAGATCCTTCTGGTACAAAGAACCCAAATTCAGGAAAAGATTTGTCAACCGTTCTTTGAAACCCGAATTCTTTATACCAGGCATCAATACTTGAATTCTTGTCTTCAGGTGAAAATAGAGGACGCCCATCAGAGTCCAACAATTCTTCAGTATCAAGCGCCATCATTTGCTCAAATGTCCTGACCAGATATTTGTCGAGGAGCATATCACGCACAGCAGTACCGGGCGTCTTCTGTATCTTCAGGTCTACCAGCTGCATCAGCGGGCTGGCGTCACTAGCCGGATTCAGCCAACTGGTGTCCGCCAGGTAAGCAAGGATTTCTTCTTCAGTGAAACCGTTTTGGCGATACAGCCAATTGAAGAACGTATCCATGAACTCAATGAACAGAGGGAAATCGTTCTGGTAGAACAACGGCGTCTCATATTTGACGCCCAGATGTCCGTTATTAAGATCTTTGGACATAGCGGACCTCCGCGTCTACGGTCACATCACCAATACGAAGAACCTGATTGGATGTAACCTGGATGTTCTGGTTTAATCCTTCCGGAGACACGACAATCGCCGCGCCGCCTTCATCATAGTTTGACACTGTGATCTGCTGAAGTTCAACGACGCCATTCGCATAATCAACGACACCAACAGCCTGCACCAGATATTCCTTCGTCGTATCAGAAGTGCTGACCTTGTACATATTGAGAACACCATTTACATCCCGGATGTAATAAGTGAAGTCAACTTCAGCTGGAAGCGGCTTGAACCCGTTGATAACAACCGAGCCAGATTTGATGGAACGACCGAAATCAAACGTGAAGCTGTCAAGAACACCATATTCTGGTTTGAAGTGACGCTTGTATGCGACAGAAGTAATATTGGAAACGATGGAACGCTCCATATCTGTTATGGCGTTTTGCAAAACTTCTTTGTCAAACAGCTCATCAAAATTGTCAAGATTATTGGTTCCCCAGGTGACTACACCTTTCTTGACAAGAGTTTTCAAACCGTCTTCAGCATACGCTGTAGCAGTTGGATCCCAGAATATCGTGGTATTGACCTGGATATATGTGACTTCAGCATCCACAACCTTCGGAGTTATAGAACCGACATTGTATTTGTCAAGGGTAGACACGATATCGGCTTTCTCAGCATCGGAAAGTGTTTCACCAACTGTTGGGATTACCGCGATGTAAACATAACCAGGGTCCGGTGGATTGAGCGTATCTCCACCATAGCCTTTAGCCCGTAGAACGTTCGAGAAGAGTTTCTCTGTCAGGTAGGCATAGTCTGTTTCGGCCACCGCTGCACCATCCGCCTGATAGCTCAGAGGGGCAAGACGCTTGGTATCCTCTATGGACTCTGGATCAGTACCGCCTGCACTTCTTTCTGATACGAGTTCGATATCCACCAGGTTGTTCCCAGCGATTGCAGTCGCGGATGAAACTGAAGTGATATCGTTGCCGTCCGCGCCGGAAGTCTCCAGATACTGCAAGAACACGACGTTCCCGTCTTCAACACGACGGCAAATATAACCATCCCCAAATTCAAAAGTGTAGAAGCCATCAAGTCCCAATTCCACGAAATAAAGACGAGCGTATTGATTCAGATCAAACGGACTGTTATAACGATCAAATGTGTAAGAAACATCAGAAGTCTCAGATTCCTGCACGTTGACAACCAGATGGTTGATATCTACATTAGTAGATGGGATCTTGTATGTACTGATCGCGCTACCTTCAACATCATACGTTTTGTAAAGCCAATCACCCTGAATGAGTTTTACATTCTCAAAAAGATAATATCCTTCTGGTCGCAGGGTTGTGGACACAGGCTTCTCAACGGTGAAGTTGTAAGACTTCCCATCTTTGGCCCCAACAAACATAACCTTGCGATCCATGATGATTTCGCTTGGCGCTGTCGTCGCGTCATATGGAGTGACTTTAACATTTGCATACATATACGCCGCCTGATAGTTCTCAGGAGTGTACGACAAGAATGCAGATGACAAACCAACATTAGAACGTTGTTGGGCTGATTGGAGGTGACTCTCTCCGTTCAGCATGTTTTGCATAAAGCCGATAGCATTCGCGTCAGAGGCGAGCAGACGGATGATAGCACTGAGACCAGATCCTTCAAAGTCATAATCCTTGAAGGTCGGATCAGCTTTCATACGCTGCTTGATAATGTATTCGAAAGCCCTGACGTCGAGTGAAGGAACTGTTTGTGTAGCCATGTTGATCTCCGTCACACAAGTTTGAATATGGTGTTGGAGATATTTAGCTGTTGAAGACAGAGAAAGGAATTTACTCTCGCGCGCGTTATTATCAAATATATTAATCAACTCGCTTCGCTCGTAAGACCGCCCTGTGCGGGCTGGCACCCTTCCACAGCCAGGGAGGCTGCTTCTCGTTGTTCGTTGACACTCACAACTCGAAGGGCACAGCGTTAGCATACAGTCTAGAGATGTGTTAGAAAAGTAGTTTCTGCCTATTAATAAAACACTCCTGTAATTTAGAGACCAATATTCAATAACAATCGTTCTATTATAATGATGGCGTTTATTTCAATTCTACAAGAGGATCTTATTATGCACATTAACACCGCAGTTATGAAACACGTCATTCCTTTGTTAGAAAAATATGAAGGACAACAAGCCACCAAAATTTCTTTGACGACAATTGCTGAGGAAGTTAAACTCCTGACAAATAAAGGGGTAAATTTCCGTCGCGTTATCGACAATGCGGTTTCCCTTGCTCGTTCCGATATGAAACACAACACCTTTTCATTTAACATCGACGTCACGAGTGAGTTCCGCAACGAACTGGAACAATCTTCCACCGCCCGCCGCGACCGCTTCCGTCATTTATATGTTCGTCCCAACATGCCGGAATGTCGTATTGGGATCAAACTGGAAGCCGTCCGCACGGACACTGCGTTCACGATCAACTATGTTCTGGAACCAGAAAGCCAGCGCATCTACTTCGTTGCGATCATCGGCTTCTACGGTAATGCCATCAATGGCTGGTGTGACCGCGTTAATCTGGGCGAAACAACGAATTCACATTCTATTCCGTCTACGCATTATATGTCGAATTCAGCTGCTCAGGAATATGTGTTTATCCTAGAGAAGGTTGTGAAGTTTTCTGTGGTAAAATAACGCTTTATTCAATACAGAATTACAGTAAAGTAAGTTGCATGGAAGGGAGGGAACAGTATGATAATCATAGCGTTACTCCTTATCCTCATCATCGGGATGGCCTTCACTCTCCTAGGAACACCCGATGTTTACTCTGGCAAAGCGCCTTCGATAGCGCACCGGGTTTTGAGCAGAGGTTCGCCGCAGGATTTCAGGTCCTGTTGCTCAAGAGGAGAGGACTTTTCAAATTAGCCGTGTTGCAGTATCATAAAATTTCAAGGGAAACAGCACAGTGGGAGTAGGCTTGAACCCGAAACCAGTTAATCCCTAGTCTCAGGGGCTTGTGTGAATAGAGGCAGCGCAGTAACCCTGCTGGTGTTAGTGGACGCACTGACCGTCGGAGAACGAAACTCCCTGTTGAAAGTGTGATTAGCTCAGAAAGTTACCACTGTTGGTTGCCTGATATCGATCTACAGGAGAGGAACGAGAGCATCCCGGCGGCGAGTCGACACCGCACGATGGGAAGGTCGAGGGCTGGTAATCCTCATCACACCGACAACATTATGAGTCTTCTAAAGAGGGTTCATAATGTTGCGTCAAAGGGCAACACAAAGGTTTCCTGTTGGTAACATAATTGTTCCTACTGTCTTCCCGGATTCTAGGAGCGCCAACAGGGCGAGGCTGGATGCGTAAGTTCCGGTAAATTAGATTGCGGTGAACGCACAGGAATGGTGTGCGAACATAGGCAGACGAGGATAGGCGTCCCGTGCGACGCTTGCTGGTGATGGTCGGGTTAGCACCTTCTCCTAAGACTCTGCGCTCAACCAGCTGTCGGTTCGATTCCGACCACCGCAAAATAATTTAAAGTTTTGTCAATAAGGGTTAACAAAGTATAGTTAACCCACTGAAGCGAAAAGCTGTTTGGGCATTAGACAAACACTTCGATGTGATCCAGGACATGGCGTCTTGTGCTCAAACAGGTTTTCGTTCTCGTTGTGCGCGACTTTGCGGGTTTTTAGAAACTGACCACAAAGATAAATGCAAACGATGATGTAGTTCTGATGGCGGCGTAATAGCCTATAAGTCAGTGAGGTCTTCCGATTCCTCATAACAAAATTCGGCGCACTAAAATAGGCGGGAGGGTGTGATTAATAATCTCCCGCCGACAATGAGCGGAGCAGGTGCTTAAACAGGTTTCAGGCGTGAGCCAGCCCCTGATTTGGGGAGCACCCTGGGAGGTTCGATTCCTCCCTCCAATCCCAAAGCCGTTATATCTGACTGTCTAAAGGGGATAAGCTCCTGAGTAAGCAGAGGTGGGTTGCCTAAGTCAGGTGGGATGTAAGGTCAGCGCTGGCCGAGCATTTGGGTTCGACTCCCTAAAACGGCTCCACATCTGGGAGGTATCTTGAGGTCTGTTGACCGTCCTTGTGAAGACAAGGTGAAGGGGTTAGATTCCTCTGCCAGGATAAATCCGGTTCGAATCCGGATAAGAGATACCTCCCAGATGTGAGCGAAGTCTTGCCATCAGCCCTGATCCCTGGCAGGTGAAGGGCACCCAAATCGAAGTGCCTTGACAATTTATCTTAAACCCAAAGGTTGATCTACAAAGTGGACGGCCAGCCCGGTAGACGATAACAATATGTTGGGCCACAACTGTTGAGTCAGGGCACTTCGATTTGTGAACTTGAGAGAGCGCTGGGCGAAAAAGATCAGTGCCTTGTAGACTGCGATGCCTATACATTCCGGACACTGGTGGGCACCAGGAACAACTCAAAATAAGCGGGCCATCAAGGGTAGCTCCCTGGTGTGACGAACAATGAGTGACCGTACTAAGGGGAAACCCGAGACAGGTATAGTATTCTCAAGTTCACAAAATGAAGAGCATTAAAGAACTCGCAAAGGACCTGAAATTGGTATCCCTGGCTTGTACCACTGAGTGTTCTTCATCTTTGGGTGATTCTATGTTGCCGGGCTATCAACCCATGCTTGCTGGAGCAACCAGCGGCTCTGAATCAACCAGCCAGCCTCGTTTGGTCCGAGCGTTAGAGGACAAGTTGCTTCTGTATGGAAGCTGCGAGTTGCGACATTGGTTGCAACTTTGAGGATACTGGCATCCGAATATCAGTTATGGGTGACTAGTAGACGTCGTCAGTGTCCTCAAAGTTGTGTCCAACCCGATCTTACAAGCCCGTATCCCGGTCTGGTTAAGACTTGTAAGTGGAAAGCCCTGGAAAAATAAACTCCTGGGATGAGCCTGGCAGCAGGGCGATGACATCCAGAAGAGTTGCCGTAAGGTGCTTGATAAGACTCGCATGAACTGATCATGCGCAAACGGGATAAAAGGTCTAGCAGCCCTTGGTTGTTCACAACTCAACTATTACAACCCGGCCCGCCATATGTGCGGTCAAATAATGATAGGAGAAGCAACATGACTTGGCGACAGCGCGGTTACAAACCTGTAGAATTGATCTAAAATTTGCCGGCGCCCTGGTTGAGTGAGAGATCGCTGCCCAAACCGGGAGGAATGGGGGAGGTAAATCCTCCCCCAGACCAAAGAGTAAACAGTTCATATTGTCGTGGGTAATCCTTTAGGCCGGACTGATCAAACGGTTTATGGGTCGCTATAGGATAAGAGATTCCAACCCTCTGTCTTGGTATTGTCCACGACAATATGAATTAAAAGATTTTGGTCCTGTAGCTCAGTGGTTAGAGCAGTCGACTCATAATCGATTGGTCATTGGTTCAAAACCAATCAGGATCACCATATTAAGGGGCGATAGTTTAAGGGATAGCTGTCCGGACGGCGAGTCCCCAGAGAGAACGGCTGGAGGCCAATCCAGCAGGTGAGGTGAAAATCCTCAGACCCCGCCAAATTTGTTGGACTGCCAACAAGCTCTGGTCTACGGCAGGCGAGATGGGATCGCGGGATTAAAATACCGCCTCGGGAGCACCTAAATAAACCAGTTGTTCAATAAACGATTGGTGAGTATGATGAAAACGTTCGGTGAGTTCTTAACTGAATGGGATGGTCTTGCGACTGACAACAAAGAAATTGTTGAGTTTGTTGAAAAGCGTGGTGATCATTGGGTTGTGTTGGACCATACCAAAACAAAGGTTTTGGGAACACATGAATCCAAAGAAGACGCTGAGAAGCAACTTCGAGCCATAGAAGCGAATAAATAGGAAGATTGGCAGAGCGGTATTGCAGCACCCTGCTAAGGTGTACAACCGAAAGGTTGCACAGGTTCGAATCCTGTATCTTCCACCATACAAAGGAAAGTTGGCCGAGCGGTTTAAGGCAACGGTCTTGAAAATCGTCGGGTGTAATGCCCCCTGAGTTCGAATCTCAGACTTTCCGCCAAATTGATGATGGTGTAGTTCAGTCGGTAGAACGGTGGACTGTTAATCCATATGTCGCAGGTTCAAGTCCTGCCACCATCGCCAGACAATGGGTGTGAAACGAAAGCGAGTAAGCACGAAGTACGCGACCGACAAGTTCTTTGGAACAACGTCCAATAGCCGAACGGAATCTGAAACCGACGAAAGTAACGCCCACCAAATTGGTGCCAGTTGAATAACGCTGAGGCAAAGCGACTCGCCTGTAAGGCAGGTATCCCAGGTTCGAATCCTGGATTCAACAAACCAGACGTGGTGTGGCATCATCAAATTGAAGTGGAGTGTCTCAAAGCGCCTTCGGAAGTGCGAATCGCGCGATAGCTGCCAATGTAAGGCCGCAGGATACAGACACCCAGGAGAGTGATTCCCACTTCATACAAATTCAGAGTGTAGAGGCTACAGTAGTGCGCACCTCACGGAATGCTACACCGGACACTCTGATACAAACACAGTAAGCGTTGCAGCCAGCTGTGTTAAAATGGGGGAACCCTACATCGGAAACGATGCCCCAACTACCAGAAATGGTTTGGCGCGAAGCCTGTAAAGTTCCAAGGGATCACACCAGAAGGCACTGGTGCCAGTTAACCAATCGGCGTTACGACGCGGGGAGTTGGGCTACGGCAGATCAAATGCACAATCGGGTGAGAAGCCCGTCCAAATTCGGGGGAGTACCAGAGTGGTCAAATGGGCCTGACTGTAAATCAGGTGTTTCGGCTTCGGTGGTTCGAATCCATCCTCCCTCACCAAATTAAGGGGTATGTTCTCCCGCAACCTGAATGTTGGGTGCATCCGGCACCAGGCCGCAGATGGGGTGGAGATCAAAAGACAGGGGATGACTGGCCTAAATGCAAATAATCCAGTCAAATACTGTTTCCAGTTCGACTCTGGCGTACCTCTCCCAATTTTAGGAGCATAGCCAAGCGGTAAGGCAATGGGCTTTGATCCCATGATCTCAGGTTCGAATCCTGGTGCTCCTTCCAATAATCTGTGTAGCATAACTGCGAATAGGCCATGTGATTTTGGTCTTTATCAAAGCCCGGTAAGGATACCGGGCTTCTTTTTTGTTGGTATAAATAACAATACCATTGTCTTGTATTTGGAGGGTATTATGGCTACTGCCAAAATAGTTCTAGATGCGAGTACATGGACTCAAGTCTCTGACGGCACATCTTTGAAAACACTACAAGTGACTCAAGGTTCCGTGTATTTGTGCGACAACCCCACGACGCCCGTTTCCGGGGCGGCATCTCATATCATTTATCAGGGTAATATCATCGTCCTTACCCCACCAACCATTGGCTGGGTTAAAGGAACGTCTGCTAACTCTGTTATAATAGTTTCGTAGGAGGAATTATGGCTATTTTAATTTCTCCATATTTGGGAAATATGCTGCAGACACATCGTATAAAAGTAGAAGTAAGATTTTCTGGGCTTACTGCATCTTTACCTGCCGGGAGTACCGGAGTAGATTTGTTGACTTTATTGGATGGTAAAACTCCCCATCCTGCATCTGTAACTGGTTTATCTCCTTTCTTCAAACTTTCTGATCATAAATTCCATGCATTTCCTGTAGACTCTATATTACCTGTTAAAGTGAATATAATCGGATCATGGTCAGGTTCTACTGCCAACAGGACAATGCTATTGGATTTTGTCGGTTCTACTGGTAACCAGTTATCTAAAAGCCGTGATTCTAGCGTACCCCCACCGGATACACTTTCCTTTATTACATTTTTCAGTGTAGACAAAGCAGGGAACCTCGCAACCAACGGGGCGCAGATGAAGTTGTATTCTTATGGTGGTGATTTTACTATTAATGAGATCGTTCTCATCGCTGAGCAAGTAGTACCATTGTATATGAACACCATCTAATTTGTTCAATCAAACAAAGGGGTTTAAAATTTAACCGTTAAACCCCTAACATTGATTTGAGGAAATATTGATGCGCAATGTTACTATCTGGGAACTGAACGAAGTGGTAGTTGACGTTCCTCCATTCGTCCGTATGTACACATATAAGGGCTACAAAGGAACTCTCAATGAGTTCTTGTATCCGAACTTTGTTCACCGTGAAGATCATATCGTCCCGCGCGACCGCAACACTCCCGGTAACGCCATCCCCTGTAAGTTGTTCCAGAAAGGTATGACCGTCATCGTCGGGTACTCTTCACTGGATTGTATTGAGAAAGGCGACGGTATTCCCATGCTGGTGTTCAACACGTTTGAACAAGCGGTAAACTGGATGGTTCGTAACAATTACGACTACTATGGTGAAGAGAGTTCTCATGCCCGCCGCCGGAAAGTGAAAGCAGTTGATTTCTTCACTGAGCGCCGGAAATACATTGAGATCGCCCGCGACTATGAAACCATGGTTCGTAGTCGTGAAGTCCCGGTGAAACCGACTGTTGTTGATAGCTCTGATTTGAATAAAACAATTTTAGAGATAAAGTGTGCCGTAAAAAGCACTGACTCCGTAGTTGGAAAAGATCCGGTATCGAATCCTAAACAGTCATTCTTCCGTCGTCTACTTTCTTTTCTGAAGAAGTAGATCGAGATTCTCCTTTTCTATACTCCTGTAGATACGCTATGATATGCCAATGTCTACAGGAGAAATAGAATGAACGATAAAACCCAGAAACTTTTAAATGACATCAAAACTGTTGTTGAAACAAATACAACTCCATTTACAGTCCAAAGCTGTGAAAGTAGTATCAACCAAGATATCCTTGAAGAATTTGTCAGCGATGCGTTAAAGGAAGAATCGTCGATGGGGGGTATTATCTCTCAACATCACAACAAAACTATCTTCAAAACTCTTTCTCTAGACCGCAACCTGGTTCACTGGGAAGATTATCTCTACAAACACACCCCGTGTGAACTCGTTGCAAACCCCGTAACCAACCAACAGGTTTGGTTCAAACGTGAAGATTACTTCGCGCCGCTGTCCAACTATGCAAACGGGCAACAGGGTATCAACGGCAGCAAACTCCGTCAGGCTATCTGGCTCATGGTTGAGCATCTGAAAGCCGGAGGCTCCCCCGATATCATCCATGGTACTGTCGTTGGTAGTCCGCAGTCCCCTATGGCGACGGCAGTCTCTCGGCACTTCGGCGGGCATACGACTACAGTCTTGGGTGCAACCAAGCCAACCACTTGCATGAACCATGACATGGTAGCAATGTCGGCATGGTTCGGTAGCGTCTTCAATTTCGTCGGTTCTGGTTATAACAGCACCATTCAGCCTCGCTGTAAGAAGCTGATTGAACAACAGAATCCAAAGGCGTATTATCTGGAGTATGGGATCACTCTGGACCATAAATTGCATTCCCCGGAGCGCATCGCTGGATTCCATATGCTGGGTGGTGAACAGGTCGCCAACATTCCGGATCATATTACTGATCTGATCATCCCGGCGGGTTCATGCAACTCTTGCACCAGTATCCTGACGGGCCTGGCAATGCACCCGAAACCGAATCTGAAAAATGTGTACCTGATCGGCATCGGTCCTAATCGCCTTGACTTCATTGAAAGTCGTCTGCGCATTATTGGTGAATATGCCAATTTACCGCACATTGTGGACTTCACTCGCCATTATCATGACAACCCGGATTATCTGTATGGTAAGAAGGACGCTCCGCAGTCCCCTAAGAGCGTTTCACTGCTTGGCCTGTTAGGTCGTTACGACCCGAAAGAACTGGAGAGAGCGGATGGTTCTCCGCGCTTTAATGTTCATCACTGGGATTTGCACACCACCAATTGGGTTCGTTACAACGATCTGATGGAATACCAATGGGGTGACATTGAACTTCATCCTCGCTATGAAGGCAAGGTAATGACGTGGATCCAGGAACACAAACCAGAGTTGTTGAACGAGAACTCTCTGTTCTGGATCGTTGGTAGTAAGCCGTATGTAGAACCGATGAAGGCAGCATGTCCTGAGTTGGTTATCCCTGAAAATGTTCCTGTGAATGAGTTTAAACCTGAATGAAAATAAAGAAAGTCGTCCCTCAACAACAGAAAACCGTTTCTCCACTCAAGCAGAAGCCGAATTATGGTGGTTTCTGTAGCACTTGTGGTCGCAGAGATAATGATGGCGGTCCTCTCTGCGGGAACGTGTTCTGTCCTGGTGGTAACTGATCCCTCCTAAATACCCCATACAATCCGTATGGGGTATTTTATGAAAACCTTTTTGGAATTCTTTTATCATGATGCCGTCCCAGATATGACAAATTTGGAGTTGTATCATGGATCCAATGTTGTTTTTGATGAATTCGACTTTAAGAAGTTTGGACAGACTGACGCCGGGACAATGGGGCCGGGGTTCTATCTGTCAGGAAAACCAGAAGTCGCTCTTCAGTATGCGGAAAATGCTACTCGTTATCGCCAGTTTGGTGAACCACATGTTCTTGTCTTTAGGGTGAATCCTCGGAGAACTCTGGTCCTACATTCCAATAATGTATCCGTTTGGGAAGACAAGATGAGGGAATTGGATATTCCTCCGGGTACTGTTCATGAAAATGCTCGTGCTTTGATGGATATGGGTTATGACTCTGTTGTTTCTCTAGACGATACGATGATTGTTGAGATGGTGTTATACAAATCTGGTATCGCGGTGCGGACGGGGGAAGCCTAAATACCCCATAATCCACACTGAGGATCACTGACATGGCAATCTCCACTTTATTCGAATCTGAATCAATACTGGACGCTCCAATATGGACTGGCGTTCAAGACGGCACAACCATAGAGTTTTTTGAGCGCGGGGAAACTGGCGCTGAAGAGATCTATGCGTCCGTAGAAGGCACCGACGTTGTTCGTGCTGCTATCGCCCTGGCAACTTTCCTGGAAGACGCTCCGATTGATGGAGTTCCTTTCGAGGCACACGTCGACCCCGATGATCCGACCAGCATCATCATTACCGTTCAGGGCATGGAATATACGTCGTACAGCATTGAGCATGACGAAGAAAGCGATGCACTTTTTATCGCCACCGACCTGCAGCTGGAAGATGATGAGATCGCTTACCTGCAACAGAATGGTAAATTGCCGGAGTATTCGGATGAAGATCTGGATACTGAATTGGCGGAAGTCGATGATGACGATGATTTCTGGGAATAAGAAAAGGGGCGAAAGCCCCTTCTTTTAGATGCTGTCAGAGTGGACAGTGAATTTCATGGTAATAATATCCGTGCGTTCATCCTTCCTTAATTCAAACTTCAGTCCTTCGTCTAACAACCTGGCTCTCAACAGATTCTTGAACTTCTTGACTTGAAAATCGGTCGGGTAATGAGGGGATTTATATGCTTGGTGAAATGCCGCATAGATGTTGTCGAATGATTGACTACCGACAACATAACCCATGTCATCAATTTCAACTCCATGTTTGGCTTGTGTTATCAGATCTTTCTTTAACGCCTTCACGAAGATGTCAACAGCCTTTTCTACGTTACCCATGGCATTCCAAGACTTCGCCTTATCGATATGGTCTTGAAGTTCTTCTGCAAAATTTTTCATTATTTCACCCGACGAGTAGGATATTGGTTGAAGATTTTGCCCAGGACAGAGACGTTAACAATCGTCTGTGTCTTCCAGCGCTGAATTCCCTCTGGGGTTGTCACTGTCAGGATTGAATATCCCCAGACATGAGAACCTTCTAGGGTAGCAGCGCTGTGCCCTCCGATTTTGTCTTCCAGTTTGCAGATGAACGACTCATATTGCAACGCCGCATTCCGGCGGGCTTCTTCAATGAAACGTTTTTGGCGGTCTTCATCCGCCTTGACAATCTCAGGTTGTCCCGGTTGATATGTTGAAGACACGATTTTCACCAGGGAGTGATACAGAGTGTGCTTTGACTTCATCTTATTATAATCGGGATGCCCTAAACGAATCCCAACAGACGACGGCCAGGGAGCAGCTTTGTTAATGTCCCACCCATGGGATTCAAGATCCGTCATCACTTTGGCAATAATATTGTTCGCCGAGATGACAGCGGCGTCTTCAGCCTGTGATAAGAGAGGCTCGACTGCAAGGCGCACAGCAGTTTTAGGTATTGTCATGATATAGTCCTACATTTCAAATTTGGGGAAGAAGCCCCCGGAGGGGCTTTACCTGATATTAGAGGCGGCTATCCAGCCAGGCATTTTTCTCGTTCTGCCATTCCCAAGCGGCCTGACCACCTGCCATCAGAATTTCCAGAGGAGGGGTATTGTCGTCTTCGCCGCCGTGGAGATCTGGATCAAACCCGTCATCTTCCGGATCATCTTCGCATTCGTTCTGATATGCGGAATATTCAATCCAATGTGCTTCGGCGTCCATATCCATATCGCCCAGAGCGGCTTCAAGAGTCATTTTTCCTTCGGCAATCAGTTCGGCAGTTGCATCGTCCAGCCCGGCGTCTTTGGCTTCTACAAAACGCTCATGGCGCTTCTGGAACAGGAAGAACTGCATGGCGTCAACGTAGGAGTCAAATTTTTGTTTCATCTCTTGGCGAACGCCTTTCATGATAGGATGATATACGACCATGTAACGCCCAGCAGAAATTTTGTCGCCTTCCACAGCACCGAAGAAGTTACCGAAAACGTGGCCTTCACCTGCATCAGACAAAACTGTGTTTTTGTTTGCGGTTTCTGCTAAAATTTTCATGATGTATTTCCTTCTCTTCAATTTGTTGTTTGTTCGTACTACAATTTGAAGTATACGTCAGTTATTGAAGAAGTAAAGTTTTTCAATAAATATTTTAATAAATTTTGAACTCTGCCCCTCGATATGTCGCGAACCCTCGTTCTAAGAGACCATCGGGAACAATGACATTTGTGGGCCAACCACCATCTGGCGCTTTCACTTTCAGTCTAGTTTTGTGTGAGCCGAGTTTAGTTTGTTCATAAATCCGGCCTCTTACTATCGTCGCCCCGCCCTGGGTGACGAGCAATCTCTTGTTTACCACATCCATTCCTTAACACCAAAAGAAAGGGGCCGAAGCCCCTTGAACCTTATTTCTTCAGATCAGGCCACGCACCAGAGGTCGCAGTAGACCCAGCTGGGGGAGCAGACTCAAGATCGGGAGAACCCGACTGAGTAACAACAGTGGGATCTTTGCTAACCACTTTGACGCCGAATTGTTTAAGGGCATCGACAGCTTGCGCCTTGCGGCTGTTGCTTTTAAAGTGGTTGTAGCCTTTGATACCGAATGATGCACTAATTGCTGTCAATAATGAAGCAGTATACCAATCAGGCGCGGTATCCAGGGCTTGCATGCCACCGACTACTGCTTTGATGAAATCCCCTTTATGATATTCACCGGGGAACAAAAGCAGTTCCACAACTGGAGCTAACATAACGAGGATCGCGGGGATAGCAAGAACGATAGTCCAGAATTCATCTTTCCAAGAACCACCAACTTCTGTGATCTTAGATAGTTCCCAGTCGGAAGACGATTTGATCGCTTCTAACTTGACATCGTGCTTGGCGCTTACAATTTCCCGCTTATATTGAATCAAATCAGTTCCCAGATTCCAGAGCTGTTTCAAAGCGCCAGGAATCATGCTTACCAAGGGGATTGCCATATAAACTCCTTGGTCAATGAACCCTCCTCGGCTAAATTATGGGAACGTGCTAACGGCACGGATAACCTGGAGAATACAATGACTGTTTTCTATACTAACGTCGCCCGGCAAGGCAACGACCTGTTAGTTCGAATTGCAGATGACATGGGCAACCGTCGCATGCTCAAAAAGAAATTCGAACCCACTCTGTATTTACCCACGGCTGATTATTCTAATGTTGAAAAAGTCGGCCTGTTGAACGAACCTCTGATTTCTAAAAAGTTTGCGTCTATGCGTGACGCCGACAACTATATGGAGGAATACAAGGATGTAGAAGGCGCGGCGATATACGGTCAGACTGACTATGCCTACCAATTCATCGCCCACAGTTTCCCCGGTACGATTCAGCCAGATTACAACAACATTCATATCGCCAATCTTGATATCGAAGTGTTCTCTGCAGGATGGGTCGATGGGCAGATGACTAAAGGTCCATTCCCGCACCCGACGATAGAACTACAGACGTTCAAAGGGAGCGCGGCGCGCGTCCGTCAGTTCCATAAACGTATCTTGGCCAACCATGCGTTCGTCCGCGAGCATTTCCCCGGCTCCTTTATCTCCAACAACGTGACCGACCAGTTCCCCATTATTGACGCAAATGGTAAGATCACCCAGAACATGAATGCGGCATTCCCGATTACGCTCATTCAGCTCCAGGATCTGACCAATAACAAATATATGGTCTGGGGGATGCCGTGTTCTAAGGATCGCCATAAGTTCAAATATGACCCAAATGATGAAGAGATCGGTGGTCTGGAAGTAGAATATCAAGAGTTCACCACCGAACAAGATCTGCTGCGGTCATTTGTTGATTACTGGGAAGCGCGGGCCTTTGACGGTTGGACAGGCTGGAACATTGAGCAATTCGATAGCCCGTATCTGGTAGAACGCTGTATGCAAGTATTGGGTGAAGCCGACACTAATCGCCTGAGTCCTTGGGGTAAGATAAAAAAGCGCATCATCCGGGATAAGAAAGGTGACATCACGACTTATCAGTTCGTTGGTTGTCCTATGTTGGATTACCTGCAGGTCTATAAGAAGCACACGTACACCACACGTGAAAGATATTCTTTGGACTGGATTGCATATTGCGAACTCGGTGAGAAGAAGATGGATTACAGTGAGAGCAAATCACTGTTTGATCTGTATTTCAACGATTATTGTAAGCACACCCGGTATGGTATTAAGGACGTCAAACTCGTCTGGCGTCTGGAACAAAAACTGCGTCTCATTCAGCTGATGTTTGTCCTGGCGTATCGCACCAAATCTAACTTTGAAGACGGTTTGGGCACGGTAGCGCCATGGTTGGCCATGTGTTATTACAAGCTGTACGAAAAGGGGATTGTTCCCAAAGTCCAGCGCGTCTATGATGGGCCGACAAACTTTGAAGGCGCATATGTCATGGAAGTGGCGCCAGGGATCTATTATTGGGTCTTCTCAGAGGACTTGAACTCCCTGTACCCACACATCATTCAGCAGTACAACCTCGGGCCTGAAACGATTATCGGTGATAAACACACCCGTCGTGAAATCATTGAAGCCATGTGTGAAGAGCTTGCTGTCAAGATGAATGATATGACGACGCCGATGCATAAACGTCGCCATATGAAGAATCTTCATGACAAACTGCTCCGCGCGATTGATGAACGCCTACAGGTTGTAGATGAACTGGTTGCCCTGGGTGAATTCCGGTTTGAAACCCTCGTGCGTTACAACGTGTCGTTTACACCAAACGTTCAATTCTTCAGTAATGAGAAAATGTCCTTCCTCTCTGAGATCATGCGCGGCATTTACGCTGACCGTAAAGGTGAGAAGGCCAAGGGTCTGAAGTATGAGCAATGGGCGGGCTGGTGTAAGGAAATGTCTAAGGGTGACTTCCACCTTGAATCCGCGATGAAATCCCGCTACTTTGACCAAGACTGGTATGAAGAGCACAAAAACATCGACCTTGATCACCTGTCCGAAGTGATGCACAAATGGGAAGACCTTGGCGTTGCCCAAGACACGTTACAGCAAGGTCTGAAGATCTTGATGAACGCAGGTTATGGTGCAATCTCTAACGTCTGGTTTAAAGAATACTTTAACCTCAACATTGCGGAAGCGATTACAACTTCAGGGCAGTTGATCAATAAGTGGAACAAACGTTACACTGACGATTATCTTAACGGATTGTGCGGGACCAGCGGCCTGGATTATGTTATCGCGGGGGACACGGACTCGAACTATATCTGTATCGAGCGCCTGGTCAAGAAATTGTGGGAAGGAGAAACTGATCACCACAAACTCGTTGATAATATCGACCAATGGATCAAGGAGAATTACCAGCCCAAGACCAATGAATGGGCGCAGATGCTCTGCAATACGATGAATGGCTACGAACAGCGCATGGTTTGGGAGCGTGAAGTCATTGCGTCTGCTGCAGTATGGCGTGCCAAGAAGATGTATTGCATGGCTGTCTATGACAGTGAAGGCATCAAATATGAGAAGCCGAAGATCAAATTCAAAGGTCTTGAGGCGCGTAAATCAACAACGCCAGAATGGTGTCGTGAACGTCTCATCAAGTGCTATGAGCGCATTCTTTTAGGCACGGAAAGCGAAGTCCAAGACCTCATCAAGACGTATAAAGATGAGTACATGAAACTGAGCGTCGATGATATTGCGAAGGCATCAGGTGTCTCTGATATTGAGAAGTGCGTGGCTCCTGACGGATCCTTTATCTCTGGGGCGCACTTTGCTGCAAAGGCATGCGTCGGCTACAATCGCCTGGTGGAGAAACATGAAGAACTCGATTTACCGTTAATAGAATCTGGCGATAAAGTCAACATTGTTCTGCTGAAAGCTGGTAATCCATTCGGTCAGAACTATTTCGCCTATCCAGAGTTCTTCCCCGAAGAATTGGATATGGCGAAATGGGTGGATTACAACACGGCATTTGAGAAGTCATTCATCGAACCGATCCAGTCTATACTGACGGTCGTTGGCTGGTCTCACAAACGTCGGGTCAATTTATTAGCGATGATGGGTAAAAAGGGGTAGAAAATGATTGTTGATCAACGTGGTAATGAAGTGGTTTTGGGGAATCCATATTTGTATATATTTGGAAGACCCGGCCCGGACGTGACGCTTTTGATAGCAAAATCTTTCACTGAAGAAGGGAAAGTTCTCTGCCAAGACTGCTTCTTTGAGTTTGAGATTGAAGTTGTGCCAGGAGAATTGTTCCAGCGTTACCAATATCAATGGGGACAACACGAGATTGATGCGGTCAAAAAATTCGGTGGCAACTACCAATTTATGGTAGACCACAATAATTCTTTGGCTTCTCACTAATTCAATAACCGACAGGGGGATATAATTCCCCTTGTTGTTTCCCTTTGACAAAAATAGGTGATTAAGATGAAACTCAATAAAACCGTTCTGTTCTACAAAATCATGCTGGCGTTCACTCTGTCAGTGTCTCTGTCTGCTTGCTCTGCTCTCTTGGACACACCAGATCTCAGCGGGCCGGACTTCACCCAAGACCAGGCTCAGACCAAAATGGATGACATGGTTAAAGCACATGCCGCCCTCCAGGGTACTACTCCCGGCCCGATCCAGACCGTTTGCAATTACGATGACAGCGATCCAACGACGGAGCTGTATCATTGTTCTACTTTCGTAAAAGACTCCATGGTTGTCCTGTATGGCGACTGCCAGGCTGATGGTTGTAAAGCGACAGGATATGATAAAGTGGAGGAAGATAAATGAACAACCTGACTTGCCTATACGATATGAACTCAAAGGTCGGAGGCCTGTACCGGGTTTTGGTGGACGTTGATCTGACAATCGTCGATAGTCTATCGCCTTGGGTCAAATGGTTTAATGACGGAAACCTGGAAGCCCAAGCAAGTCTCCCGGACGGGATTGTTGGCCCTGCTAAATTCCAGCCGATCACCAAGCAATGTTATATGAACCATGCGGGTGATTTGGCAATCCTGATGCGTGAACGTGCTCATCCGGCATGGTCACATTCATATGTCAGTATCGGCGGTAAGACCCATTATATGTCAAACGGACGCGACCCGATGGACTTTTGGCGCCAACCTGATCTGTACTCCCGTATGCAGCCGTTGCCCGGTGCGGTAGAGTTCTTGAACAACTTGCATGATGCGCTGCTCATGAAGTTTGAAATGGTGGAATTTGTTGCTGTCACCAAATGTGAACCCGAGCACGAACGCAGCAAACGTCAGTTCGTGTATGGCAAGTTCCCGAACATCTTCAATGGCTTCATCAGCACGGATGAAAAGCACATGGTTGCTGGCGATGTTTTGATTGACGACAATCCGAAATATGTCGACCCGTGCATCTGGAACAATGTTTTCAGCATCTTCGTTCCTCAGGGGAATTATGAAAAACTGGATCTTTCGGATTCAGAAAATATGATATATGTTAAACCAGTAGAAGGCCGCAACCACTTCGACTATCTGCGTGAAAATTTTACAGAAGTCGTTGACCGCCTGGTTGCACATTACCAATTTGTCCGTCAAGGAGTCTGAAGTGTCTAACGAATTGAAAGTTACAACTCAGCCTGTAGTTTCCGCGAAAAGCATCGTACATCCGATCGTTTCGGCTGTAAACAATTATATCAGGGGGATGGAAACTCCTACTCCCGTTGGAGCAGCTCAGAAATTTCATTCATTAGCAGTAGATTCTTTATTACGTTCTGAAGAAGATGAAATTTTCTATGACTTCGATGACCGTTATAAAGTGAAATTCGAAGAATATGGTCGCCAGAAGGTCGCTGTATTCTGGTCGCCTTGGCTTGGCGGTGTATCATGGCGTATTGAGGATGACAACTAATGTCAAAACTGATTGTAATCAAAGGCACAAGCGGCACGGGCAAGGGCACTCGTGTGGTACAGTTCATAGAATGGCTGCGTACTCGCCTCGAGCCGCGCGAGGTCACTTATACCATCGGCGATAAAACGCGCCTGTTTGGCCTGGCCTTTGATGAACTGAAATTAATGTTTGTCGGCCAGTATACTGCGTCAAACAAATCCGGTCTTGCCTCGTGGACCTCGATGGACGCTATCCATGCCGCGACAGGTTCTGGTGATATCGCCCGCGAACTGGTCAAAGAACATCTCAGCGCGGGATATACGCTCGTCTGTGAGGGTGAACCGTTGATGCTGTCTGATAAATGGCGTCCAGAATGGCTGTTTGCCAATTATCCTATTGAGCAACTGGCGCTGTTGTACTTCACGTATCCGGATCGTTATCAGTATGATGCTCGTATCCGTGGGCGTTCTGGTAAAGAAGCCGGGGATTCGGGCTGGACTCGGAATGAGTCTTATCAGAAAGAATTTGAAAAGTCTAAATCTGAAATGGCGGCGGCGGGCTGGGATGTCGTTGTAGATTCATACAGCGGTCAGGACGTCCTCTACAAAAAGAACGGCGTTGGCAGCGAAGTTGCCCAATTGCCATTCGACGCACCGCTGTGGGTCATTGGCAATGCCATTCATCACATGATCATCAATGAAGTCCGTGACGCTGGGTTCGTCTTCAAAGAATTCTATAAGTATTGCGAAGACCATCCAATGACACGCGAAGTTGGTGGTTCAGACCCGCTGGCGCATCGCGTACCGGAAAAGGCTACCCGCCGCCCGACTGTCAAGAAGACTGCTGATGAAAAGAAACAGCTGTCCAAAAGTTCTAACGTGCTGGCTATGATGTTGAGGAAATGAAGATGAACAACAAGTGGTTGGATGCAATTTTATTGGTCGGGGCGATCACTTGTTTAGCCTCATTATTAACCATGATAGTATATCATTATGGTTTCATTGATCTATCAGAAGCAGAAAAGAAAACCATGAATGTGGTTTACTGGTTCGGCTTCTTATCGTTCTTGATACCTGTTGTCTATAAATTATTTTTAAGGAAATGAGATGAAAATTTTGATTCCCCGCGATGCCGTGGCTATCGCTATTGATTATAAGGGCGATGCCAAGATGATCAATGCTGTCCGTTATTATCCGGAAGACAACCGGGTTATCCCACAGTTTCAGCTGAACACTAACCCGGCGTCTAAAGATTTTGGTCAGTGGCGCCAAGTCGGTCTCGTCCGTACTAACGCCAATGCCCAGGCGTTCATTGCTGACCGTTCCAATAAAGCCAAGCGTATGTGGGTTGTTACTTCTGACAAACGCTTTGTCGATATCTGGAACTCTGCATTCGGCCCGGTCACCGCAGATCAAGTGCAACTGGAGCCAGTTCAGCCTCATCCTGGAGATGAAGAACTTTCAAGTTCCGTCGGCGAAAAGGATTAATGTATGGCACATTTATCTAAAATGCCGCAGGGGTATAAAGCCCCTGAGCAATGGAAGTACCCGATTGATCTGAAGGTTGACTACCGCAAGCCTGAGAACCGGATGTATCTGCTCAAGGCGTGGGTAGAAGCGCTGTCCTATACTGAAGAGCACAACCAGCAGATGCGTCTGATGGATTATGCTATTGAAGTCACAGAAGGCCTCACCAATCTGGAAAAGATCGAGCGCAAGATCTGGATGGCGTTTCTTTGGGGTTGCTGCTATAATGCGATCGGCCCGTGGACAATCTACTCTGAGTTCCCGGTTCCTCCGCAGACCAAAGAAGAAATGCAGCGCTTCTCGGACTGGTATAATCTGAACTTTGAACGCATGCGCTTCGATACTGATTGCCGCTACCGCAAGTCCAAGATGATCCCATGTGTTCAGTCCTATGTGGATTGGCTGGGCGGTAAAACTCAGATGGATTCTTTTCGTTGGATGCTGGAATGCACCATGAAAGAAGACCAGTTTACTGAGTTGTGGGACACGGCAATGTCCTGGAAATACTTCGGCCGTCTGAGCGCCTGGAACTTCCTGGAAGCCCTGAACATGGTGTTCGGTAACATGTGGGAAATCGATGTCCCTGGCTTCATGCTGCGTGACCGTGAAGGTAGCGAATCGAACCGCAACGGCGCGGCGTTCCTTTCTAACCGTGATGATTGGGTGACCAAACACGGGAAGAAAAAGATCGACGGCTGTCCTATCACCGATGAAGAGTGTGACATCCTGGAAGCCGATTTGGAAAAGGCATTCCATGAATGCGTTGAAGAATTCGGTCACCTGACGTTCATCAACCGTCTGAACTTTGAGACCTCTGGCGCGTGTTGGTTGAAGAAATTCTTCCGTCTGAAGAACACTCGTTATATCGGGTGGGATGCGGAGCGTACCTGGGACGAAATCGACTACATGGAACGCATTTGGCCGGAGTACTCCTGCGCGGCACTCTGGGAGGCGCGTTCACTTTGGCTACCAGATACCCTGTTATGTGAGAAGGCTCCCGCAGGGCACGTCCCAGGCGTCCAGAAGTGGAAGATGCCTGTGTTCTTTGAGACGGGCGTTCCCCTACATATCTGGCATCTACAGAAGGGAACACGTTGGGAACTTGAAGAGCGTATTGAACGCAAACAGGAGACCGCCCCTGTTGGGAAGAGTGTTAATCTGATGTCATTGATGAAGAAATAACTGAGCAATACCAATTTCTTCAATAAAGGGAATGGGCTTATATTTGGCTCGTTCCCTTTTTATCGCTAAGGATCAAAATTATGACTCACACAGAATATGTCGAATATTTGTACGATTTGTTCATGAAAGAAACAGACGGCCAATTACACCCTAAGAAATCGCGTATCAAAGAACTTTACGAGAAAGGTGATTTGTCACCAATTCGTATTATTCGTGAATTGCGTCTTATGGGCGTTGAGTATCAAAAACAGCATATCACAGCAACTCGGACTTTGCAAAGAGCAACCGCGCACAATCTTCATTCTGTGGCCTCAATCATGTTTCGCCATCACCTATCGTTTGATGAAGCCATGGACCCGAAGTACCATGAAGAACGTTGGGCGCTCTTGGTTGCCAACGGCGCGGATGAAAAACACAAAGAACAACTGTTGGGTATGACGAAAGCCCAACTCGTGGATGGTGTATTATGATCTATCTCTTTTTCATCCTGCCGTTGGCAATGGCGGTTGCGTTCATAGTCAGACACCAGGCCGACCACAACGTTAAGGAGACGGTCTATACGACCCTTATCGGGGTTGGTTTGTCTTGCCTGATACAAGCGGGTGCATACGCAGCATTCTCCTTGGGGAGTGCCGCTGACGTGGAAATCCTTAATGGTTATGTGACTGGCAAGACTCGGGAAAAGGTCTCGTGTGAGCACCAGTATCAATGCGGCCAGACATGTTCAACGGATAGTAAAGGCAACCAGTCCTGTGTCCCGATCTATTGTGACGAGCATGATTATGACGTTGACTGGGATGTTCACACGACCGTCGGTGATCTGACCATTAAGCGTATAGACCGACAAGGTTTGCGCCAGCCGCCGCGCTGGGCACAGGTGAAGATCGGGGAGCCAGCTGCACAAGATCATCCGTATCAGAACTACGTTCTTGGAAACAGGGATTCATTATTCTCCCGTTCGGATGAACAGTTTGCCGAGAAGTTCAAAGATTATATTCCGGCGTACCCAAAGGTCTATGATTACTATCGTGTCAACCGGGTTTTGAACATGTCTGGTTTGAATCTTCCTGTCGGTTACTGGAATGATTATTTGAACGGCGTTCTGAAAACTCTGGGTGCCGAGCGCCAGGTGAACATCGTTTGGGTGATAACTTCAGGCCAGCCGATTGAATATTTCCAGGGGCTGGTGTATGCATGGGCGGGCGGCAAGAAGAATGACGTCATCGTAGTTACCGATATCACCAAGGATATGAAGATAAATTGGGGCAAGAGCACATCTTTTGCAGATGGCATGAACAACATGGAGTTGCATTCCCGCAATGGATTATCCCTTACTGGACAGCCCATGGGAATAGCAGTCTTCCAAGAAGTCGCTACCAATATCAGCAAGGGCTACAACCGGGTGTCTATGAAGGAGATGGATTATCTGAAATGGCGTGAGTTGAAGACCTGGGAAGCCCTGATCGTGTCTTTACTCGGTTGTGTGCCGTTCGGTGTATTATTCTATCTTGGCGCTGGGCCATATAATTTTAGTCTAAATCGTCGTTTCCCATTCTAAACAAGAGGCTACACAAATGTCAAAAAGTATCAGTTCTTCTCTTATCGTCGTCGGTGCTACCGTTGGTTTGATCGCAATCATCGCCGGGTTTCTTATCAGCACGTTCAACGGTTTTAACAAGCTGGAGAACAATGTTAAGAAGTTCAACAAGGACTCGGAGAACTATCTGAGTTCTTATACTATGAAAGTGCAGGACACGGCGCAAATCCCGGACATGTACAAGAACGGGTTGAAGGAAGTCATCAAGGGAACATTTGAAGGCCGCTATGGCGCCGACGGTTCCAAAGCGGTGATGCAATGGATCCAGGAACAGAACATTCAGTTCGATTCATCTCTGTATAAAGAAATCCAGATCGTAATCAGCGCGGGCCGTGATGAATTCCGTATCAGCCAGACCAAAAAACTCGATGCGTGCCAGTTGTACGAGACCCGGCTCCAGCAGTTCCCGGGCAACATCGTGGCTGGAATGTTTGGTTTCCCGCGTCTGGATCTGGAAAAGACCTGCCAGGTTGTAAGTGATAGCCATACCCAGGCAGCTTTTGAATCTGGTGTTCAGGCTCCGATTAACTTCAAAGGGTAATATCATGGGCGTAAAACTTACCGAATCTATGAGTCTTCACCAACAACAGGCGATTCTGGACGAGATCGTTATCTCAGCTGTTAAACAAGGTATCATCAGGAATGATACTCTATTAACCCGGCCAGAAATGATCCACCATCTTGCCGTATGCCTGGGGGAAGCATCCTATCCTCGCAAAAAGATCGTGTTGTTTAAAGAAGGTATTATCCATCCGTCTGGGCGCTGCGCTATCCTTACTCTGGTTGAAGCACACCCGCTGACTGAAACGAACGAAGTCAAAACTTCTATTCCAGTGACGCCGTACACCAAAGACGTTAACGAACTGACGTGGTTCGAAACTATCAACACCATCTATATCATGGCAGTTGGCGGCCAGCCTATTCAGGATCTGCGCGGCGATTTGAACTACACGCAAGCTGAATAGACTTAATTCTTCAATAAACAGGGATAGGGTATTATTGCTCTATCCCTTTTCTTTGGAGCAACATCATGTCAGAACCCAAAAAGATCGTGATCATCGGGGGCGGTCACCACAGTATTATCATGAAGGCCGCATTACAAGATCTTCATCCGGAATGGGAAATAAAGCAGATTTCGATCGAAGATCATATGTCAGCTCGTGAACTGGCACGTCTTGAAGAGAACGACAAGCGCATCGTGATTCTGGATGAAATCTGTTCTGAATTTGATGTGAAGCAGCTTATCAACAGCCTGAAGTCAAGGCGCAAATTAGATGACAATGATTTTATTGAAACATCCCGAGACGAGCGTCAGATGATGAAAGATGCTCGTTACCAAAAGCCGCCTCGTCTTTGTGGAACCGCTTCCCACAAACGCCAGGCTACTAAAATGAATAACAAACGCCGGAGCAAACGCTAATGCCTACCAAACCAACTTATGAAGAACTTACACAAGTGGTTCTCACATTTGACAAAACCTTGAAGACCCTGTACAATGTACTGGGAAAGAATCCGACTTCGGAGTCAGGAAAGACTGTCAACCTATTGTTGATGTTGAATCCTTTGTGGGATATTGATGCTATCGTGGCGGCGCTGAAAGAACCAGAAGCACAGAAACCAACTCCCGTCGCTTCTAACATCCAGAAGTATCTGGAAAACTTTGACGAATATTCTTTTACTGGTCTGATGCTGCGCGATCTAATCGATCAGGAAGAACGCCGACAGAGCAAAAATTGTCCAGAAGTCCAATCTCGTGATGAAATCAGAGCATTAGTGGAACGTGATTTTGACTATGGTTCTATGCAGTTGGCTGTGATGATCGCCAAGGCGTTGTCCTATGCCGCCAAAGGAGAATTATAATGAATTCCAAAAAGGCATTAGTTGCCATTGCTATGGCTGGTGCTGTTATCAGTGCAGAACAAGCATTGGCGCGTAGTTATCAGGAATCACGTCATCGCGGTGATGATATTTGGTATTCCAACAATTCAGGGCCGGGAACGCCGGGCCATGGTCGACCATCGGTGAAACGACCGAAGAAAGCCAAAACGCATGGAAAGAACAAAAGGAAGAGTAAATGAGTGATGACACCTTAACAGAAGAACGGCTCCTCGAAATATCTGAAGGGGAGCCGAGGAAGGTAAAGTGTCATGTCATGTTTGGTGAAGGGAAACAGATGGCCGACGAAATTCTGTATCTTCGAGCCGAACTCGCTCGATTAAGTAAACCTGAACCCGAAATTTAGAGGATATATTATGAGTTCTATTGAACAGCTGATCACACCGCAGTACATTTATTCTAACATTGTTGAGCATCTGCGCTCACAATTGAATATCGGTACGTTGAACAGCAGTGAATTGTCTGACTTCAAAATTAATGAAGTCAAGATCGCCGCCTTCGGGAGCCGCTACCATTTTGAGATCAAGCGCACTGTTGTAGAGCAGGTGGCTTCCAGCCTTCTGGATCTGAGTGCAACCAAGCCCAATCGTGCCGAGCCGACTGTAGTTGTCAAACAATATGTCGGTTATCTGGAAGAAGTGCTGGAACCGGGGGCGACGCGCCCGACCTTTGACTTCCGAGCATCACTCATTGGATAATATGAACTAAAGCCCCTTCTCAGGGGCTTTTTCAATTGAACGACCTTCACGTATCATACCTCTGTGTAATCCCTTTGAAACTGATAGGACTTCTTCGTTATGAAAATGCGCAAGTCAGAGCACTTCGTCCGCTCTTCATCATCTATATCTGGTAATGTGTTCAACGTCAAAATGACCGATAAGTTATTTGAAACGTTGTTCTCCAGCCTTTATCGTTATAAAGAAGCGGCGGCGCTTCGTGAGACCGTTTGTAATGCGATTGACGCTCACAACATGCGTAACCGTTTACAGCGCTGGATGCCGTCTCATTACGCCTCTCTGTCCCCGATGCCCCAACTGTACAGTAAGTATCTGGCTCCTTCTAACATTCCCGTAGAAGTCCATCTCCCGGACGATTACGAGCCATGGCTGGAAATCAAAGACTGGGGTATCGGCCTTTCGCTGGAACAGATCATGGGTGAACCTATTTTGGCCCGTGAAGATGAAGTGCTTCTGGCGGGCAACATGGTCGTCAAAGAAGACGAAATCCCAGAAGGTTCTGAAGTCCTGGGTGTGCCCGATTTCTCTTCGTATTATGGTGGACAATTGGTCTTTAAAACCCAAGATGGCGAAATCATCCGTTCCCCTGGGCTTTATACCACTTTGTTCAACAGTACCAAAGAAGACGATGATGGCCAGATCGGCGCGTTCGGTCTGGGTTCCAAATCACCTTTCTCTGTGTCGGATTCATTCACTGTTGAATCCCGCTATGAAGGGAAGATCTATCGCTTCCTGATGTATCTGAACGGGAACCGTATCCCGACCGTTGACCTGGTGACAAAAAACGTAGAAACCCGCGAACCTGCGCCGGAAGACACAGATGAATGGAATGGTTTGTCTGTGAAAGTCCCGGTCAAGAACAGTCGTTTCCGTGCGTTTGAAGAAGAGCTGATCCGTCTTGGTAAAGTTATGAAGCCCAACGAGCGCCCGAAAGTCACGAATCACTCATACAACTTCGATTGGGAAGACATCAGTTTTAACAACCGGGTGGGGAATACCTATATCCAGCCGAAGGGGACGGGGAATACCCACTATGCGGTCATGGGCGGGGTGTCATACCCTATTGATCTGGAACAACTGGAACAAGACGTTTCTTCTATTCTGGAAAAGTTCCCGACATCCTATACCTTCTTTGAACTCGGTGAGCTTAATGTCCCACCATCTCGTGAAGACTTGTCTTACGATGAGTACACTCGCGAAACCCTGAATCGCCAGTTCAAGAAAGTGGCGAATAAAATTATGCAGGAAAAGATTTCCGAACTCAACCTGGCGTCCAGCAAAGGCCCGCTGGCGTTGTATATGAAGAAAGACGAATTCACCAACATGTTCGGTAGCGGTTTCCGCAAAATGATGGAGCGGGACTTCCCGGCTGATACCCGCTTCTACAAAGGGAAATATGTTTACAACGGCACCCCTGATATAGAACGTAACATCGATGTTGACGCTCCATTCCGTACTGCCGGGAATCCTTATTACCTTGAAATATATTGGGATGCCGGGTATTGGGAAACCAAGGATTCACTCATGCTGAATGACGTTTATGGTTGGGTTGGTGAGAAAAAATCTGTTGCTATTATTATCGATAACTCCAGCCGCGCCCGTAATCTGAAAATCAGGACGGCGCGAAATAATCATGATGTTGTTATCGTTGTTAAGCCCAATGATTCTTTGCTGACCAATCGCAATTTATTGCAAAACCATAAAGGCGCATACAAGAATCACGAAGAGCTTCAATCCTATTTTGAATCTTGGGTTGGTAAACAAGAGACAACTATTGACCATTTGGTATTTGCCGATAAGTTTTACGAAGTTATTTCGGAAATCCTCGTGCCAAGTGAAGTTTACTTCATGCATGATATGCAGTATGTGAAGCCCCCGGTCGAAAAAGATCCAGGGATGTTTGCATACGAAGGGTTCCGTTTCAGTTTCTATAAGGATAAAGAATTATCTGCTGAAGATATCTCCAGTATCATTGATTCTGGTAAGCAAATTGTTTATATTGAGATATCAGGAACTAACAGCATCCATGATATTCGTGGAAAACGTGTTAATGAATACGTTGCCCGGAGCATTTTGGAATGTATGCACAACACTCCTATGGACGATGAGGGGAACAACATATTTGGGTTCATGAACTTCCATAAGAAAGTCATCCTTGCCCGCCGTAAATCGGTTCCGATGATGAAAAAGTTCCCGGAAGTGTTCGTGCCAATTGATGCGGTATTTGAAATGTTATTGAAACGCCATATGCCGTCTTTCAAATCTAAGAATGCCCGGGAACTGTTAGCATTAAGAAAGCAAACTCGTTGTATCATAAACCGTATCCCGTATGCGGAGTCACTTCTGGCCAAATCTCACGAAGGTATCCCAGAAAAGTTTGCTTATCTGAAGGATAGAATATCCCAGCTGGATAAGAATAATATTGAATTAATCCCGGAAACTGAATGGGATTATCTGAAGGAAATCAGTAAGAACAAGAAAGGATTATCTGGCGTCAAAGATCTTAACGAGGCGATGGAAAAATTAAATTTCCATGTTAGTATCAAAAAGAACTTTGACCAATACCGCCATGGGCAGGCGCGTATGATTCAATTGTTTTCCAGCATCAATGAATTGCTGAAAACCAACGGTTATTGCGAAATCAGCTGGACACGTTCTATTTCGCAGACCCAAAAGAAATATAACCGGTATCGCGTCGATTGCCATAACTTGCTAAAACATCTGATGGCGACGTATACGCCTGTGGCTCAGAACCCGATTGAAGAAGACAAAGAGGGTTTCTTCGCCGCTATTTCAAAACGTATTCTCGGGGCATAATAGCCCCGTCTAACACAAAGTGGGAACTACAAGATGACTGCTACCGAAAAAAGTATTTTACGGATGTTGAAGGATGGCAAAAGCCAGAATTCTATCGCTAACGAATTGGGCGTTCCTCGCTCAATGGTACAGCGTGTGTCCGACCAAGAGCTGGGGGTTGACCCGGCTTCTCTGAAATCGCTGACAACCGAACAGATCGAACTGATCCAGTCTCAGAGCCACGCCGGGGAAAGCAACACCAACCTGGCATCGGCTTATGGCGTCAGCACCAAAACTATCGCCCGTGCGCTGATGGTCCGTATCATCAAACAAGCAAACAACATCACCGTCATTTCACCGATTAAAGAATCGGACGCCACGAAAGAATTCGAAGTCCTGGAAGGCGGCGTGGCTGTATATGAAAAAGACGACGAAGAGTGGTATGTCGGCAAGTTCATGGAGAACCACAACCAATTCCTGTGTTTGCGCTATACGGACGACAGCAGTTATGCTGGGATCAAAGCGGCTATGATCGCGCGCGATCAGCTGAAACCGTCTGAGTCTTCCGACAAATTGAATTCTAAAAATGACGGCGATAAAATCGTTGCGCTGGCCGAAGTGGCATCTGCTCTGGTTGATGGTCACAAAGGTGAGACTTCCGAGATCACGGTTATTTTACCTGACGAAGACACGTATCCGATGCGCGGCTCCATGGACGCCCGCCGCCGGGTTGGTTATTACGACAGCATCCTCGGTCGCACCCTGCGTCTGGCGCTGTCATCCGTGACTTTCAAAGTAAAATTGAAAGAAACACAGCAAATCGGTGACAAACAGACCAAGGCTGAATTCGGCGATAAAGAGCTGAGTGTGTTCCTGAACGAACATCAGATCATGATCCTGCCGGAGAGCGTCGTTATTGTCATCGATGGCAAACCGGAAACGATCACGACCAGCCACCAGTCGTATGACCGAATCGTTGAAGCGATTAAATCTCGTGACATCAAACTGGCGTATACGTTGATGAAGCCGCGCGAAGCGATTGAGAAATTTGCGACAGGCCTGGTTGACATCAGCAATAACCGTGTTCGTTGGTCCGGCCATGACATCACGGGTACGAGCGTTGCCAAGCGTATCCTGACACTGATGCTGCGTGGTGATTACAGCAACATGCAGCGCCTGACGAACTTCCTGGATAAGATGTTCCAGAACCCGAGTTCGTCCCTGGTACAGTCTGGCCGCATCTATGAATTCATGGCATACTCGGATATTGAGATTGCTGAAGACGGTGACATCATTCTGTACAAGTCGGTCCGTGGCAATTACATGGACAAGCACTCTGGTACGATCGACAACACTCCGGGAACGATCGTACGCATGGCGCGTTCCTTCGTCAACGATGACAACAAAGACCTGTGCTCCTATGGGCTGCACGTCTGCTCGCTGGCATATCTGAAGCAATGCTTCGGCCACTTGGGTCAGCGCGTTGTTCGTTGTAAGCTGAACCCGAAGGACATCGTGTCGATCACTGATGACTACAAGTCCAGTAAAATTCGCTGCTGTGAATATCTGGTGTTAGACGACTACACCACTGAATATAACCGTCAACACAAATCCATTGACGTTGAAGGGCTTTATCGTTAATCACGACAGCGTAAAATAAGGGGCTTCGGCCCCTTTTTGTTGGAGTTAATTCATGGAAACCAGAGATGTTTATTTCAAATATGCTCGCCAGACATTTGGGCCTTATAGAACGACTGAAAAGTTCTTAATAGATTCTTTTCAATTTGACGGTGAAATGCGAGAATATTCATACAAACATTTCCCGGTCAGGAATATTGAAGGGAGCCAATTTGTAAAATTATTCTGTCATTGTGGGGCATGTGACTTTAATGACGACGGGCGTTGTATGCATGAATACCAATGCAATTGCTGTGGTAAATATATCAAAGTCTATAGGAGAACTGAACATGGCCAAGACACCGAAAGTTAAAGATACTGCTGTTGTTGACCCAATCACCGCAGTAGAAGAACAGAAAATTCCATCATACCTGCAGCGCGTCCTGGATAACATCCCGAACGTTGGCGACGGCGCCACGGTATATGCTGGTGACTATGGTTGGGTATGCGAGCATAAAAACGGCGATAAGGAGCTTCTGGAGGAGCTAACCGGGCTTGCCAGCACCCTCAAACGTTATGGTCGCGACAAATTCGGCCGACCGATAGAACCGGGAACGGTCATCAGCACTGATATTACAGTAGAAACCCTCAATCTTCTGGATATCAATGATCTGTCGGTATTGGGTGAGCCTCTGGGTATTGTAGAAACAGACCGGGACAAACTGATCGCCAAATTGATCGAAAAACTTCAGATTAAATAAGTCCAGTGTACAACAGCTGAACTTATTCTATATGCCTATTGTTGATGAAAGCAATTTAATGGAATACGCTCTGAGGCATTATATTACTCCTTGTGTCTCAAGAGATGATTTGATGGTGGACATTCAGCGAATTTCGCTAATTAATCAATCATTGAAACGATTTGTTCCCGGGAAAAGTCCCCGAGTCCTTATCAATCAATTGATTACACTTTTCAACACTTTTGAGACTGAGGCTGTATGCCGAATGTTAGTGTTGAAAACTGACAAGTCCCAACATCCTCGTCTGAAAGCAGCGTTGTTGACGTTAGGTGTATGGAGAGATGATTTATGTTCCGGTTCTTATGAACCAGATAACGAGCTGATGATGGCTCTGAACAACGATTTGGATGAGTGGAGGAAACCATGCCAACAATCAATGTATTAGTCGCGCCGTATGTTGTACGCAACAAACCGGAGACCGAACGTGGTCATGTTGTTACCGGGGTTGCCAAGGGCTGGCAGAAAACCAGTCTGAACCAAGACCCGAACGAAATTCTGACCGAATGTAAAGGTCTTGATGCACTGCTGACCAAATCTAATCTGGAAGCAGACGGCGTGACCAAAATCGATCCTTCGAAGCCCGTTGGCTTCCTGGTATCTTACGAAATTCACGATCCCAGCGCAGTCCTGACTACTGGTCTCACTATCACCCCGGCAACCGCCAATGGTGAAATTGGGCAAGTGGTTGAACTTCTGGCGACGGTGGCTCCGGCGAATGCAACCTACAAAGGCGTCAACTGGTATTCCGGTGACGTGACTAAAGCAGTCCATATCGGCGGCGGTAAATTCAAACTGCTTCAGCCCGGTTCCGTGACCGTCTATGGCGTCACCGTAGAAGGCAACCATACCGATTCAACCGTCATCACCGTTGCGGGCGCTTTGTCTCTTTCAACCGATCTGACGGCAACTAAAGACGTTACCAGCGGCCAAGACGCGACGTTTAGCGTTGTCGCTGCGGGCGGCACTACCCCGTACACTTATGTGTGGCATTTCTCTGATGTGCCGGGTGGCGCAGGTTCGGTTATTGACGCTGGCACCAACGCGACTGCATCAACCGCTAACCTGGTTGTGACTGCTGTGGATGCTGCCGACGAAGGCGAATATTGGTGTGTTGTTTCTGACGCCGATGGCCATTCAGTGACTTCTACCCGTTGTGAAATGGCTGTAGTCTAATATGAAGACCTTCAAGGATTTCCTTGAAGATTCTTCTCCTCCTGCCACCACGACCGCCGATGTGGGGAAACCCGAAGGCGGTATGGTCAAGGAACCCGTGAAGAAACCGAAGGATCTTGAAGAGGAATCAGAGTTCAAGAAAATCTTTGGGAATATCTTCAAGGATATTGACTTCAGCAAAGCCAAGAAATGGAATTTCAGGACAGGCAAGTATGATGAATAAAAGAGGCTTCGGCCTCTTTTTCTTTATGTGTTACTCGGGGTATAATCCACCAGTTCCCCATGAGCGGAACTTAACCGAGGATACACAAATGCAATCTATGGTAAAACGCAGAGTAGAAATCTCATTGAATGCTCACGTTGAGATGATACAACAACTTATATTGGATGCGTACGAAATCCAAAAAGACCGCGAATCGCGGAGCTTGGTAGATATTATTGAACCGGGCAACATTCTATATTACCGTATGATCAGGCAGACAGGTCATACAGCAGCGCTGAAGAAACTCCTGTCTTACAATTTCCAAACAGAAAATAACGTCCGTATTATGGCTGTCTTTCACAGTGAAAGCGAGCGTGGTTCTTTCTTTTCTTCTCCCTATAACGTACCGGCCCCGCATGTTGATAAGAAAGACAGTACCACCACAATTAGTCATTATATGGGCACCAAGATTGACAAGGCTGATATTATCGTATTCTCTGATACTTTACACGATCCGAAACGCCTTGATGCTGCACATAAAATGTTAAAAGAGAGTCGCTCTGCTCTTACTAATTTGAAACTAGTTGTCTTTCTCGGCTAGATAATAGGGGCTTTGGCCCCTTTTAATCAACCAGGAGGTGTGAAATGGTACGTTTACGTCATAAACCGAATCAGTTCGCCCTGGGAATGCTTTGCGGTATATCATTCATGATATGCCTGGAAAACGCAGTCAGTCTTGTTGCGGCCCCTGACTTCCCTTTGGTCAGATTTATATTATCTGGGCTGTTTGGTGCTGTATCTGTCGTCAGTTTCCTGATCGCATCCAGGAAATTATAAATCTGCTACACACAGCAATATATTGATTTGAGAATCCTATATCATGTTCCTATTACTCAATGTTCCAAAAGATCGTATGACGCCGGATAGCGAAGGCAAGACACATTACAACATTTACAGTCGGAGCCGCACCGAGCTGGGGAGATTCCTGTCCCATTTTGCATACCATCCCATGGATACTGTCGATGGCGTTTTCAACTCGATGGAAGGCTACTGGTATTGGCTCAAATATCGGCACGATGACCTGCGTAGCCTTTATGGAAATGATGCCAAACAATTCGGTCAGACTCTGGCCAAGTCGCAGATTGTCGTTCTGTCTCCTGATGACCCCAAATTTAAACACGACATCATTGCAGCAACAAGCCAAAAATTGCTGACGATGCCGCCCAAGCTGCGTTTCCAATTAGCCCATAGCCACCTTCCCCTGATACATGCATATGAACATCAGGGAAAATATAGTTTTCAAAACTCTATGGACTTTATCATACAACATATCAACCGCTTTCGCCTAGAAGGATATTTGAAATGAAATTTCTGCGTAATATTGTCAATACGTCATATGAATGTACTGTGGTCAATCCAGATCGTTCTCCATTTTTCGTCTTCTGTAAACTGGTGGAAGAAGTATGTGAACTTTCCGATGTTTACCACGGCATCGCAGCTTCAGAGCCACTCAATGGAGAAATAGCTGACGTGATTATCTCAGCAGTTGATCTTTTGTATGTCTGCGATTACAAAGATGCACAAATCCATGGTAATATGACGAAAGATGAAATTATTGATTCAATTATAACCCAAATGGCGTTGTCGCAAGGATATTCTGATTTCCGCCAATATTCCCTTGAAGACCACCTTTTCTGTGATACCACCACAGGGCCAGAAAAGAATTTAGCTATGATCCATCATATGAAAGGGCGTATCACCAGATTGCTAAACCAGCCACAAAGATCTACCGATAATTTAAACTTCCTGGTGAGCACTTTAATCAGATACACAGCTCAATTGGCATTGTCATACGGTTGCGCCCCTCAATATGGGACTGATGAAGGAAGAACGTATTATCATTGTGCAGAACCGTCATCGATTAGAATAAAAGTTGAGCACGCATTTGAGCACAAAGTCGAAAAGTGGCGGGGCAAATTTGGTCTATAAGCCAATCCCATACATAATCTTGTGTGTTTACATTGACGGGATAGGAAGATGACCAGTAACGTTAACATTGAAAGAAAGTACAAGAAGCTCTCCCATGTAGAGCATATCCTTCTCCGCCCAGAACGTCATCTGGGCAGTATCCGTTCAACATCCGGGACGGTTTGGGTTTATGACCCGGTAAAAGATCAGGTTGTGTTCAAGGACAACTTTACCTATTCCCCGGCGCTGATCAAACAGTTCGATGAGATTATCACGAACTGCGTTGACCATAGCAAAACTCCTGAGGGGAAACGCCTCAACGAGATCACTGTTACGGTAATGGCGATGAATGGCCAGATCATCGTTTCTGACAACGGCGGCATCCCTGTGGTAAAACACGGTGAGACCAAAGAATGGCTCCCGGAGATGCTCTTCGGCTCCTTGTATGCTGGTAGTAACTTCAACGATGATGACGAAGAGTACAACAACAAGAAATCTGGTGGCCAGAACGGCGAAGGCGCTTCTCTCGTAAACGTGTTCTCAAAATGGTTCCGGGTATCTACCAACGACGGCAAGAAGTCTTATCTCCAGACGTTTGAGAACAATATGAGCAAACGTTCAGAGCCGACGATCAGTAACCTGAACGCGCCGGGTACGACCATCGCCTGGATCCCGGATTATGAACGTCTGGGGATCAAAGGTCTGGATAACAATAATCTGCTGATGATCTACCGCCGGGCATTTGAAGTAGCGGCGTGTAACCCTCGTTTGAAGATCGTCCTCAATGGCAAGCCTATCCGGATTGATCGCTTTGGTCATTTCGTGGATTACTTCTGCCAGGGTTCATCTGTAGACGAATCAGGGGATTGGTCTGTTGCTATCGCGCCTTCGAACGGCACGTTCATGCATGCGTCGTATGTCAACAGTATCGCTACTCACGTCGGCGGGCCGCATGTCGACTATGTTGCCGACCAGATCGTTGCTGCGATTCGTACTCCGCTGTCTAAAAAATTCAAGACAGAATTGAAGCCAGCGATGATCAAGAACCATATGATGCTTTTCATATCTGCTGACATCGATAACCCCCGGTTTGATAGTCAGACTAAAGAGCGCATGACCACACCTGTCAGTCAGTTTGGAACAACATACAAACCGTCTGATCGCTTGATTCGTAAGGCGCTGGAATATGTTACCATCGGCTTGGGTAAGGAACTGGCGGCTTTGCGTAATGACCAGGATGACGCTGAGTTTGAAAAGGCCAAAAAGGAAATCACCAAACGCGATTATCGTGAAATTGAAAAGTATTATCCCGCGACGGCCCGTGGTGATCGTTCAGGCTGCGTACTGGTGTTGACCGAGGGTGATAGCGCGTCTAACCCTATCCTCAATGCCCGTGACACCAAGAAAATCGGTCTGTTTCCTCTGCGTGGTAAATTCATCAACTGCTTGAACGCTTCGCGCGCCAAGGTCATGGCCAACGAAGAATTCAAGAACCTGTGTACTATCCACGGCGGCGCAGTACCGGGGCAACCGATTGACACCAGCCGTTATCCTTGCACGGTTGTCGCTACGGACGCGGACGATGACGGCATTCATATCCGTGGCCTGTTGATTACCATGTACTGTACGTTCTGGCCAGAATATGTCCGCCAGGGGCGTCTTAAACTTCTGCGCTCCCCGTACATGCGTGTGTGGTGCGGTAAAGAAATGCATGAGTTCATGAACAACGCCGAATATGAAGAGTTCATGAAGACCCCAGAATCTAAAAAGATCACAAAGAAGAAATATCTGAAAGGTCTTGGGGGTAACAGCACCGAAGATTTCAAACGTATTCTAAACAATCTGGATGCGTATACTACGACGGTCGTTCTGGATGATGCCTACAAGAATTCATTGAATGATGGGTTTGGTGATAAGGCGGCGGATTACCGCAAGACCTGGTTTAGTGACGTTTGCTTGTTCGAAACAGAGGATGAATAAGATGGTTGCCAAAAGCATTACTGTGACATCATTTGTTAATACCGATCATAAGGAATTTTCGGTTGTTAACAGCGTCCGTCAAATTCCTCTGTTAATTGACAGCCTCAAGCCCAGCCAGCGAAAAATTTTGTTTTCTGCTCTGGAATACGGTAAGGAAGAGATTGTTGACCGCCTGGGTATGTTTTCCGCCGCCCGTACCAATTACAAATCTGGTGGTGAGAATATGAGCAACACTATCGTCAATATGGCACAGGCTTTCCCAGGGACGAACAATATTCCGTATTTTGATCGTGATGGTCAGTTCGGCTCAATCATGGGTAAAGAAGCGTCATCACCGCGATATATTTCTGTGGCAGTATCCGGCGTGATTCGTAAAATCTATCGGAAAGAAGATGAAGGCATTCTGGAATACAATTATCTTGGTGAGGAAAGGCTGGAACCAAAGTTTTTCCTGCCGGTTATCCCAATGTTCCTCGTGAATGGTCTGAACGGTATCGGTAGTGGCTATGCTACCAAAACCCCATGCCATAGCATAAAGTCTGTCCTGGATGCCCTGAGAGCGCTTCTCCGTGGCGAAGACCCAAATGACTTGAAACCGTATTGGAATGGTTACAAGGGGGAGACAGGATACACTGAGGAAGGTCGAGTGTACTGTCGTGGTGTGTATGAACGTCTCAATGCCACTACCCTACGCATAACTGAAGTCCCGGTGGGCTGGTTTGCCAAGGATTATGAAACCAAGATTATTCTTCCGCTGTATAAATCAGGGATTCTCACAGAGTATTCCAACGATTCCACAGAAGATGGTTGGGATATCACTGTTGTGTTCAAACGTGGTGAATTGTCTAAACTGGATGATGCCAAGGTGGAACAGATGTTCCGGCTGTACTCAGCTGAAATGCCGACCTGGACATCTTGGAACGAGTGCGGTATTATCCAACGTTTTAATGGTTGGAAAGATATGCTGTATGCATTCTTCAACTATCGGCTGGAACGGTATGAAGATCGTCGCCAATATCTGTTGGCTGACCTCAACTCCCGTATCCACAAAATGAACAATCGTGCCTTGTTCATTGAATGGGCGACAAAAATAGATCTACGGCAGAAAATTGATGTTCTTAAATCTCTCTTTATTCAAGATTACCCGGACTTTGATGGTGATCTTGACGATTTGTTCAAGATGTCTCTATCCTCGATTACATTGGACGCCCGCGAGCGCCTGTTGAATCAGATCAAGAATCTGGAAATTCAACGGGACGAGTTAAATAAGAAACAGGACATAGATCTTTACAACGAAGATCTAGACGAGTTGGAAACTCTGCTCGATCTATAATACAGGGGGCCAAAAGCCCCCGCCACCTGCGAGGGCTTTAATATGTTCTATTTCCGCAGCATTTCCGTTCTTGTATTCCTTGCCTGGGTGCTTGACATATGCATCCCTCGCTTCATATCAGAAGAAGTCGCATTCGCCCTTGTAGAAGAAGGGGAAGGAGAAGACTTCGATGCCTATGTCCCCATATGTTCTTTAAAAGATATCACTGACGAAGACGATGATGTTGTCATGGTAGGCACTATGCGTTCCTTCAATCTGTTCGGCTTCGCCTTGTGGCCTAAACTGATCGGGGAATTGCGTCCTTACAACCCATATGAGGAGATGGACAGCTGATGAGCAGATTCCTGAGTTCAAAATTATTGTCTATGGGTGATTCTTTATATTTTCAATGTCCTGGTTGTAATATGCTTCACCCATATCGCGTGAAGGGTTCTCCAGAACAAGGCCCGATCTGGGCGTGGAACAATGATGTTGTTGCACCCACTTTTACTCCAAGTCTATTGGTATTTAAAGATCGCCCCGGCTCACGCTGTCATTTGTTCTTGACAAATGGCAAAATACAATTTCTTGGCGACTGTTTTCACGATCTGAAAAATCAGACTGTGGATATGGTCGATATTCCTGAACCTGAAATATGGATTGAATAGATTATGAAACTACTTGGTTATTTCCGTGAACTCCCTGGTGGCACTGGACGATTGTTCTCTGAGGTCAAAGGAACCCCGGATGGTACAATGGTTGCCCTGTACGCTCGTGACCTACCCAAGGAAGGGGAATGGCAGCGCCGTGTCGTGGCCGCAGCCAACAAATATGGTGATGTGATCGTGGTTGCTGATCGTCACCACAGCCGATTCATGAATTCCCAGTTAAGAATTCTAAAAGAAGCTGGGGTCATTACTACAACCCATAGCCGTGAACAGGGTTTCATCGACAACCAAGGCAATTTCTTAACTCGTGAAGAGGCAGCGATCGTCGCTAAAGAAGCCGGGCAAATCAACCAAGTTCGTCTGAAGAATACTCCTTTCAATCAGCTTTTCTCCGAAGACCTTTATTGAATAAAAAGGCGGTATTATTACCGCCTAATCCCATAACTGGTAAATGACCATGGCCAAATTTGAACCCGGTGATATTGCGCAATTTCGGGCTATTTCACGTCGCTTGAAATTATATGAATTAAACCCAGAAGAAATCGATGAAAACGTGAAGGGAATGTTAGAAGGGATGTTTGGTTGCGCCGTCGGTAGCGAATTATTCGAGTTGTTGAAGATGGCGTCCGACAATGATTTCATCGAATATATTTCTGAAAACGCAATGGAAAGCGTGATGAAGGGGAATTGGTGATGCCTGAGTTCGAAATATATTTTGACCCGGCAACCACCCCTGCGTATCTCAATCGGATTGTAAAAGAAATCGCTTTCCGTTTGATGTCCAAAGGGTTTGGGGTTAATATTATCGCCGCCGACGAGAGAACATCTATCATGTCCATCAACAATAGTGAAGGAGATGGCGGCGTTTTTTGCCTTGAATTTATTGATGACATCAACATTACCTGGAGAAGAATTGTATGACAACGTATATCATTCGTGGTGGGAATTTGTTGGAAGCCGCGAAAAGTTTCAATCTTATTAACGGATTCGCCCATGGCGCCAATTGCTGGTCGGTGATGGGCGCGGGTATCGCCAATTTCGTTCGGCTGGGGTTTCCTGACGTCTGGCGCGCAGACCAGAACGATGAGCGCGGGCCGGAGCAGCGTCTCGGTGGCATGTCTTATGCCTTTGACCGTGACACGGGTGTTTGGGGCTTCAATCTGTATACTCAATTCTATACAGGCCCAAATGCTCGTATGCCTTCCGTTATCAGTTCTGTACAAGTGATGTTTGAACAACTTCACGAGATTATGGAAGCGAAGGATTCTGAAACGGTCTATATCGGCCTGCCAGCTATCGGCTGCGGTATCGGCGGTCTTAATCTTTATGACGTTGTCCGCCAGGTAGAAGCGCTGGCTGAAACCCTGTACGAAGACACTCGCCGCCGGGTTGTCCCCGTGTTCTACATCATGGAAGTAGACAAGTTTGCGGAAGACATGGAAAATCTGAACGCGCTGGATGATGACATCAACGTCGTCGATTCTGAAGAAGAAATTATCCGGGTGGAGGGTAACAATGTATAAATCAAATATTTTGGCGGTCGCCGATAGTGAAACCCTGGGCCGCTGGGATGACGCTGTTATGTTATCCTGGGCGCAGACAGTAGCTGATTTGACCAAACGTTATACTCTCCAGCAACTAGTCGAAGAACGTACTACATTCATTAAATTGAATGTCAAAGAGCAAATCGACCTCGGTCGTGTCAAAGAGAAAGTGACTGTAGACTGGTGGCTGGGGAACGGGAAATATAATCCATGTGATGCCGCCCGTGAAGTCAGCCTGTATCCAAAGGAAGATGATATCTCCATCTATCAGCTGGCCGACGAAATTCGCAAAGGGTGTCATCGCCTGGGGGTTGATCCCAGGTCGGTTGACTGGTGTGATCGAAATCTATTCGATCTGCGTAAAGCCCAGCATATCATTGAAGTGACATGCGGGCAATACTCCAATGAGCCGTGGGATTATCACCACACATTTGATATCGTCAGCTGGCTGAAAGGCGTTGGCCAGATGGATCGCTATGCCGGCATCAAGGCATGGGAACTGGAAGGCATGGTATACCATGATCCTCGTTATGATGCTGCGCTGGATTGGCTCCGCATCCAGAAAACCATGGAAGATCTGATGGGATTAAAGGTGGAATAATGTTTATTTTCACTGCTATCGGTATGATATTTGTGGGATGCATTGTGCTCATCGCGATATATTTGATCTATAGCAATTATATCCATCCATTGTTCCAGGCAATCAGCTTAACCCGCTGGCAAATCGCATGTGTGAAACCAACTCGGAAAGTAACTTTCAAAGACTTCTGGGCATGTATATGTCATTATTATGAAGTTGGTGGCTGGGTAGGGACTCGCACCTGGAACGATCTTGGTGAATGGCGTGGAATAGGCCGATGGGAAGTTTATAAATCTGATAAAGATGAAGCCCCGTAAGGGGCTTTTCTATATAAGAAATAACGTATTATTGTGATATATCTATCTAACCCGAGACAAATCATGAGCATATCCCGTACCAGAACTGTCACATTCAATGTTGGTGGTGTAGAATTATACCATCATTATGCCCGTGATTCTCACGGCATTACGACCAACACGTATATGGCTGATAGTCATATTGTGACCAGGGAAGAATTCTATAAGATCATTAAGGATTCTTTAAAGGGGGCGGAACGGTATATTGCCCAGGCTCTCGGAATGATTAAGGCGTAATCATGGAAATCAATGTAGAATTCAATGACAGAGAATTTGTACGCGACGTGTTGGAAGGACAAAAGTTACCCATGCATTTCAATGATAAGAGTGTGACTTTGTTCTGGTCTGGCGGTGTTGACAGTACATACATGCTGTTCTGGTTGCTTTCTCACGGATATTATGTCCGGACGATCTACTGCGACCTGGAGAACAACTCGTTCAAGTCCCGGCGTGAAATGTGGTCTAGGAAAAAGATCAGACAATGGGCAGAAAAATATCGTCCAGAATTAACACAACATTGGGACAATGATGAAATCCCTATATTAAAGGTAGAAGCAGCTGGCCCTTTCCGTTCAGCATTGGCCCAAGCCCCAATATGGTTGCTTGGCACTCAGCTTGCATCTATCTATCCTGAGACGTATGTCATGGCATATGTGAACGGTGATGATGCCCTGCAGTATATCCGTTCCTTCAATAAGATCATGGAAGGGTATGCTATGTTGGCTGATCCACAAAATCGCCCGGCTGAATTGTTGTTCCCCATGATCGGGTTGAAGAAAGCCTGGTTTTATGAAGCCCTTCGTCCTCTTTACGGGATGATGACCTGGTGTGAATATCCGGTTCTGAAAAAGAACTGCGATTGTATGGCCTGTACTCGTCATCGTTATGAGGTGGGACTAAAATGAAATTAACACAGATTCAGCGTGAAGAGATATTGTCATATCTTAATTCTATCCCTTCTTTGTCAGCACAATATCAGCGGGGATTGGTGATACCATTGGTGTCCAGCATCCAGGAAGTAACACAATATAAATCCTGGAGTCCATATCTTGGCCATCCGATTTCCACGGCATTCATTTATAAAATGGAAGATGATTTTCGTTCTATATTAGATGTGTGGGCATTGGAAATATCCTCTCGTTATCCTAAATTGGCACATATTCTGGAAGACCGATCTTTGTTCTGGATCAAAGTTCAGGTGAATGACAACGATAAAAATCAGGTTGATGTCATATTTTCGCCTGCTATCGTCAATATGTACCAAGGTGTGGCTGATTTTGATGTATTCGACTGGTCAGGATGGACTGACAATATGTTAATCAATTTCTATAATGATCTCAGAGGAAAAGAATATGGCGGGTAAAGTTTTCTTTTTGGGTGATCCCCACCTGAAACATAAAAAGATCCCCAAATCACGTGGGTTTGAAACAGTTGATGAACACGACATCGCAGTTATCGACAGCATATTCCAAACGTGTGGCCGGGATGATTCCTTGATCATTACGGGCGACACATGCTTCGGTGGCCCAGATGCGTTCATCGAACTGATGCGAGAAGGCGCGGCGCGTAACCTACCAAAGATGCATGGTAAGGTTCCTGATGATTGGCGGCCCAACTTCAACATCAAAGTAACTCAGGGGAACCACGACAGTTTTTCAATGCTGATGCAGTTATTCCTAAGTGAATGGATCAGCAAATTCGGTTCTTTGTTTGAATACAAGATGGCTCGGAGTGACGGCAGCGTTTCCAAAGTGATTGTCACTCATGTGCCCGTACTCCTGGATCGTTGGGAATATAATGTTCACGGGCATTGGCATTCCCGCAAAGTAGGGAACCCGGATTACCTGAACTCAAGCTGGGATCATTTACGCCGCCCGGCTACGTTTAAAGAACTGTTACAGCTTCACAATGGGGAATCATTATGATAATCGGTATCGATTTTGATGGGACGTGCGTTACCCATGAATACCCTCTCATCGGACGCCATATCGGTGCTGTAGAGATTCTAAAGAAGTTGGTGGATAAAAATCATCTTCTGATTCTGTTCACCATGCGCAGCGGGAAACAACTTGAAGAAGCGGTTGATTGGTTCCAGTCATTTGATATCCCGCTGTATGGTATCAACAAGAATCCCACACAGCATGAATGGACAGATTCACCAAAAGCATATGCGCAATTGTATATTGACGACGCTGCTCTTGGTTGTCCTCTGAGTTATGACCCAATGTCTAAGCGCCCCTTTGTGGATTGGGGTGAAGTTGAAATTATCCTTGAAAGAGCGGGAATATTATGAAAACGAAAGATACTGTTGTGAAAACTCAAAAGTGGCCTCGCTATACGGGCCATCAATTGAATTATATGTTCGGTATGTTGAAATCTGAAGACAGCAACCGGCTTATTATCAATTCCAAACGTTATGCCAAATCCTGGAAAAATTCTAAAGGTGTCCGCGTTTGGAATTTTACCCCGAGCCGGCATCTGACCAACGTCCTGGGTGATCCTTGGGATACCCAAACCGGGGAGTCTCTACTCAAGAAAGGGTTGATTGAGCCTTGGTTTACTGTAACCCATGATGGCGGTCATGACGCCCCTGACGGCAATTATCGCTATGCTCGTGGGGAAGTGATCCAGTTCTATCGCCTGACTGCGCTGGGGCGAGAAATCTGCCTGAACTAAATTTGAAAGCGTATTGAAAAAGGAGAGTATATACTCTCCTTAATTTATTAGGAGATGCCATTATGATGCCGCTAAAAGAGTTGTATGAACGTGTGTTAGAATTGAAGGCCAAAGAACGCCTTTATTCAGAAGAAGCTGCGGAGTTGTCTGACCTTACGGACAAAATCGTTCTGCGTGAGAAATATCTGATGCGTTATGTCAATCATTATCCTCATGCCGATAATGTCATAACCACCGCGCTTGAGAAATTCGCAGGCCGCGAAGTCAATGATACACTGAAAGACGAAATGCGAACCGTCATCAGCAATATCATCCATAGCTGGGTCGCATCCCTGGCAGTTTCATGCAAGTTTGACGGTGAAGACCTGATCTTCATGTTCTCAAAAGAGGTCAATGTCCATGATTAAGCCACGCATGATGTTTGCCCATATGAGAGCAGCCCAGGCATATGGCAAAACCAGTTATGCCCGCCGTCTCCAGGTTGGTTGTGTTATCGTAGATCCTCGGGTTGATCAGCCGTTGGCTATTGGCTGGAATGGCACTGCGCCCGGCGCTCCTAATGTGTGCGAAATAGAAGTAGACGGCCAGCTGGTATCTGACGGTGTTATTCACGCCGAAGAAAATGCTCTGAACCGTTTACCTCAACATGCGGCAGATTGGTGTGGTCTGGTTATGTTCGTCACTCACAGTCCTTGCCCTGAGTGCACCAAACGTATTATTGCCAGCGGCAAGATCGATAAAGTGATCTACTGTGAACCGTACAGGATCACGACGGGCATCGTGGAAATGATGAATGCCGGTATTGAAGTCTATCGCATGGTTGACCAATATGCGGTTCTGAAATACAGTTTTGATGATAAAGGCGAGCTGACTACAACTCCCCTTTGCGTAAACCCAGACAAATAAGGAAAACAAAATGCGTTATGTAGATCGTATGCTCGGCCAGAACGAACACGTGATTGGCTTTACCCGCCCGACCTGGTGGAGTGGATTTTGGGTCTATTTCTGGGTGGCTGTATTCCTCGTCCCGACTTGTGGTATCAGCCTGTTTTTCCTGATCCCTACGGTAATTCGGAACCTGACGACTGAATTTGCCGTCACCAACAAGCGCGTTATCTTCAAAACAGGGTTTATCCGTCGTGATGCAGATGAACTCCGTTTGGGTAAAGTTGAAACCGTAAAGGTCGACCAGTCCATCACCGGGCGCGTCCTGCGGTTTTCAACGATTAGCGTCATTGGTACTGGCGGCACTCGTCTTGTTGCCAAGGGGTGTGCCAAGGGTAATGATTTCCGTCGCGTGATCTACGACCATCTGGACAACTGATTATGGTTGTTTCCGGATATTCCTTAGAATTGTATTGCGACTGTTATGCGTGTGAGAACGCAACTCCAGTATTTGGGACCAACAAGCCTTGGACATACGCTGGCGAGACATATGCTGAATGTGCTAAAGAAGCCCGGAAGGATGGTTGGTATATCAGTCGAGACAAACAAAAATGCATTGCCCCCGGCCATGACAGGAGCTAACGTATGAGTGGGATTAATATGCCATTAACAGTTCAGGTTGAAGGTCGTGAGTGGCGATTGTTTGACGTGAACTATATTGATGCAGATGGTCGCACTATGTCTTTTTACATCTATGCTATCAGCCGAGAGCACGCATCGTACCAAGTGGAAGAGATCCGTAAGTCTGCTGTGCTTGCTCCCGGCGATATCGTAGAGATTTGGAAACGTTAAGGTAGCAAAAGGCCATCATCGCGTTCTTTTGGTTCATTCGCTTTGATGGTCTTTTTCATTTGTTCTTTCAATGCTCTGATATTTTCTTCCCTGCGTTTGTCTTGCATGTCCTTTTCTCTTTTCATTTTAGATCTGAGAGCAAATTGCTTCTTGACATCAGGATCTTCCCCAGGAACGAGGTGCTCTTCTGTCCAGATAATAAATGACCATCCCATCTTTGCACAATGCTCTCGGGTTGCTGTCCATTTAGCCTGATTGACCAGATAAGTCCGCATAGAATTATTGAAGGTTGATTCCTTCATTGTCTTCGTTTTCTTCGGTTCTTTAATCTGATCTTTAGGTTTAATTTCGATCAACGTGATCTTGAGTTCTTCACTATTGGCTGATCTGGTCCATACTTTCAAATCCATGAAATAGCGATGCGGTCGACCATCAACTGGTGAAATATAAGGGATGACAGTTTCTTCGGATGACCAATAGACAATAGCCGGGTTTGTATCACAAAATTTGAATGCCACCAGTTCTAGAGAAGACCGGAAAACAATTTTATGAATGTCACCTTTGTATTTCTTGGGATTTACGGGGGCATATTTCCCCTGAAGATACATAGCCATAATTGAGTCCTAAATAGTGTCAACATTCTATTTCTAATTAAGGGCTGAAGACCATGGCGAATTTCAAGTCTACCCTGGATAAGATCAAAGTTCTGAACACCAAAGGCTTGACACAGGCCCAGAAACAATTGGTCTATCCGCTGGATATCACCGGGGGTAAAACCCTTGGCCATTATGTTCTGTTCAACATCAACAGGATCTCTGGTTCTTCTTATGGAAGCACCGCAACACAGACGGTTCAGAACCCTATCCAGAACCCGCTGGGTAATACCCCTGTTGTGTATGGTACCAAATCAGGGTCCATCAGCAAATATGCCTGGGCGCGTCACGTGCGTTCTAACGAGTCCATTGTCCTGTGTATGCCCGAATCCATCACTACCAACTATGGTGTTGGCTGGAACGGCTCTGAGTTGGGTCTCGCTGGTATGGGTGCCCAATTCCTTTCCCGCGCTGCCCAGGATATGAGCCAGTTCAAACTTGGTGATGCTCTCAATGTTGGTAAGGAAATGGGTCGGTTTGCGGCGACGAAGGCTATCCAATCGGCTTCAGAGTCTATCCCGTTCCTGCCGACGATTAACGCTCATGACACTCTGGAGTTGTTCACCGGCACTATGACGAATCCATACGTGGAAATGATCTTCCAGGGAGTGCGAAACCGTGAAATCCCATTCACTTTCAAATTCACGCCGCGCTCCCAGAAAGAAGCCAAAATGGTCAGGGAGATCATTCGTCTGTTCAAGATGCATATGTATCCTGAATACAAATACAACAAGAACTCCAGCGCGTTTTACCTGCACCCGTCGACATTTGATATTACATTCATGGTGCAAGGTGAACGCAACAAATGGTTGCACCGGATTTCGACATGCGTTCTGTCAAACATGTTCGTCAACGAAACCCCGGATTCGTCGTATGCAGTCCACAAAGATGATAGCATTGTGTCTACCCAAATTGACATGACATTTATCGAACTGGAACCTCTGCACAAAGGCCGCTTTGATACCGAAGGCGACAGCTTCTAATCCAGGAGACGATTATGAAATTCTTTGAGAAATTCCCCCTCGTCTGGCATCAGCTAATTGATTGTCAGCAGGATGATCAGGTTCTATTGCAGAACCTATCGCACCGTGTGATGATTATACAGAAGATTAAGGACATCGAAGGGCTTCTCCTGCCGTATAACATTTATGATGGGGAAACCCCAAGGTCCTTTGCAGAGCGTGTCTATGGCTCCTTCGAGCTGTTTTGGATACCATGTATGATCAACAGCATAATGGATATCAATAACGACTGGCCAAAACCAGAACAACGGATCGTTGAAGAATTGATCGCTCAATACGGTTTGGATGGTATGTGGGATATCAAATACTATGTAGATCAGTTTGGGCATGAAACAGATGCCAGAGCTATCCGTATGGCTTACGGTCTGGACGGTATGGATGATTCCCAAATCATTGCAAATTATGGTTTGACCGGGATATCATACCACGATGATGCCATCAACAAAAACCAGGCGAAACGTGCAATTCAAGTCCTTGATCCTGATTATGTTTCCATGTTTGTCAGCCAGCTGGAACAGGAGCTGAGTAAATGATTGAGAACAAAGAGTCACAAGACGGTATTTTAACCCCGTCCACGACGTTTGATTTGAAATATATGGCCATCCTTCCTCATACACCGGAAGGAGGAACCCCAACGCCATATGATCTGACTTCATTATTCCAAGAATTCAATATATATCAAGATTTGGGTTTGGAAGAGAATGTTTCACCATCATTGACAGCCAATGTGTTGATCAAAGAAGGCTGGGATATTCTGGACACGATGCCTATCCTTGGTGGAGAAGAAGTCGTGATTTCATTTAAATCCCCGGCGGCTACAGATTACACCGCATTATCGTTCCGGGTCAGCCGGGTTGGGCGTGTTGCTGATGAGTCAAATTCTTCAGCCAAGAAAGCGTTCTGGCTGCACCTGGTCACTACTGATGCATATAAAGATAGCATGCTGCGTAAATCGGTTGGTCTCCAAGGGTCATATTCCGATATGGCGGCAAAGATATTTGAAATGCTCGAATCGCGCACTAAATTTGAAGACATAGATCCAACTTATGGTATCCAAGAACGATTCGCGACACCGCTTTGGCCTGTACTCAAGAGCATTGATTACATGGCCCGGCGGTCTTATGATGAAATATTCATGCCCTTTGTTTTCTACGAAGATTTCACAGGATATCATTTCAAAAGTCTGACTACTTTGTTCAACCAAGGTGATCAGACTATGACGGCTGAAGAAAAACAAGAAGCCGCTCTTGAAAAGAAATTCTTCCGTGATCCACAGGACGCCCCGTTGCTGCAAAACAACAACTTCAACTCTGAGCGTTTCATGAGGACGATAATCAAAGCGGAAAAGAAATTGGCCCGTGACCAATTCATGGCGAATTATCATGATGTCCTGGCTGTAGACGAAAGGGTGTATGATTTCAGAACCAAAACGGTTACGCCTACTTCTCGTGTGTACACCGAATGGTTTGCTGACACAGCGCATCTGGATCCATACCCGTTATTCTCTGACGAATTTAATCGTGAGAACGTTCGTTATCTTGAAGCGCAACCAGATGGTGCTGAGCAGGTGGATTATGCAAAACGTGTCATCAAATTCAGTCTGGCATCTACGGTCATGCGTTTGCTTTTGGTTGGTGACAATCGTCTGAATGTTGGTCAGGTGTATTATATCGAAGATCTGTCAAACAGACCGAAACAAAATGAAAACCTGGCCGAGTTAAGTAAGTTATCATCAGGCCATTATATCATAACGAAAATTCGTCATAAAATTTCACGCCTGACTAACGATTATCAATGTGTTGCTGAGATCGCTAAAGACAGCATGATTGAGAAGGTTCTGCCTCCTCAGACAAATCAGGCTGTTGCATCTCAACCGACGCCAGTCCCTGTTGACAAAGGACAATCACAGAAGGTGTAAGAGGTGAGCCATGGCTGAGCCAGCACAAACATCACAGACTGAAGTTGCTCAAGTTCTTGACAAGATCAAGAAAGAGATCATGGAGAGGAAACAACTCCGCGCTCAAAATGAGACCAACAAGCAGCTGGTGAAGATGAACAAAAATCTGGAAAAACTACAGACTGCCGAAAAGCAGAAAGATGTTCCAGAATTTCAGTTCAAAATTCCTTCGGTCAACGACTTCGTCAATGGCTTCGCTCGAGTGAGTCCAATATTCACTCGAGATTATGGTATTTGGATGAAAGATACCGTTGATGTTGCTGTTGATGGTAACGAAGAGTTGATGAAAATCGGCGAGAAGGTTGACCGTCTTGGGGACCTTATCCGCCAGCCCGCTGATGATACCAATACTGAATATTTGAACCTGATATCAGATCAGTTGAAAGCAGCCAATGATGACAGCCTCAAGCGGTTGGACAATCAGGAAGGAACTCTTGTCGGCATCAGTTCGGATTTAAATCGTATTGGTGACACTCTGGACGAAGTCAGATGGAATACAGAAGGTATCGACAAGAACTCTTCAGAACAACTGGTCCGGTTATCTTCCATTGAGAAGAAAATAGGCAAGACTGGTGGCCATATCGTTAATGCTCTTGTCCGTATTTTCGACAGCAACGAGAAATGGCGTGAAAAGGAAGAGATGCGCCGGGGCGAGGAAGGGAAAGAAGGGAAACATACTCCTCAGGCGACTTCCATCATTCCTAAAGATGATGACCAGAAAGACGAGAACTCATCCGGAATAGGTGCTGCCATAGCAGCGATGTTAGGCCTCAATGCCCTCAAAGGGTTTCTCCTTAAACCTTTCAAGGCAATCGGTTGGGCTGTGGGTGCATTCATCGGTATGTTCTCTAAGATGGGAGAGGGGATCGTTAAGCTCCTGGGTCCGTTCGGTAAAGTTTTGAAATTCTTAAAGGTCGGCCCGCTGGCATTAATCTCTTCTGTATTTGAATTCGGTAAAGGATTCATCAACGCCAAAGAGATTTTAGGGAAAGCATCCGTGACCATTGTAGACCGGGTGCGGGCTGGGATAACAGAATTAGTCGGTAGTTTTGGCGATCTATTCGATTGGGTGTCCAAAATATTCGGATTTGACACAGACATGGGTAAAAAGTTCCGACAGTTTACTCTCTGGATATCTGAGAAACCTGCCCAATGGCTGAACTCTATCATGGATTGGATATCTAATGATCTGTTTGGTGGGATAACCAGGAACACATCATTGACTGAGATCCCCGGTAAGCTGGCGGACAATCTTCAGAGCGAACTTATGAAACTGGTGGATTGGGTCACTGGTGGTATCAGTTCGTTTATTGATGACGGGATTGCAGCCGCGAGTAAAACGCTGGACAGCATCAAGAAAGGATTCTCTGAGAATGTCAAAAAGCCGTTTTTCAACATGATTAATGCCATCGTCAATGCCATGTTTGATATCGTTGATAAATTTGTCAGCATTATCCCTGACGCATTGGGCGGCGAAACAGCAAGACAGAAAATGGCAGAAGCCCGTCAGTCTATGATGATTGGAACGGAAGAACCAACTAATTCTCCTGCTCCACAATCCGACCAGCAGCCTGCGACTGAAGGTCTGAACCAAGACGCTCAGACACTTACGCCTATCCCTCAGGGTGTAACGTCTGATGCGGCTAATGTAACTGACCGTAATGCTCAGCTGAAAGATGCTTATGGCTCAATCGGTGGTGGGACTTTGGGAGGGGCATTACCGACGCAAGGCCGGGCGGCTGATAACATCGGTAAAATACAATCGGTGTATAGCCAGCCGCCGACTTCTGTAATAGCCCCTATTCAGCAGAATGTCGATAACTCCAAAAAGGTCAACACGACGAACAATTTCAACAGCACGAATTTGGAACCGTCGAACCAAACTGATAAATCCCGTATTCTTTGGGATTGGTAATATCAAATTCCGTGGGAAAGGATCATCTCACGGAATTTATTTTTGGCGTAATCGGTATTCTCGTTAGGGACAACCGCATCAGTCTTCTTCAGCAAGAACGCTTCTGAATTCCAATAAATGTCTTCTTCCAACAATTTATCGTAAAATGCGATGAACCCGGTTATTTTGTTTAGTCCGACCAGAAACCAAATCGGATATTTTTTCATAATGATATCGGTCAATAGCGCCGGATGATTCTGTCCGGCGCCTTTAAGATAATCCAAGAACGTGAGACCGCGTCCGGTAATTTCCGGAATCATATTCTTTTCAAAAAAGTCAAGGAAGTGGTATGTGAAGTTGTCATACAGCTTCCGGTATTCGTTATAATTCTCTTGTGCCTGCCGAGTCAACAATGTGGTCACCCAGGTCTTGGGGGACTTTATGAAATTTGCAATGATATAATTCTCAACAACTTCGCCTTGAGAAGTCTCAAACCGCCGGGCCAATCGAGCAAACTGTTTCCGCATACCTTCTTTGGCAAAGAATGTTTCGAATTTGTAATTGCTCATCGGGCCATAGAGGCCGTAATCATAATCCTTGGTCGTGAAATGGAGTTTGATGGCCATAAAGATACAATAAACGTTAAACGCCCGTTCATATTCCATCTTTTCCCATTCAGTTACCATTTTGTTTCTCCTGTTCACCCACATATCTCAAGAACTCAGACATGAGTCCTTTTTGATTGATAAATTTCAGCATCAAGATCGCCCGGCGGAATGCTTTGGGTATCCGACGATAACCTTTCTTCCAGAATCCGACTGCGTTCGAACAATCTAATAATCTGGCCATTCCGCTATAGTTCACGCCCAGTTCCAAGACAACTCGACGCAAATATTCAGAATCATTTTCTGATAATGTCTTTAAATTCGAAGCCATGATATCTCTCCGCCAATGACGCATAACGTTTGTCAGGATTATAATCCTGTTTGGCATAGTGAATTGTTAAAATAAAACTCATGATAACGATCGCTACGAACATGAGAAATTTGTAACGTGCGATGTCAGGGAACGCTATCCACACCAGCAGGGCACACAACGAGCTGATAACCAGGGACAGCGCGAAAGTCATTGTACACATCAGGGTGAATAGCGTATCCATTTTATGCGGCCTCTAATAGAACCAGAATGTTTTCAACATACGCTTTTTGAATCTCATAGACTTCATCGAGCGTATTAGCAACTTTCTTGTCAATACGAACTTCAACCAGCCGGGGTAGGAACAATGATTTCAAAGAATCATCCGTTTTGTCCTGTACGCCATTGGAGAGGACGGCGGCGATCTTACCCAGGAACTCGTCTTGGTGTTCCCACATATACTTCCTGAGGTCATCTGAGATCCCCGAGACGCCAACGATGAGTAAACTATCGGAGGTCTTACAAAGTAGCGACCCAAACGTCTTGGAATGCTTACCTTTGGCGTCAGCGGGATTAAATCCGATAATCTCCAGATCACACTCAATTTCCATTTTGAGTTTGAGACCTTGGCTACTTGTGCCATCTTCCCAAGGCATATCTGCTGCCTTACAGATCGTGCCTTCTTCTTTACGGGATAGCGCGTCTTTGAAATGCTCGACCGCTTCTGCAAACGAATGAACAACACGGGTTTCCTGGACTTGCACCAGGCCATCATCGTCAAACATTTGGGAGATGATGTTGTAACGGGCTTCATATGGGATATCAACACGCTCGGCATTGAACCATTTTTCATACGGAACGATATCCCATACCCGGTAGATAACCTGGAATTGTTCCGGTAAAGGTTCCCCCGTCTGGATCACGCTGTTGAGTTTACCGTTGCCGACAGCACGAGGCAGGATGGTATTTTGTTTGAGGTCTACTACCAAGAGTTCCCCGTGGAACACGCTCTCGCCAACTCCAGCATCATAGATGATATCCTTAAACACCAGGGATAGGTTGTCCACTGAGCCGCCAGCAATAAGAGAACCGGAGCGGGAACGAATTTCGGGTTCTTTTCCGTGTCGGCAGATGATGTTGGCAAACATGCCGTCTGATTTCAGCTGACTGTAAACCCCGCGCCGGAAGTCCATCTTCTTCAGCAGGTCAATCGTCATGTTGTCATAACGATGATAGGGAAGTACGTTGATCAGCCGCCCGGTCCCGCCCGCTGCGTTGAATGCCGCATTGATTCCCTTTTCAGCAATACCGGCTTTAATGTCCCTGTCCAGGATCATCTGGATGAGTTCGTGGTAATCCGGGTGAATATTGGTCGCCGCTTTCGATAATTCATGATCGGCTTTCTGCCCGCTGAGGGTACGTTCGCTCATCTGGTCGAGAACATCGTACACCTGATCCCAGCTACCGACGACGCCGCGCGACAGCATACGAGGGAACGCATTCGGTAAAAACTTTGTACGATAATAAGAAAGAAGTGGGTCATACACATACTGAAGAAAATCGACCATGTCCGGATTTTCTTTCAAAATTTGTGTCAGGACTTCTTTCTTGGCATTGGTGCCTTTGGTCTCACGAAGAGTGTGAATTGCTTCTAACAGAGGAATCATCTTGAGTCTCCGGGGTTATTTGTAATCCAATTATAACCCCAAAGACTGAAATAGATTATTCTTTCGGTGGTTCACAAGAAGTGAACGATTCTTTCCATCCTTTGAATTTTTCGATCAGGGTTTCCTGACCAAACACGCCGTTAGACACATCATGGATATAGGCAAATGCACCATACCCGGAACTATCCATTGCCTGGCAAATACGCAAGGATACAAGGCAACCATTGACCGAAACCAGGTAATGATCACGGCGATGATTCAGAGGATAATGATTGTCATGGAACTTATCAATGATGATACAGTTCTTCGGTTCTACGTCTGCTTCCAAGCCGCTGGCCTCAGAACACCCACGGCCAATGATGCAGCCAGGAAATAATGTTTCTACGAGAGTTGCCATATCAGTATTCCCAAAAACGGCGCTTGACAACATAACCGCGCTTGATTAATTCGACCTCTAAATTAGTAGAGTCCTTGGTAAGTTCCCCGAGTTCATTTTCGAGCGCTCGGATAGTTTTCATTTTCTTGTGAGCGATAATTTGAGTTTGCCGCCACATCTCCTTCAATTGGTCATCAGTAACGTCTTTCATTTTATTTCCCCATCATGGACAGCAAATTGACTGTCTTTGGTTGAGCGCCTGGCTCATACCAGACGTCCTGAGAGTGCCTCTTACAGACCGGACAGTCTTTCAAGGCGATTACACAGGGAGCCTTTTCTACGCGGAATCCAGCAGCTTCGGCTTCCTTCACAGTGGGGTAACGGGTGTAAGAACTCGTCCCCTGCCCTCCACATGAACATTCCATCAACCTTTCCTCTTTATCAGATAGATCAGAACCCATATGGCCAAGGCAACGGTAGTGATACCAAATATGGCGAGTCCGATCTTGAGTTCACCTGCGATGAATTTGGTTAACACCGCAGCATTCATTTCTAATAATGTCATAACGTCCTCAACTTTGCTCTGGTAATCTGAGTCTGTTTGACATCTTCATACTCAGTCAGTTCTTTCACCCGGCCCCGGATAACCATCTGTCCTTCCAGATCCGCATCAATATAGGATGTCTTCCATGTAATCGTACTACCATCTTCGGTTTTGAAGATATACAGATAGGAATCACCCCAATCCCCGCTGTAGAGGAACTTGCGGTCAACGCAGGTGACGGTCTTCTCAATCATCTCCCCGATTTCCCCGACCCAATTGGTTTGAATTTTGTTCAGCCGTGCGTTGCCCTTGTGTAAAAATTCATAATATTTGACGGCACCCCAGCGGACGGTCGTGGAATCCTTGATAAGGTGATACCCGGCCTCACACATACGAGTCAATCTGACATTGAAATCGTTATTCTGTGGAAGTGATGCAATAAATCCCATCATATGATCCATTTCGCTCAGGGCATCGAAATAAAATTCTTTCGCTTTGTGGTAGATATCCCAAGCCAAAGATGATCTGTCTTTCGGCGGCTGTCCTTCATTGAAGCATGACATGACGATTGAATACACATCTGATTTGATGTCTACCCCTGTCAACAAAATCTGGAATACCAAACGCAAATAATTCCGGGTGTCGACAGTCGTCGGAGTACCGCCGCCATAGATGCCGTCCTCGTCCTGGTTATTAAACAGCTCGTGAATGGACAGGTAATAACCCATTACGGCATCCAGGGACTTCTGGTGAGGCACGTAATGGTGCATGCAGCTGCTACCGACGAGCATTTGCGCTCCGCTGGTTTCATTACGAACCACATATGTGTTATTGCGGCGAACTGATTTATTGCAATGCTCACACCACGATACGTTCTCTGCCTCGAATCGTTGAATGAAATGCGGGACGATGTCGTCAGTCAGTTTGTTGAGAATGACCTTTGGATATTGATGATTGAACTGTCCGATGATAGACCAGCCGCCGTATGAAACCGGGCGGTCAATGCCTTCACCTTCAAGAGAAATGTCCCGCCACCAACGATAGAAAATTTCACCAGACGTAGAATCTTTGTGTTGGGTTCTGTATGGTTCACTGATGGTCACCGTCGGGAATACCAGCCCCAGTCGATTTGCCGTGCGCTCTAATTTTTGCAGGCGTTCCTGCGCAATGACGACATTGTCCAGCGGGATCTGGTAGATTTTGGCGTCCATCTTTCACCTCATGATTTAGAAACAACAATTCAATAAAATGAAATATAGCGCGGTTGTTTATTGAAGTAAAGGTTTTGAAAGTAAGAAAGCCCAACGAATGTTGGGCCTTTGGGGTCTGTCATTCGCCGGAAGTATTCGGATCACGATCCGGCGCGGCGTTCGGGAACAGGGATTCGTAGAGATCCTGGTATTTGGCGCTGGTTTCGATTGTCTTGGTGTAAGTACCAGCGGCGCGGTCTGACACGACTTTACGCAGATCAGCTGCTTTGATGCCCGTTGCTTTACCGATTTCAGACAGTGCGTCAGTGATGTACGTCTGTTCTGATTTGATACGGACTTGGGCGGCGCGGCAGTTTTCGATGGTGTCAAACAGTTTCTTGCGCAGCGCCGGGTCGTTCGGGATTTCATAAAAACCAATTTGTTCTACAGACATGTTAAGCCCTCTATTAGATACGCATTCCGGTCGGGATGATATTTCTCCCAATCCGGCTCAGGAAGAAGTAAACGATACTATGATAACCAAACTTAGGAATAATGCGAACGCCTTCAATTTCGTATTGTTCCTGAGTTTCGGTCCGTACCGGTAAAGGGAATGATGGCAAATCGAGTTCAACCAATTCCCCTTCTTGCGCCATTACTTTCACATTGTGGTCTTTCCAAGCATGGCGTGCTTTAAAGAATTCGATAGTCTGAGCGAAGTCTAGATTGATCGTATCCTTCTTGGTGTGGCACACCTGCTCAACGGCGCGTAGCAGATCCGCCATGAAATTATTGTGCAACATGATGTGCTCCTGGGTTTATATTCAGATCATGAAGATTATACCTCATGATCCGTTTATTGAAATCAGCCAAAGTTCCAGTTATTGACCGTTTCCGCTTTCTTCGCGTCGGTCACAACGTTCCCTGTTTTGTTCATATCATGTTTAATATGAACATTCTCAACATATTTGGCTTCTTCTTCTGTGAGATCTCGCTTAACCTCATTCCAGTCAAGATCAAACAAAATCTGCTTATCCTGATCCATACCAAACAAGAACGATTTCAATTTCTGTTTGTTGGCATAACGGTTTTTGAGGATACTGGCGCGGGCCTTCTTGACTGCAGCCAATTCGTCCGGCGCATAGAATGCCATGATGAAGTCGGCGACCTTCGGGATACCGATAGCATCTGCCAGGTCACTGATATCCCCGTCTGTGGCTGATTGCTTCTCACGATTGAACTGCATACCAGTCCACACCGGGCAATCAAATTCGAACCCAAGAGCACGGAATTCACGAGCAACAGATGTATAGTACACGTTGGTGTTGTTCATAAGATGAGCCGGAAGACGCGAAGACGCCGATTCACCCAGATAGTCGATAATGATAACGTCAGGAGAGATGCCTGTTGACGAGATATATTCCAGAATATCTCGACGATACAATCCAGTATGCCCTGCCCCAGATGGGTATTCCTTGATGACGATATCGCCTTTCAGAGAGCCGTTGTCCCTTGTCCTTAATTTTTGGATTGTCCCGATGTACTCTTCACGGGTCATCTTCTCAACGACTTCAAAATCACGTCGCATAATACGGGCGTCAAGACGGTGACGCCAAATGTTCTCAGCAACTTCCAGGGTAAAGACGAAAACATTCAGCCCCTGCTCTGAATAACCCGCCGCCAGGTCTATCAGGGTTGTGGTCTTACCTGCGTTGATGGCACCCGTAACAATGTTCAGGGTCTTTTTGCCTACACCGCCGCGCGTAGCCTTGTTGAATATTTCAACAGCGAATGGGATTTTGGCCTCAGCTGAATTCATATGGTCATATTGCTCTGCAGCCATTTCCCAATAGATATGACCAAGATATGAATCAAAACTGATAGACAACGCTTCTTGCAGGATGGTGGGGATATTATTCATCTCCTCCTGCCGCTTGTTGTCACCATAGATGTTAACAGCTGTTTTTATCGCGTTGTGCACAGCCTTATTGCGCGCCCATTGCTCAGTTTCTTTTACCAACCATTCCTGATTGAATGTATTGTCATTGATATTAGAAAGAGCGGCGATTGATTGTTCAAACACATGCTCGTTGAGCGGAGTCTTCTCCAGCATAATAGACAGAGCATCAACCGAAGGGCGAGCATTATATTCTGACGAATAATCGTCAATTAATCCGAATATAATCTTCTCACCTTCATTTTCGAAATAATCGGCTTTCAGGTAAGGCAATATTTTTCTTTGGTATTCTTCATTGTAAATCAATTGGGAAAGCACGACAGATTCGAGTAACATTGGCAACTACCCCACCAAAATTTTGTTGTATTCCTGAGCGTTCTTCTGCATTAAGTCTAATAAGATACGGCCTGACACTTCAGTGAACAAGTCGTTATTTTTCAAATCTTTAAAGAAAATACGCCAAGGTTTCTTCAAAATATCCGTGGTAAAAATAAGCCGGGGTGCGTCATCAGACCATTCCCAGGATACTTTCCCAATACGGAATTTGACACCACGGAATTGGCCCTCCAAAATATGGACGATGGATATTTGGCCTTCACCGGGGTCGATGAGTTCGTAATTAACGGGGGAGGTGACTCCCCCTCCATTGTTATTCACTGGTGTTGATAACATGGTCCATCTGCTCCAGCATGTTCGCAGGCATTACCGTACCGTTGGAAACGCCGAACATCTTTTTAACGTCATCGGCGAAGTCCGGGTTTTCCAGAAGCGGATACCAAAAGTCATCATCCATTTGACGCTTCTGGTATTTCTTCTCTTTTTCTGGATCAAATCCACCTTTGGCTGTCCGGACATACCAGCCAGAAGTCGGCATATCGACATAGCCAAGCGCCCGAGAAATTTCCAGCATGCCGCTCCAACGGTCAATACCACCATCATACAGAACCGTGACAGGGAGTTTGGCTTTCTCTTTAACATGGCGACCTTTCATGATGCCGATGTTGAAGTTCCACCCCAGCAGGTCTTTGTCTTCTTTTACCTGTGAACGGGTGATGAACCAAATCAGGTTAGATGATAGGAATCCCTGCTTACCGCCTTTGATGTTAGGCTCAGCATATTGGTTCCCGATTTCATCATAATACGAGTTGATCCAGACCAACACCAGCTCTTTGCTGTTAATCTCGGGTGTAATGACGCGCCAGAAGCTGTTCAGGGCGCGGGCGCGGGTCATGTCCTGGGTATCTTTGCCAGCGATGGCGTCTTCGACCTCTTTGGTGGAAGGTAACTGGCTGATAGAGTCGATGAACACGATTACTTTATCGCCTTTCTTCACTTCCTGAAGAATCTGTAGCAGACGGATCTTGGTTTGTTCAACGTTATCGATCGGGACATACAGAACACGATCCATGTCAATACCCATGGATGTCCAATAATCGGCGTTGGCACCTTTTTCGGAATCGGCGAATACACAGATCGCGTCGGGGAATTTATCCATGTACGCTTTGACGTCCACCAGGCCGAACATCGTTTTGAATGTACGAGAATCACCGACCATCATTTTGATGCCAGAGATCAGACCGCCATCAACACGCCCAGACCAGGCGATATCAATAAGGGGAATACCAGTCGAGCAGATAATTTTCGGGTCGAGCGCGTCTGACTGAGACAATACCGAAGCCTGATCGTCATGTTTCTTAGCAACTTTCAACATGCGATCCATTAATGAACTGGCCATTTTACTTCCTCTTGTTTGTTAATTGTGGTTAATAATTCTGCACCCAGAACCTTCTTAGACAAAATATTAATCGCTTCCTGCATGGTTTTGATGGATAATAATGGATCTTCATCCACTTTGTTCTGGTTATCATACAGGAAATGATTGCGTAAACGGTAGTTATCACGCCGAACGATACACCCAAAGTTCATGTTATGATTAATCAGACGAACAATATCTGCCTGGCTTACGTCCTTGGGCATACTATGGAGTGAGTAGATCGTCTCGCTGAAATAGATATCCTGTAACGGCGCTGGAACAGGAATGTCCTCCGATGCCCAGCGCTCAATCAAGACGAATGCGTCTGTTGGAGAGGGTGTCGTGAATAACATCTCCGCAACCCCGCCTTCAACGTCTAACGTGCAATTGAGTATCACATGTCCCAAGGGCTTCATGTGCTCAATGAAATTGCCAACCGATGACTCAAGGTTATCGGCCGAAATGGAGATGTTAATCGTAAACATTAGAACTCCAGGGTCAGAGGGATTTCTTTGGATTTGTCGTAGTCAGAGCCGCCTGCAGCGCGCAGCCGATTACGATCATTTTTGCGTTTGTGTGCCAGCATGTATGTCTCGGCGTCCAGTCCCAGATAACCACAGGCGCATACCAAGAACCGTACAAACCGGATGATATCGGGTTGTCCCATAAACGTTGTAAACCGTTCGGTGACATGTACCAGATTAGCAGATTTATCTATTACCTGACCTTCTTTGAAGAAAAGATCAAATTGCATTTCGATCGGGAACGCAGAACCATACCCGGACAATATGGAAGACAGCATAAAATGGACCACATCAACCAATTCATAGACGGCATCCGTTCTATTGAAATGGATACCATTCCCATAAATCTTCCAATCCTTGGTGGTTTCATCAAGGAATTCTGCCCATTCACGATAAATTGAGTTCGTTACGGCAACGTGAGTCCAATACTTTTCCCACTCTTCCCCAAAGTAGGCCACATTAGTGGCCTCTTGGAGTTGGAGCAGTCTTTTAATATGATCTGCTGTTATCATTTCCTTTCCTCATAGAATTTGACGAATGGTGCCCACCCCTGGAACGGATTGACAAATTCATAATTGACCTTCATCTCATCAATGAACGCCTCTATATCGTCTTCTATGATACCGGCACGGTCTGCCTTTGAAATGCGCGTGATAGGACATTTAGTGCTCAGCGCCCATTCATATTCCTGGGGAGTACGCAAATCACTGACGATATAATGGATATGAGGATTAGCCTCAACGAGAGGAAGTTGATAACGTTTAAAAAACGCCAGGAATAGGTCTGGCTGAACATAACGCAGCCCAGAGGCGCTCCCGAGATGGAGCCAGATCTGCCTTGGGGTTAACCCCTGATGGTTATCTGGGTGAACGAACGGAACGTCCTTGATAGCGTCGTCTACGTCCACTGGCAACCATGGGTAGATATAATTGGCCACCCGGCGCAGTTCGTCTGAGAATGAAAGACGACGGATTTCTTTGTAACCCTGAATTTCATAGAAACTGATCAGAGATTCAAGGCAGAAGTCTTTACCGGAGCGCTTGCGCCCCGTGAAGAATTCCAGATTAGGATACATCATTTGTCACCACCCAAAGAACGAGGATTCATATATTTGCGATCAACAGGAGAATGGCGGAGAGCATTCAGTAACCCATCATCAGCAATATACATATGATTGATAAGAACACCGTTCAAACGGCACCACAAACAATACGCCATTTGCATCAACAACCCTCTGTCCGCGCCATAGCGTTCCAACATCCCCACTACAGAAGACCAGGATAATCCACTTTCACACGCTTCCAACACGTCACGGAACATATACAGGATTCCGTTCTGCTCTTCAACAATTTCATTATTGAAAATAATCTTGTCTTTGAACATTCCTTCTTCCACCACGACGGTATCCGCCGTGATCTTACTCAGCTGTTTTTGGCTTACTTCATTGTTGTAATAATGAAGATTGTTGGAGAACAACTTGTACTGGCCGACGTTCACGCCCAAAACATTAGCGATCACTTCTTGAAGAATAGAGAATTCAATGAAGTTAATCGAAGACATTCCCCAAAGAACATCCTGGCTACGGTTGATGACAGTCATGTTCAGACAGCCGTTTGTAATAGAGAACAAAAGGGCCAAATTACAAATCATGTCCTTGGTCTTGGCTTCGCCTGTTTCATTATGAGCGGCCAAACCTTCATCAGAGTCCAGCGCCGGGTCGTAGATTGTCAGATAAGCCTGGCGGGTATTTGGATTCTTGCGCAGACGGCTGATAACGCTATCCAGCTGCCCGTGATTGTACAGGCGTGTACCATACGCGCCGCGCCAGGTTACACCATCGTCAGAGAAGTTGGCCGCGCGGGGGAGTACTCGGGAAAGGAAACGGATGTCATTGCGGCCTGACAGAACCCAGAAGGTCTCGCCAATAGCAGCCAGCGCAGAAGAATTGCGACCTTCAACGGAAAGCCAGCGGTCACGGATATCAGAGACGGTTATAGTCACGCCATCAAGAAACCGGGTGCCATCAGTATTAATCTCCGCATTACCGGGATCAGATTCAATCCCATGTTCACGGATAGCCAGGACAGCTTTCTTCAGCATGTCGTTGTTGTTTAAAGCAAAAATTTCCATCAATCAATACTCCCAAAATCACGATTGAGAAACGCAGATACGGCCTGATCAACGGTCAGACCATTAGACTTCATCATACCCGCAGTAATGTTAGGGAACAACTCTTTATGCCGCTCTCGGTGAGAGTTGACACGCTTCCATTTCTCCAGGACGAGTTCGTGTTTGAAGTCTTCACCCCCATTGCGAGAACTCACACGCGCCAGGCATATTTCCTTGGGGGTATCCAAGAACAGAACCACAAGGCGGCGGGTCGGGCGGTTTAGACGTTCAATCCACGTATTGAGCAAGGTAGCAGGGATAATACCTTCAAAGATCACATCATACCCGATGTATTCTGGCTGCTCCGTGATTGAGACGGCGAATAGCATCTGCTCTGTGTCTTTCAAAGAGTCAACCCCTTTGGATTTCGATTTGTCGTACTTACCAACACAGATGATATTAAATGATGGGCAAACTGTCAGCATCACTTTGCCATTATGGGTCACGACATACGCCTGAGGATCATTCTCCGCCATCCAGGACGGAACGGTAGACTTGCCACTACCGTTGGAGCCTTTGACATAATAAAGCTCTCCTCTTGCCGGATAATTCCCGACAACGGCAGGTGGTTTATGGAACAAATGGACAGGTCTTTTCAACAGACCTTTGATCGTATAAGACATACAAAGCCCCAATAAACAAAAGAGGCTGCTATTATAGCAGCCCCTTCGTCTATTGAACGGAATCTGATTTAAAATCAGCCTGCGTTTTTGGCTTCTTCCAGAACACCCGGCAACCATTCATTGATCGCTTTAACCAGAGATTCCGCATCGGTCTCTTTGATTTTCTGGCGTTTGGTGAAAGATTTACCTTTCACGTACAGACTGAAACCCCAGCCGCCGGAAGTGATCGGCGCCAGATCGACGTAGGTGTTAGTCCGCGCATGCGGGTTTTCTTTATCAGCCAGCTCGGTGACCGGGAACTGGAACCAGCGCATATCCGGATTGACATAGCTCAGGTAAACACCCGGAATGACGCCTGCTTCTACTGCTGCCAGGATCGCGCCGAAATTGGAAGAACGCGCGGCTTCAACCATTTCTTCGCGTTTGTTATGGCGACGTTTGCGATCTTCCGGCGCAACTGCCGGGGTCAGGTTGGTCAGCTTAGATTTCGCGGCCAGGGAAGCGTCTTCGGCGGCATTGCCACCTTCGGCCAGCGCTTCTGCCACGTTAGTACCCAGGATACGGCGGCGGACTTCATCTGCGTTTGCCACAGCTTCTACTTCCTGCGGGTCAGCCTGTTCAGCAGTTTCCGTAGATTCTTCGGAGTTCGCAGTTTGTTCCGCTTCCGGCTGGTTAACAGTTTCTTCGGCGTCAATGACCGGAGTGGTATCGCCAGCGCCTTCTTTCACGCCAGCGCCGTCAGTCGGCTGGACTTCTTCGGCCTTCGCACGGTCGAGAGCCTCCAGGGTTTCTTCCTGCTCTTCTTGAGACAGGGAATCGATCAGCTCAAACCCGTTGGCACTTTGCAGGACGCCGTCGAGCATACGGCGGATGGTTACGTTACCGATCAGCAGACCAGCGTCTTTGATTTCGGACTGGACGTCAGACGCAGTTTTACCTTCAATATCAAATTTCAGGCCGGACTCAATATGGAGAATGTAAGACATAGTGTAGATCCTATATGTTGTAAATCGGTCGGCTGACACAGCCGTTTCGCTTGTTTTCAACTATACTGTAGTTTTGAAGATTGTAAACCACTTTCTATAAAAAGAATGTTCAGATAACAAACTTTCTTCACAACCCTCTATCTGAAAGAGTTCGCTTCATCATAAACCACATCGTCTATATTGAAAACTTTTTCGGCAGGCCAGCATGGTGTTATCTCTACCTGAGAAAATGCCGGAGCACAATATTTACCCGCCTGGTTGTCATACAGACTGTGCTCTATGTTGGCCAGGAGCAGATCGTCATCAACGACTTCAACTGAATGGATCGTTATCTGGTGATCATACAAGAGGAAGTCGTCAATGTGCTCGTTTCCTGAACGGAGATGTTGTAAGATATAAAATTCTATCAATGATTCTAGAACTGTATTAAGCCTCAAATACCTTCTCATAGACATCTCCAGGTGCGCGGCAGATTATTTTTTATCAAAGAAATTGGGCATTTCGCTTGGTTCAGTCAATCTGAAATCACTTCCTGCGATCACGTGTTCACGAATTTGGCGAACTTTGGATTCGAAATGCTCTTCTTGCATAATCAAAGCGATAGCGACATATAACGAATCATTAATTTTGCCAAAGAACTTCGTGAGAGTACGACAAACTTCGTCAGTGTAAACCAGGTCAGGGTGGATCTTGAACCCCTGGGTGCCACCGAAAAAGATATTGCGTTCCTTGACGATATGAACTTCATTGGATTCAATCGCGTCACGCAGGTTAGAATCACGGTTTTCAGAATCCACTAACCTCAAATCGGATTCACCAAGAGCTGATAACAGATCGTCCCTGAAGAATTCAATTGTTTGGCTTCTTGAACAGAGATATTCAACCGCATAAGAAAAACAACCCAACGTTTTGTTAGCCTTATTCTTCAAATCACTGGAGTGCGACCATCCTGTGATAAAATCCTGCACGAAGTCGATTGTTTCACTATCGCCTATACGCAGCAGGTCTTTCATATCATATTCAGCTTCTGAATCTTCGCTGATCCCCATAGCACGAATCATGGAAGCAAACGTTGGGGGCACTTTACCGTTTTTGTAGAAAGAATCCCGGCCGATTTCAAAACCGGTCTTTCCTTTAGATAATGGATGTGTTGCGTCAAGACGAGCTGGTGTAAATTCAATACCGAGAATACGATAAATAGTAGACATTGTAAAGCCTCATTGTTGAAGGGAACCCGTTCGCGAATTATCGCTGCAAACGGGTTATAGAACTAATCACTTTTTGGGTTTATGGCGCATGCGGGCATCCTTCCAGACGCTGGCCTGGCTTTGTTTCTGGAAGCGTGCAGTACGCATAAAGAGGACAACTTCCCAATATTGTGGTTCGATTTCATAAAGCTGTGTTCTGAACCGATCAGCCCTGTAAAGTTTGACACAATGCTCATACAGAGGATGGTTAGCGAACCGTTTCAATGCGTCCCACGTTAGTCGCAAACGGGTTTTGGAACGATATGCCCTTTCATTCCTCAGTTTAATCAGGTCTTCAAATACCAAAAGTCGGAGTTTTGGCGGAAGATAATGAAGGTTAAGCCCCCACAGATAAGTCACGCCACGCTCACCAAAATTAATCCCATCCCCCTTGGCAAAATTGAAGAAAAATACCAAGGGATACATGTCCCAGTATGGTAACTCTTCTTTTGTCAGGGCATCATATTTGAAATAGAACATACGCCCGACCATATAGCGGACACCCTGTACCGGGCGCTTGTTTTCAGCAAATGCTTTCATCATATGCTGTGGGGTCAGGTTGGCATCCTTAGACACACGTTCCATGAACCACACGTGGGAGCGGCGAATATTACGCTTGGCTTCGGCCCCGAAGTGTTGGCGGTACTTCCGGATGTAGCGCTTCACCAATTCGGGAGCATCCATTTCGGCTGGAAACAGCAGCGGATCTTCTTCACCCATCGCATTCTTTGCCATTTGTCAACTCCTATAAATACCTTCAGATCTATTATTTAAGTGGAGTCCTCATCGTGGAAGACTATCGCAATTTTATTACACAGATGTTGCAGCGCGGTCTGTCGAGGAAGAACAGATTCCAGGTGACTATCCCATTGCCTGCAGGCATCTTTGACTCTAATGCTACATTAGCCAATGATGGTCAAGCGTACACCTCAGATACAACATCATTTGGTGACTTGTTCCGTTCCACAGCGCGTATCGTAAACGCATTCTTTGGAGGGACAAACCAAACCTCCCGTTCTCTCCAAATGATGTGTATGGTCGCTTCATTACCTGGCGTCGGTATCGACACGACACCTATGAATAATAACGGCAACCATATCAAAATGCCGAATAACAAATCAAATGTTGATTTGGAACTCTCATTCCTTTTGGCCAATGACTATTATGAAAAGTCTGTTATGGACAAATGGAAGAATTTAATCTTCGATCCTCTTACCACAAAGATGGGATATTACGAAGATTTTGTAACCGATATTTGCATTGAACAATTGGACACAGAAGATCAGGTTGTCCATCGGGTTTATATTGTTGAAGCGCATCCTGTAAACTTCTCGTCTATTGAACTTGACAAAGGTGCCACAGATCAATTTAACCAATACAATATTTCATTCTCATACAACAAAGTCCTATCGGAGACAGAATATGAAACACGCAGCCTCGCCAGCGACTTTCTTCCTCTGGGTATTGCTGATGCTCTTGCTTCCGGAGATTGGGAAACCGCTGCGTCAAAAGCCGGGCAGCTTTATAAGAAGCTCGAGCAAGGTAACTTCACGGGTGAAGCCCTTCTTGCCTACAAGCAACTCGATCAATTGGTAAACAATATGGCGGGAATAAGCCTGGCCGACTTCGAGCGCATCTCTATCGGCATCCGGAGGGATATTCTCGGCAATGACAACCTGACGGCATCTGAAAAGAGTAGTCTGTTGGGGATGTTGGAGAGAGTCGGCAGTAATTAAAAAGCCCCCGAAAGGGGCTTTTCTTATTTGTCGTTACCACTTACGGTAGTCAACTTTTTGTATTCTAGGCGGGCGGTATATTCAAATCCCCGATAGATAACAATTGCGATGGCAAACAACACAGCAGCGAGAACATGCCCAGACAGCGCTGCTGTAATGAATATGATCGCTGACTTTGCATTACGCCAGGCATATGATGCCTTCCCACCCAATATTTTTTCTTGTCCCAAAATGCTTTTGCCACCTTCTGCCAATGTAAACAACAAAAATGCAGATGCCAGAACCAATACCGCGATGTTGACGTAAATTATCGCAACCCCAAGACCATCAAATGGTGGGATTCCGATATCGACATAACCGGAAACCAGGGATACAAAGGTCAGTATAAACAACAACGTTGGGAAAATTTTAGAAAATAAAGGTTTCATGATATAGGATCTCAATAAAGCCCCCGAAGGGGCTTTGTGTTGTTATTCACGTTTCAGGAATTGCTCGAACTCGTCCAGAGACGACGTATGCTTAGCATCAGCGCCAGTAGAAGAAGGAGTCTGAACGCTCTGCTGCGCTTGCGACGGCTGAGACTGCTGCTGGTTCAGGCTATCCTGGGCCGTCGGGCGTTGCGGTTCCTGATGCACCGGAGCCGTAGCGACAGTTGCTGCGCCACTTTCTACCAGTGGCTGGCTGTCCGGGATAGCCAGGGCTTTACGCAGACGCTTTTCCAGTTCTTCGTACGATTTGAAGTTGGCCGGGTTGAAGAACTCAAACAGGCTGTGTTCTTTTTCCCAGATGTCTTCTTTGTACTTGTCGCCTTCTTCACCTTCGCCGCCCAGGGAAGAAACCGCATCCCATTTCACGTTATCCATGACCGGCACCAGACCTTCCCAATTGCCGAATTTACGTTTCTCACCAACCAGGTTAAGAATCAGGTTGGCGCCGCCCCACATATCAAACGGATCAAACTTCGGATCAGTAGCGAATTTCGGGTTCTGGGCCGCGTCTAAAAATTTCTTAATCGCCGGGCCGAATTCCAGCAAGAATACTTTGCCGTTGTTTTCTGGGGAATTAACATCCTTGATCACCAGAACGTTGGCATAATACTTGGTGTTCGGGAGACGATCTTTGAGAACCTCTTTCAGTTTTTCGTCTTTGGTCTCTTTTTGTTGTGCCCACAGCGGGCGATCATGATCACGCACCGGATCTTCGTGGCCGAAGGTCTGAGGAGAGTTTTCGATGTACCAGCCGCCCTTACCTTGGAAGGAATGACGCATGATCATCGCAACCGGAGTAAGAATCTGCTCAGCATCGATCTTGCCTTCTTCCTGTGCTTTCAGATCTACCAGCGGGATAGGGAGAAAACGGATGATGTTTTCGGAAATACCTTCCTTGTTCCAGGTCCATTTCCAGATACGCGGATCCTTTGCTGCAGCCGAACGCTGGCCCTGTTGTTCCAGACGTTTTTGCAGAGCATCAGATTGCTGACCACGGGATTGCTTCAGACGATCAAATAAGCTAGACATTCTTTCTTTCCTCGATAGTATCGCCCCAGGGGGCTATTCTGTACACAATAATTTCTTTCACAGCGGGAGTAATTATACCCCCGCATATTTGATTGATTTAACCGCGAAGTAATTGTTCTTTCGGGTTAATCTCAATAATATCGAACACGTCAGACAAAGTGCGTTTGGCATCGGTGTGAGTGTGGTATTCCACGACATACACACCGCCTTCCGGAGTCGTGAATTTGATCCGGTCAGTTTGGTCTTCGTGCTCGTTAAGACTACCCACACGCCAGCGGGTAACACCAGGCAAGAAGCCTTGGGCCTTAATCAATTTGTAGACTTGTTCTTTAGTCATTTTAACAACCTATAAAATTTTCTTGGATTTCAGTTCACCTTTCAACAAACGAGCATCAGCGCACTCAGCTGTTAAACGGGATAACAGAGGCGGTGTAATCATCTTGCGAATCTTAGATTCCTCGATATCATACTCTTCGCACACGCTGGCCATTGTTTCCAGGAGGCTTTCCCTGGTGGTCTGCGCGCGCATCAATACCATCTCTGAAAATGAATCAGGCGTCAACACCTGAGCGATTTGTCCGTCAGACATCGATTGTGTTCCCCTTACCCGATGTCTTCTTGATCTGCCGAAGAACATCTTTGAACCCGTCCGGAGCAGATTGAGGACCACGGACACCGGAAACGATTTTGGGAGCGCCAATTACCATAGAAATCTGACCACCACATTCGCTGCAGGGATCAAGTTCAGGAGTATGGCGCTCAGCACAGGTCTTGCGCTGGCTGAAAGAATGACCACAGCCTTTGCACGCATAATCATAGAACGGCATGGATGGCCTCCATTACATATCGTACAAATAAGATAACCGCAAACAGCATTGTGGAAAACAGAACGATTGTGACCGAGCGTTCGCGTAAATGAACATATTTGGACAGATATTCGCTCTGTTGTGCAGCCCGAATATTCTGGTCTTCATGCGGTGTCACGGAATAATACGATATTTGCATCGCCAACGAAGACAAGAATGTCAGCATCGCCTTTAACCAAACGAACGCCGTCGCCATTAATAATGCGAACGTGATAATATTCGCCAATAACCAATAATCAACCATTGTGCACCTCAGAATTAAATTCGGGATGATTCTCTTTGAAAGCAGAACCGCCTACCATATTGGCAAACCCATCGACAAGATCATCGATTGGCTTCGGATCTTTAACTTCCAACATATCCATTATACCGCGCATGTTAACGTTGAACAGCTTCTCGAAGTGGGCTATCATAGTAAGTTTGTCAGCAGTGCCCTCACCCGTGAAATTCTTTTTGGTATAAGAAGGAGTGATTATCTGGAATTCCATATTATTACGGCGCATTGCTTGCTTCAAAAGAGAAGTGTTCTCAGCGGTTTGGCATATGTTGTTGGAGTTCTTAGAGTTGCCCATCGCATAACCCTCGAGGGTAATGAAATCAGGTTTCTCTGTAAGAAGAACAGCTTCTGCCCATTTGGAAATGTTATAGAATCTTTCTTCAGGGGAGGAATATGCAGGTTGCTTCATAATGCTGATGTTCGGTCGAATAGGGCGACAATATTTGTCTACAGTGTAATACGCATAGAAGCGAAGGGAATTAAATTCCAAAGGATCTTTGTCGTCCCAGACACAAATCGCTGGGCAACCATAAGAGTAGTCAATTCCGCAATATTTCATAAAAATACCCATAACATAGTTTCATTGGTGTTATGGGTATTTAGACCGATTTATCGGGTGACGATTTTGCTATCCGGCAGGATCAGACGCGGCTTGATGCTTTCCTGCTCTTTCTGCATCTCACGGATGGTGTTCAGCAAAACGCTAGTTTCAACGTGGCGTTTCACTTTACGTGCTTCGTCACCATAAGCGATCTGCCCCTGAGGATCCACATAATGGCCGGTACAGATAAGCAGTTTGTACCCGATTTCACTGATAGCTTCGTTAATGTCCATCACTTCGGAACAGAGGGATTCGGCTTCAACACCCATGTTCGGTGAATAACGAACAGAACCGCTTTCCAGGATTTCTTTATCGATCATGATCATCCCAGCGACGGTTTGGATGACCGGATTACCCATGTCGTCGTTTTGGAATTCATCGAAAATACCTTCAAACCCTGGCGCAACTTCACCTTTCTCGTTGGTTACGACGGCCTTTAGGCGATTGATGATAACTGTTTTCAACTGCTCAAGATCGGCGCGTTTTTCGTTTTGCATTACTATTCTCCAGTTCGTAGTCTCGTTCTTTCACATATTCATATACACGGGAATTGATTTGTTGACTATTACCAGTCGTACTTTTAACAACCCAACCACTTGTGAGGACATCCATAATAACGGACGCTTGGCCTTCTTGAAAATAACTTTTAATCGTTTGAAGGCGTCTTCTTTTATGAAAATACGGAATGATCTCCCCGATCACAATGCAATCGGGATAGTATTTGTGTAATGTTTCAATATTCCTGTGTACACCCACGGGTATAACATCTTCATCCTGAATAGGACTATAGACAGGATCCACGACAATGACATTGAATCCATATCTCAATAAATCTTTTGTCCCCAGTTTACCAAATTTCATATCATCTTTAGACATTGCTATAGTATCTACACCCAAATGTCTCGCATAATCCGACAGGAATAAATAGAAATCAGTACCAGCATCAGGATGAAGTATTGTCAATTGCTCCCCGATCTGGCTAAAACAGAAACCATGCATTTTCGTTCCTCACTATAAATATCTGTACAATATACCGTGGAGATACATTATGAATTTACCATCATTGCCTCGTACAGAAAGAACGCTCAAAAGCCAATTTTGGCCTACTGTCATCAAGTATCGCGCGTTTACTGCGGGGCAACAAACTTCTTTACTTCAGGTGGCTGACCCAAACACTCCTGATGATGAACGTATCGCAACGATGGAATCATTATTTTCGTCTTGTGTAGACGCTGGGGTTCCATTTGCCAAACTCCCAATCGGTGTTGTAGAAGAAGTTTTCCTTCGGATGCGTTGTATATCAATCGGCGAAGTTATGAAAATCCGATACAAATGCAACAATCAGATCAAAGTTCCTTCGGTTGATCCTGATTATCCTGGGGACAATTTAGAAGCATGCGGTCAAGAACTCGTTGTGCCTATCCCCCTGGACAAGGTGGCAGCGCGGGGCGTGGAAGGTTTCACAGAGTGTTTCGACCTTCCTGGGGGCTATCACATCAAGATGCGTCAACCATCCTTCTCTGATGCTGGAGTGCTTCAGAAAGTGGTTTCTATCGAAGAGAGCATTGCTACATTCATCGATTGTTTGTATGACGATGACGGTCAGGTTTGGCGGTTTGATGATCCTAATGAACCGGGTATTGATCCTCAGGTAGCAGTTGCTCGTAAGAAAACTCGTGATGAGTTTGTACAATGGGTTGGCGATAACCTGGAAACGGATATTATCCAGAAAATTAAAGACGATTTCTTTGCCAAAATACCGCGCATCCATTTTGAAACCAAGATTAAGTGTCCTGGTTGCGGTAAAGAGCATAAGATCGAATTTAATAGTCTTGAAGAGATTTTCATTTAATTTTTGAAATTGATTTATTATCCTACTTCGTGATGTGTGACGAATTGAAGTCACAAGGCTATAGCATATTTGAAATAAGCGAATCAATGCCCTGGCATCTTGATATGCTTACAGAGACATTGAAAGCTCGTCTTGCTAAAAAGAACCAAAACCCCGCATGAGCGGGGTTTTTATTGCTTATTTGTTTTACAGGTCTATTAGTTGTTTCTTGAACGCAATTTCTTATAATGTCGTTGTTCCTGAACAAACTCCTGGCTTCTAAGCTATTGAATGTTCAGGATGGAATAAAAAATCGTTTTTCTACGGACATTCTGTGCTGTATGGTTGTTTCCTCGCCTTATGCCTCCCTGGCATTGGAAGGGCGCTGTCTGCGTAAGACGGTCTTTCACGAGCAACGCGAGTTGAAATAAATCAAATACAACGGATGCTGACGCATCCTATAATATTATATTCGACAGAGCATAAATATCTTCAACATCCTCTACACATTTGGACATCACTATGTTAGAAAATATGCGTTGGTTTTATGGGCGCGTTGAAGACGTGAATGATCCCGAAGAAAACGGGCGCGTTGCCGTCCGTGTATACGGCGTACACACCCAAGACACTACTCTACTGCCTACTGAGCTGTTACCATGGGCTGTGCTCATGATGCCTGCAACAAATGCGTCCTCGGCAGGTTTAGGCTGGTCTCCGACTGGCATTACCGTCAACAGTGAAGTCATGGGGTTCGCCCTTGACGAAGCATACCAGAATTTGAGAATAGCGTGGGTGTGGCCAGCAGCCAACCAGGTTAATGGTTCTGACACTAACCCATTGGCACTCGGTCAGGTTGTGCAATCTATTGAACGTCAAAAATATAATGCTGTTACAGATGTTCCTGTAAAAATAGAAGACGAACCTCAACCTGACCCAGAGCCGCCCAAAGATGGGTATGATCCTGAAAAATGGATGACTGTCGCCCGAGGCGAATTGGGGGTGAAGGAATATGCTGGTAAATTCAACAACAACCCAAGGATTGTAGAATATCACAAAACCACTTCTCTTGGAGCATCTGAAGACGAAGTGAGTTGGTGTGCTGCATTCGTTGGTTGGGTTCTCCTCCAGGCTGGGTTCACGTCTACACGATCTGCTTTGGCCCGTTCATATCTTCAATGGGGTTCTCCTTTGTCTGAACCAAGATATGGAGCAGTGGTCGTATTCCGCCGGGGGAACAACCCGACTTTTGGTCATGTCGCATTTGTTCAGAAGTTTGATGCGAATTATGTATGGTGCCTTGGGGGCAACCAATCTGACAGCGTGAAAGTCAGCCGTTTCAGTCGTTCTTCGGTTTTGGGTTATCGTTGGCCCGGCCCAGCGAACACGACAGCAGCTGCTCCAGCACAGCAAAACAGCAAATGGTCTGAACCTATTCCTGATCGCACCCCAAAAGTACAAGAGACCCCGCCACCATCTGGTCGAGTACAGGATATTGATAACACAGGCGAAACCATAGTTCCATCTGCTGGCGGTTCGGTGTATCCATACAACAATGTTATGGCTTCCCGTTCTGGTCACATTATGGAAGTAGACGATACGCCTGGTGGTGAGCGTCTCCACTGGATGCACCAATCGGGTTCCTATAAACAAATGTTACCGAATGGTGACGTGGTCAATAAATCAGTAAAAGACCACTATGATATTGCGATGTTCGACAAAAGATATTATGTCGGTCGTGACCATAACCTGACCGTTGGTGGGACGGAAGTTCAGCGCAAGACAGGCGAAGTTTATCATCTGCATTCCAGCAATCATTCACACGTGGTTGCCGGGACATCTTTGATGAAATATTCTCAGCTTGCCGAAATCCAGGCGCAGAATATTTTCCGTATCGTTTGTCAGATGTTAGAAGTGTCAGGTACGTTGAAGGTTCCTAAGATCCTCGTGTCCGAGATCATCGCTGACAAATTGACGGTAGCCCAGACCATCGACGGTAATATCAAATATGCCGAAGGCGCGGGCCGGGCCAGTTCTCTTAGTGGTGCAACCCCAGCGTCGCCGACAGGGCCGGGCACTATCGATATCAAACCAGAACTGGAAGACAATGGCGGTAATTTTGGTTCCAGCCAATAACCCCATACGATTACACCAGGAGAGGCAGTATCCGCCTCTCCATGCTGCTGAGGGAGCCTCAACATGAAAGATTATAAAGATGTGGACCTAAAATTTGGGATGCATCCTGTTACCAAAGACGTCACGATGAAATCTGGGAAATGGGCTGTGTTACAGTCTGTCCGGAATATTGTTATGTCGTCGGCAGGAGAATGGCGAACTCTACCAGACATGGGTGCTGGCCTTTATGGGATGCTCGGGGAAAACACGACGCCGACTATTCAGGTAGATGTGAAGAACAAAGTTGAAGATGCGATTGCTCTTTATGAGCCAAGGGCAGAACTACAGTCCGTTGAAGTGTCTTTGTCTGATGACTACCATTCCCTGGCAGTCACCATTACGTTTAACGTCGTGAATGATCCAGAGCCTATCACAGATACTGTGTGGCTCCAGAGGACGAACTAAATCCCGGGGACGACATCATAGAATGAAAAATACGATATCAGGTACATGCGGGTCGCTTTCCCCATAGGGATTTGTATCACCACAGGCTTGATGTCGTATAATTTTACAGGCGGTTCCTTATTGAATATGAAACCTATTTTCATCAGTGTGTTGGCTTCCACTGGTGCCTGCAACGAATAATCCATCGCCCAATATGCTTCATCCTGGAATGAGCAACTCAGGCAACGCCCGATCTTTTCTTTGTTGTGTTTCAACGGGATTTCTAATCCTTCTTCTAGCATTTGTTTCATTATCTGAAATAAAGGAAGAGAAGTCGTTGGAAGCCGGAATTGGGTATTCAGGATTAAATCGCTCATAGCGGCCTACTCCACTAATGTGATCACAACCATATTTAAGACTGTGTCCTTTGGTACACCAGTTTCTTCATCGTGAAGAGTAGAAGCCACAAGGTGAACGTCAGAGATAAAGTTGTCAATATGCAAACTTGACAAGAACGGGCGGTGCTGGGAAACCGGGCGATTCCGTGTCACATATTCCTTCAGAAGAACAAAGAATTCGCAATTTGTCGTATCAATACGAAGAAATCTTTGTTCTCTGGTGGTTCGCAACTCGGTGGCCTTGCCCATATATTGCAATTTGCCCGTTTCCCCAAACCGGTACATGACATCCACTTCTGATTTGAATATCTCTCGTTCAATGAGGGCCGCTGGAGACCAACAAATCTGTTCTTTGTCTTCAGGGTATAAAGTGTCGATGACCAACGGGAGTTGGATGTATCCAAAATGATGACCGGGATTGCGTAAGATGATGTTCGACATGATGTAGTTCCTGCTATTCAATATTTGGTATGTACAGGAAGTATAGGTCTGGCTTTTTCAAAAGTAAAGCCCCCAGAATGGGGGCTTCATTCAAATTAGAAACGGTTGATGCGTTCGTTTAAAACATGCAAATACAAACCCATCACATAATGTTGGGAATTCAACCAAAATTGTTCATTGATCGAAAGGGATTTGAATGTATCACCTTCACGAAATGCGCCCAACGCATTGTATTTCTTTTCCAGTTCTTCCTTTTCTTGGACAACCCGTTCTTGATGAGGCAATAATTGTTTTGACATGATATATTCACCATAAATTAAAGCCCCCTTCCGGGGGCTTGATATGATCAGCGTTTAACGCTTGCGGCGAGACCAGCAACGTCGGTCACAGTCTGGTCAGCGAGAACGATAACAGGCATTGACATGCGTTGTTTGCCCGTCAGAGCTTGTAGTTCTTCCAACTTGTAGTCCTTTTCAAGTTTGAGGATACGATGCTCAATACCGCGAATGCGACAGATGTTCTCAGCTGTAACACACTGTGCACAACCTTGTTTGGAATAGATCGTAATCATTTCTCACCTTTATGCAAATTTAAGACCGTCAGATACTGAACCAGTCAGTATGCCCATCAGATAATCAGGAGCTTCTGCTTCCTGCAATGCGTATTGCATTGTAGTATTATCTAGCCAGTCGTTAATCCACGGCACCGGGTTGTCCTTACGTGGTTCACCAGGGTATGGGTGACCGATAGCACCCATACGATGTGTCGCCAGCCAGTCGACCATCTGGTGAAGGATCTTGGCGTTCAGGCCCAGGATAGAACCTTCTTTGAACAGATAGTCAGCCCACTGTTTTTCCTGGTTCACGACATCCATGAACATCTGCGTCATTTCGGGACGAAGTTCTTCACGAATGACGGCGAAGTCTGGGTCCATCAACGGAAGACGATTCAGGAATGTCTGAGTGAGGATCAGGTGGTCCTGCTCGTCACGGGCGATCTGGCGAATGATCTTCGCATTACCTTCCATCTTTTGAAGAAATTGGACGAATGCCCACGAGCATGCAAAGGACACGTAGAAGCGAATGCCTTCCAGTGTGTTGGCAGCAAACAGGGATCGCCAGAATGACCGCTTGGCATTCATGATGTCTTCACGGGTGAAGATCCGGCCCGCCATACGCATACCCGCCCAGCGCACAGATTCATCGTAGCAGGTGCTGATTTGGTGTGCACAATCAACAATTTCAGCTACGTCCAGCACATGGTCAAACACGATGCCGGGATCATTGACCGTGTTGCGTAGGATATGGGTGTAGGACAGAGAGTGAATTGCCTCTTGGCGGGTCCATTCCAGGATAGCGAACTGCGCCTCCGGGGTAGAAGCCCAGGCACCGAATGCTTCAAACGGGGCCGCGCCCTGGATAGAGTCCAGCATGGTCTGCCGTTTCAGGTTGGAGAAATAGATATGCTTTTCACCATCGCTTAGAGTGGCAAAATCCGCCTTGTCTTTGGTGATGTCTACTTCTTCCGGGCGCCAAAATTGGCTGAGGCCTTTTTCATACCACTTCTGTACAAACGGCCAAGCAACTACATCATAACGCTGGATTGATACCGGATCACCAAAGAACGGGAGTCCCTGGTTATTCGATGTCGGGTCGAATACGGAAAATTGCTTTTGCATCTCACTCATGTTATGCCTTGCCTTCATGAAGTTTAATCTGTTCGGTGGTGATGTAATTCTTGATGCTAGCAACAAAATCCTGGCGCTTGTCTTCAGGCAATTTGTTGAGATCCAGAAGAATGTGGGTGCGGTTCGTGGTATCCATGTGATCCGTGTAGTTCAAAGGGATAGCCGTGACTTCGCCGCCGTTGTGCCAGGCAGCAGCCAACTTTACGTTGCGCAGAACATTTCCCGCTTCCACTATGCTGTCGTGTTCAAGCAAAATGCCTGGTTGTCCAGGTACTAACAATAATGTCTGATACATAATGAACTCCTAATAAAGAGGGGTGAATTGATCCACCCCTGATGATATACGATGGTAGACTATAGACCTAACTCATACTACACAGGTATCACAAACTTCTTCAGCTGCTTTCAACTCCTCATCTTCCTTGGAGTCTTTATTCGTGTTGTAATACAGAGTCTTGCCACCCCACATATAGAAGGATAAGATATCCTGCATCATCTTGGCGCGGGGGATCTTGCCTCCTGGGAACTTCTCGGGATCATAGAAGGTATTGGTGCTGATAGATTGGTCAACCCAGCGCTGGAACACCGCCGCCGTCTTCAGATAGTCGATACATTCCATGTTCCACTTGAGATCATAGATAGGCCCAAGGGTTTCGACATCCGGTACGATTTGCTTGTAGATGCCGTCCTTGCTTGCCTTAATGCTCACCAAGCCTTTCGGTGGCTCAATCCCATTGGTAGCATTCAGCACCTGCGAAGAGCTTTCAGTAGGGGCTATCGCCAACAGGGTGGCATTGCGGATACCAAATTTGGCGAGCCTATTTTTTAACCCATCCCAATCCAGACCGTATGCGTCCCCAACAGGCTTTTTGCCATTAGGAAGGAGGTCCAGTGGCAGAGGGGCCAGGTCAGCTGTTACCATACCGCTTGAATGGATTGTTTCTTTACCACACGGGCCAAACATTTCCGCCAGCTTGTTGGATGCCTTGACCAGATAATAGTGAAGATGTGCCATCCATTCATCGACCAGCTGTAACCCGGCGGGCGAACCATATCCGGTGAAGTTCCGCGCCAGGAAGTGGGCGACGTTGACAACCCCGATACCCAGGGGACGATATTCCTGAACAGCCAGGCGGGCTTGGCGGGCCGGGTAATCTTGGTATTCGAGGAGCATGTCCAGCGCGGACACTAATACGAATGCCACATCTTCCATTTCCTTCGGCTCATCGAACGCCGTCAGGTTGAATGATGCCAGAGTACACAGAGCGATACGACCACTTTCATCATCGTATTGTTGGAATTCACGAGTTGGTAACGCGATTTCCAGACATAAATTCGAGCTGTAAATCGTGTCGAGGTTGAACGGGCTATACATGTTCATGTGATCAACGAATGCGATGTAAATGCGCCCGGTATCGGAACGCTGATCCAGCAACATCTGGAATACTTCTTCAGCCTGGAGAGTCTTGGCACGACATAACCCGGCGTCTGCTGCTTTGATCATGTTGTCGTACAGAGTACGGAATTGATCCACGTCGCTGAAATATGCCTCGTACATATCCATGTTGTCTTTCGGATCGAACAAATACAGAGGTTGTTTGTTGACCAGACGTTCAAACATGACGCGGTTGATCTGAATACCATAGTCAATCCGGCGTTCGCGGTTTTCTTCCGTACCACGGTTGTTCTTCAAAACAACGATGTCATCAAACTGGTAGTGCCACAGCGGGATATAAGCTGTAGCAGCACCACCGCGAATACCGCCCTGAGAGCAAGACTTCAGCGCCCCGGTCAGATATTTGATGAATGGCACCAGACCAGTGTGGACCATCTCTCCACCCCGGATAGGACTGCCGATACCGCGAATTGCACCAACGTCAAATCCGATGCCAGCACGCTTGCTCACATAGTCTACGATAGATTTGGCTGTCGCGTTGATGGAATCCAGCGTGTCACCAGTTTTGATCAGAACGCATGAACTGAACTGACGGGTAGGAGTACGGACGCCCGCCATGATGGGAGTCGGAAGACTGAATTTGCCTGTGCTGGCATAATTATAGAACTTTTTGATCATATCCAGGCGGCTGGCCTTGTCCCAATTAGAGAACAGCGCCATAGCGATCGCCATATACATGACCTGAGGAGTTTCACAATAGACTTTCTTGTCTTTTTGAGAACGGTCACGCAACAGGTACTTCTCAGTCAGCTGGCCCATGGCCGCCCAGGTGAAGTTCTTATCGCGTTTGTGGTTGATGGTGGCCTGAAGTTCATCAAACTCTTCAGTGGTGTACAGATCCAGGAATTCCCGGTCGTATTTACCGAGTTTGATGTTCTTGACGAAGATATCCAGCAGGTGGGGCGGCTTGTACTGGCCATAGGCGATTTTGCGGAGATCGTATGACTTCAGACGCGCTGCGACATACTGATAGTTCGGCTTTTCTACAGAGATGAGAGACGCAGCCGCCTGGATAAGAATATCCTGGATGCGGTCGGTTCTCATATTATCGGTGAATTGGATCTTTGATGCTGCAATCACCTCTGACATTGAAACCCCGTCCAGCCCATCACAAGCCCGGTCAACGACGGTGTGAAGTTTTTCAATATCAAAAGGGACAGAAGATCCGTCCCGCTTTATGACGTTAATCATAGCGATCCTCGGTTTGTGTTATATGCAGGTTGTTATTATACGCCGCCCTCGCAGATTGAAGGCGGCGGGGAATGGTGATGAGGTATTTAAATGTCGTACAGGTCATTGACCTCGAGCATCAGACGAGTGAAATTGCCGCGACCATTTCGATCATCTTTGTTGAACTCGATGATGCTGAAAGGTTGAACCCATTCAGGATATGCATCACCCGGTTCTACACCGTGAACAGCCAGAGTACCAGCTTCCAGTTTCTGGTTGAAATCACGGAATGCTTTGACATACGTGTCAAGGGCGCTGTCACGCAGACGTTTGTTAGATTGCTTGATGTCGCCATTGACGAAAACGTAAGTCGAGTCTGAAGATCGGGTGAGAAGGTTCTTCAGCTGCTCCATGTCGCATTCTTGAGCCTCTTCGATAATCAGGAAGGCATCATCAAAGGTCATACCCTTGATAGTCTCCAGATCCTGAATTTCGATGATGTGCTTCTCCCACAGATAGTTGAAGAAGCCATCGCTGCCGGTATCAGTCTTCAGCACCTTCTTGAAGGTTTCGATCAGCGGGCGCAGATACGGGACGAGTTTTTCATAAGTGTCGCCTGGGCGGAACCCCGCAGTCTGTCCGGTTGGCAACGGCGAACGAGAGATGATGATTTTACTGACACGGCGATCAATAAGATGTTTGATAGCAGCGGCAGCACCGCAATAAGATTTGCCCGTACCAGCAGGTCCGATTGTGATGGTCAGATTGTTTTCAAGGGCAGATTGGTAGGCGAGATTCTGGTTGTCAGAGAGGCCATGGAATGGAGCGATTTTGAAATCACCTTTAGAGAACTTCATCCATTCGTCTTCGCGCTGGGTTACTTCTTTCTTGCGCGCTGATTTGGTCTTACCAGCTGGCTTCATGGATACTACTTTGCTCGCAGATTGCATGTGAACCTTCCTATTTCTACAGGGGTTATCTCATCACCTTTAATTAAGCGACGCGCCCAGCATAACTCTACCATAGATAAAGAAAAAGGCCGTTTCCGGCCTTCGACTAACTGAATGATTTGTATGCTGCAGCCAGCTTGGTGTCGTACTGGTTCTGTGCATACGCCGGGCCATTGTAGCGCCGGGCAAACTCAGCCCAATTCTTGTCCTTCAATGCTTTCCACAGATTGGCGTCAGCCTTGATGAACTTGACAAATGCCATGAGCTGAGCACGTTCACCAGTGAGAAAGTCGTTGAACATCTGCTCAGCATTTGCGTACCCGCAGATAACACAGTTGAACCCCATGATCTGGAATAACCCGTAGGAAGCGCTCTCGTAGGCGCAATCTTTATCGATCGCTATTGCACCATGGAGTCGTTCCAACTCCGCGTCTCCACCTGTATATCCCCCGGCTTTGGCGTTAACCAACGTCGGGTAAAGCTGGGACAGAGCATTAGCTTTTGCCTGACCGAACTTGGCATTCAGCTTTTTGTACATGATGTGGCGTTCAAACAATGTCTTGATTTTACCAGACTTGGTGAAGCCCGTACCGCGCGATTCTACTTGGTTGACTGCCTTGATGCTAGCAAGGTCAACAGACAATTCACGAGCAGCGTCAATCAAGTCAGCCTCAGTCAGATGATCCTGATGAGATTCCCCTGCGTTGCGTATAGCATACATAGTCTTTGGTCCTGCGATACCATCAACGACCAGTCCGGCACCTGCCTGAACTGCCCTGACGGCGTTGTCAGTCGCTTTACCAAATATGCCATCGGCAACCAGATTGAACCCGATTTTGTTGAGACTGGTCTGAAGATTCTTAACTTCCAGACCTTTGCTGCCAATCTTTAAAATGGCCATAAGAAAATACCTCCGCAATGTTTGCAGAGGTATTTAAAGTGAAAGTGAATGAGGGTTGGGCTTTATCAGCGCCGGACGATCAGAGGCTTGTCTTCGTTGTACGCCAGACGCAATTGCTCGTCATAGCCATACTTCTCAAACACGGCGACCAATTCAGCCTGGAACGCCTCAAAGTTCTTATTCGGGATCCGCTTCACGAGCCATTTGGCGCCTTCGGACAGCTGGACTTCATTACTCATCGGTTTCTTCCTCATCTTTCCAAGAGTCGATGTGTTCTCCGCAGTAAGGGCATTCGCCTTCTTCGAATTCAATCTGACTACCACAATGCGGGCAATATAATTCTTCCATTTTGATATCCTTCTATAATGGGGGAGTTTCCTCCCCCTTGGCGACTTATGCCAGGCGCTCGATCATGTTCTGTACTTCGATCAGAGTCAGTTTGCCCATTTTGACATACTGAGATTTAGAATCACCGCCGACCGCGTTCAGGATATCTGTGTTGTCATAACCTTTTTTCGGGAATACCATCACCGAGTAGGTTCCGTTGTTCAGCGGGTTCAGCTGCACCCGGCCTTTGCCGACGTTCAGGGTGCCGTAGGTTTCGGTCTTCGCTTCCACGATGTGGATGTTCAGGCCGAACATTTTCAGCATGCTGACTTTGTCAGAGGATTTAGACACTACCGCCTGGTCAACCACAATCTGGTCTTTCATGGTGAAGCCGCAAGCAGTTTCAGTTTTGCCGCTCAGCAGGTTCATGAAGGAGGTCTTACCGCCCTGGAAACCGGCTTCCTGTGCAATGCGGAACATTTCTGCTTTGGAAACTTCGGTGTTCAGTTCGAAAGATACAGAGCCGTTGGTGATAATGGTTTTGATAGTTTTCATGTTAAATCCTCATTATGTAGTTGGTGCTTTTCACTTTTCATTCGGCGGGGTGTTGTTTACCGCCCTATGTGAACTATAATAGGCCAGCTTTATTGAAGAGTAAAGTCTTTTTCAATAAAAATTTAAAATATTTTTGAATTATTTTACGAGGCCTCGTAGATAGAGGCCTGGAGGGAAGAATTATTTTTGTTCTCGTAGTTGCTTCAGATAGTTTCTTGCCGTATCCATCTGATCAGCATCAGGCTGACACACCCCAGAATCAACTACCCCATTGCGCCATCCATGTACGAAACTCGGTGATTCATAACCACTGAGAACATACCCGGCTCGGCCTTGCTGGTATCCCCGGAGGATCTCCTGGTCATCCAGTTTATCAAGTTCTTTCATATCCATCACACTTTCCTCAAATCGGCAAATCGTAAGGAAGCCGCAAGCCCCTGGTAGACATTGTCGGCCATAATCTTCAGAAGGTCACGTATCGGGATGTTTCCTTTGTTCGGATTCACCATATCGTTGATATCCTTCCAACGTATCTCTGGCGGGAACAAAATGACCTTGACGCCCTTGTCAATCATTTTCTGGATACCGTCACACACCTGGGCGTTTCGATATTGGTTGTCGGGAACATAGATGTCGCCTTTGGCGCTCAATAGATCAGCATCTGCCGTCGCCAGGCAATTTGGTAAGAAGAGACTATCCAGCGGCCCTTCAACTACTAACTTCACCCGGTTCATCAAAATGCGTTCTTCGCCATAGACCTTCGTGTCTTCATTGCGCGGTTTGACAGTTGCATACCGCAACACCCCTTCTGGGAGGTCATCACCAAATGCGCGCCCTTGGACAATCTTCATTCGACCATCCTGAGTCCAGAAGGGGATAACCAATCTGGGGTCATCAGGGATCTTCTTCTGCTTCTCTGGATCAGTCTCGAAATTGAGAAGATCTTTCCGGAAGTTCTCACTGAAATATAACAAAGAGAGAGCGCTCTCCGGCATTCCCCTGCCTTCCACATATTGGCGAGCAAAATGTGTTGGGTCAAGAAGATCTAGTCGGATCATATTGCCGAGGTGGTCCTCATCCCGCTTCGCCACTTGTTGACCGATACGCGCCGTCTGTGTCAGTTTCTTCAAGGGTGCCAGTTTCTGTACCGGGCGGGCGCGGGTATCCCCCATGACCTTAAACTTCTCCATGCTGTACTCACTGTACAGACGGTCATCAAATTTCTTCAACCAGAACTCAAAGGCCCAACCGCTCATCTCATTACAGTTGTGGCACTTGAACCGATAGACATCGTCATCATGGTCATAGAAGAAATGCCCACGGCGCTTAGACGTGCTCTTTTTGGAGTCACCACAGAGAGGGCAACGGAACTTTGCAACCGCGCCAACACGTTCCCAGCTGAAACGTTCCAGGCGCGGTGCCAGGTAATTTATGAATTGCTCGTCAAGAAATTTCATTTACCCCACCCGGTCCGGAAAAGGATAGATTTATATTCTTCTACCATGTTCTGATCATAATGCGTAAGACGAGAATATGCTTTGGCTTCATAACTGTCAGCCCCAAGTTCAGTCACAGCCATGGCCGCTTTCATGTTCAATGTGTTTTCATATCTGGATTCCATACCATGGGTTTCCAAATATTCTTTCGCCTGTACAAATCGGCGCTCACTCGCAAACAAGAAGTCATAATTTATTTCTGAAAATTCTTTGTTGTATGCTGCTAATGACATAGTACACCTCTTAAATCGCGGGCCTCTGGAATACCTCATTGACAGTATACGCCACACCACGGGTTTGAGCAATACAGAGCTGGCGCCAAGCCCCATAGAGGATATTGTGTTCAGCGACGGTGTTCTTTACGACATGGCCGAAGTCTTCCACCATCTTTTGATAATGGAGGAGATAAGGAGGCATCTTGCCATTCGGGCTTCGGCGGGCTATCATATTCAGATAGTGCTGGGGAGAATACAGGGAAGATATCTGCATGTCCGGGACATGGATAGCCTTCAATGATTTTCGAGGCGTGAAATAGAACAACCCCCACTTTGGTGGTAGATCTTCGATCCGGATGACTCCCTCAGGGCATGCATAAAAACGATAGCTGCCCATCCCCTGCTCAGGATTGATACGATGAGGCTTCTTAGCATCTGCTCGGAAATCATCCCGGCTGACTTTGACCTCGATCAAAATACTGCACCCATCGGGGCGGAAACCGATTGCATCAGGGGATTCAGAATTGGTATGAGGATTCGGTTCGACAAATACGGCACCGCAATTCATCTGCTTGTGAAGATATTTGGCTGAAATCTGACAGCCTTCTAAATGAGTTGGAACGAAGATCTTGCCCATTACATTGCGCTCCGGAATAATTCAACGGCACTCAAGGCGTCCGCTTCTTTTGTAAACAATAATTTCTGTGAACTGTAATCCACACTTTCAATATCAATAGCCCAAATACGGATACACAATAACCCCTTTCTTTCATCCATGTGGGAATCCAAATCAGGATAAGCCTGTTGGATTAGCTTTTCATAATCCGGAATCGCATCCCGTACATTCTCATTCTTGTGTGCATTCACGAAATCTTCGCATTTTTTAACGTCAGGAAGAGTCAGACATCTTATCGGGAGGCTATTGAACTCATTTATCACATATGGATCAGATACGGAAATGATATTCATAGAGGCAAAATGCTTGGTTTTCTTGTAAATATGACAACCACCGAGTAAAAACTTAACGAACTTATTAATATGGAGTTGTGACTCCATAAAAACCAATGGAGTCTTTCCGATATCCTGTTCATTGAAGGCAATGATATAATGAGGAACAGATATGCATGTCATAGCGTGAGTCCTTGTTGGAAATATTCCCGTATGATACTCACGCTATGATTTATAGACTACGCCAGTTGCTTCAGTTTATAAAGAGTCTGAAAACACAGGGTTTTGATTTCATCCAATGTATTTTGCAGATGAGAATCGCACTGCCGATAAATGGCGTCGACGTCGATAACGATGCTCTGGATATATTGGATCGGGTCTGGATTAAACAACTTGGTGTTCTCAAATCCTGGCGCGTATACACCACCCGCGCCGATGTATGCTTCGGTGAAGGTATCGAGCAAGTCCTCGAGGTCCCCATAGAACTCCCCGAGCGCCTTATGTTTCGAATATGAATGTGTGACGAAGTGGAGAGCATGGGTGTGTGCTATCGCCAGCAGACCACGGTTGATAAATGCACTTGCATTGACCATTTTAGTGTCCTCAGAAAAAGAAATCCCCCTGTATTTAGGGGGATTTTGGTTAACCAAGGCCCAGGTCTTTAGCCATTTCTGGGCTGATCTTTATCGTGGCTGGTGGTAATTCACCGTGCTCATCAGCCGGAATCAGTTCTATCCAAGAACCATCTTTTCGTCTGAATTTACGGTCGCCAATTTCTTGATAGTCAATGCTTGCTTCAGTTTTCAGCTTCTTAACCCCTTCCAGGAATGATCTAAGCAGATCTTCTGGGATAGGGGGAAGATTCAACTTCTTGGCCAACTCCTGTGGGTCGCCTTTGATGGCCGAACCACTAGGGGATTTGTGGCCATAGAACACACCGGGCGTCTTACCTTGATAGATTGAATAGCTCGGACCTTTGCTATCGTACACAAGGGAGCACGTGTATTCCGTCTTGGCCAAACGCCAACCAACTTGCTTGGCTTCTGTCAAGAAGTCCTGGAACCCTCTCATACAACCCCCCTTAGACAGGCTTGACACCCAGGTACTTGGCAATATCAACAGCCAACGTTTTACCTTTGCTGATGTCCTGTTGCTTCCCGCCCATAGTAACGATCACATACGGGTCGTCTTCGCCACCGAAGTCGATAGAAACAGATTTGCCGATACCGGGGATGCCCGAATATTCAAACTCGGTACGCCCGCTCTTGCGAGATGTACCGACGCCCAGCGCCTTACCGATCATTTTGTCCATATTGGCGAGTTCCTGAGCATATGCTTCAGTAACCTGGCCAACGTCCGGCGATTTACCAAAGAAGAATTCAAACCCACCGTGTACAGAAACAACTTCCCGACCTTGAGAAACAGCGTGAACCTGATCAGGGGTCAAAACCGTTTTCACAGTGTTGCCGTCAGTCAGTTCCAGATTATAGGTGTCGGCGGCGTTGTCTGGAGTGATCTGGGTAACAGTACCGGAGCACCACTGAGTGCCGTCAGCTTGCTTTTTGATGGTAACGCTTTTGCCCTGTACCCCGGCATGGGTCATCGGTTGCTGGGCTTGTTCGTTAAAATATTGGATAAAAGATTTCATGGTGATCTCCTCAAGAATTTCATTTATTTATAAGCCCCCGAAGGGGCTTATTGGTTAACTGATACTGATTTCCATTCGGCCACCGAGGGACTGCTCGTATTCGCTGTAAGCGCTCCCCTCGTTTCGGAAGGTAATTTCGTCAGCTTGTTTGGCCATTTCCAGAGTGGCATACCGAGGCTCTGACGGGATATAGCCTTTCGATTTGGCATCATCATAAACAGATTTGAGATACTGGTTCGCACGGTCGATCTGACCTTTGTATTCCAGATATGCACCCTCAGAAGTATTACGACGGAAAGTCAGAGTCCAACCGACAGCCATGGTTTCACCATCACGGCTTGCATAAACTTCCCAATCGATATCACGGGTTGAAGGTGCTGATTCCCTTATGCTTTCACCATATGCCGCCAGCTCTTCCGCAGTTTTTCTACCGTTGGGTTTTACCAGTGGCGCTAATTGGTCAACTGCTGCTTGGATTTGGGGAGTTAATTTGGACGGCTTCGTTATGTCGATATTACGGATAACGATTGGCTTGCCAATATCTTGCCCTTTAGGGCCGAGTTCAGATACAGCTTTGACCGTAACAAACACGGGATCATCTTGAACACGGACGCCCCGGTTCATCGTGACAACCACAGCACCCTTCCCGCCGAATACAATGCCCCCATAAGTCGATGTGCGGCTGGCGACCCCATGGATATCTTTGACTTTAAAGAAAGCATTCGATAAAGCCCGCCAACGGTCTGTAGTGAGATCAGGCCCGTTGGAATTTGAATTCGGATTTGGGTTTGAGAAATCACTGCTACGTTTAGCAACTTCCAACGCATTTTTCACTGATGTGTTGAATAAAGATTTCAAATCCTTCGGTTTATTTTCATCAACGTCAATTGATCTAACCGTTATCGGAAGATTGACCTGATTCCCGTTGGGATCATATACGTCAAGATTTAAAACGATGAAATCCGATTTGCGGGCCAGAGCCGAAATAATTTTGAACCCATCGATAAATATTGCATTACCGACCGCGGTGGTATCGGTTTTGGTAACAGGGGCTTTCAGAATATTTTTGTATTCGTCAACCATCACGTCCCAACTTTTATCTCGACGTGCGGCAGCAGCTTTCCGGATAGCTGATAAGAAATCACCAGCCACATAATCAGCATTGAACGGGGATTTGATTTCCACTAAACCCGCATCCGTGGCCAATGAACCAAAAAATGTATCGTTCTGGACTCTGTCGAAGTATACACGGAAAGTGCCGCCATTCGTGAATTTGTAGAAACCTTTGGAACCCCCCGGCGTCGCGATGCCTTCTTTCTGAACAGCCGCGTCGATCATAGACAGAACTTTCCGGCGGAATGGATGATTATCCATGTCTTGAGACGTCATATGCTGAGCGACACCGTTCTTTATTGATGCCGGGGACGACACATTCTGTTCAGGCTGCTCAGGAGGAACGTCACCGACTTTGTCTGGATCGTCCCAGGTGATACCCTGCATCTTCGGACCGTCAAATACCTGGGCCGGGTCTTTACCTTTCTTGACAAGCCAAACGTAACCACGGTCAGGGACAGGCGCGTAGGTCAGATCCATGACGTTCAGTTTCTGTTTGAGGCCGGATTGACGAATGATTTTCGGGATCAGGGTCATACCACGATCCAGCGCTTTCTTAGAGAAGTTGACGGCATAGCCATCGATAGTCTTGCCCAGAGGTGTCGCCATGAATTGCTTGGTGGCTTCGATCATGCTGGCGATAACGCGCATCGGGTTCTTGAAACGTGCGATGGCATCAGGATAAACTGAACCACGTTTCTGGCCGATGAAGACCTGGCGGACGTTTTTACCCAGACCTTGTGGGGTATAGAACTGGATACGGTATTCTTTATCATCTTCGTCGATGAAGGTGAAGAAAACGTCCCCGGCATTTTTCTTGCCCATCGTGAGTTCATAAGGAGCGGAGTTGAACGCTTCATCCAACTGGTCTCGCTCTTTTATGAAATCTAAAAATTTTGGTATAGACATGGTGGTTCTCCTGATAAGAAAGCAGTCGGTTTTCCTTAATTAGCGAAAGGAAAGGGGCATTATAGCCCCTTGTACTTCAAAAACGTTGTTCAGCAGAGGCAACCGACGCTGCCCAAAGAGGGAGGGTTTCGCTGTCAAGTTTTTCCAAGAGATATTCAACCCTTTCGGAGCTGTCACCTGCTTTCCAGCAGACTTCAGGAAACTCATCTCCATAGAACCAACCAAGGACAAATCCTTCATTGTGGTGCAGAAGATATGCCCAATTACCGCCGTCCTGATCGTTGCTAATGCCCATCAGATCGAAAAATTCTTCCACTTCCGTGTCAGAGAAATAGTAAATTCGTGGTAAGTCCCCATTCTCAAATTTCTCGGCACCCATGAAACAAAAATAATCGTCTTTGGTAAAATCTTTTAATGTGATCATATCTTTATCCTCAACGACGAAACGGGCGGTTGGCGTTTTCACGGTTATTCCAGTTCTTTTCGGCGGTGGCTAACGCAGCCGGACTCCACTCGCGTTCCCACTCTTTGTCAACTTCAGCCTGGTTAGTCGGCTCAATAACTTCAACACCTGGGAAGTCACGCGCCAAAATTTCGCGGAGTTTAGAATCTTCATGGGTCTGGGTATGTACCAGGGTTTCACCGTCGTACACTTTCGCCATCAGATATTTCTTGCCGTAGTGGATATATGCGTCGAGGATAATTTTCATAATATAGTTCCTTCGTTTCAATTTGTTTCATCGTACTGCTTATGTATTGAATTATAGGGGTAGTTATTGAATAAGTAAAGGGGCCGAAGCCCCTTTTTATTGAATTATTTTAAGGCGTGGGGTTCACCACCGGAATGTAGAACCGGATACCTTCTACGACCGCTTTCAGATGTGGATCCCATCCGGACACAAGACGCTCAAGGGCGTTAGAACCAGGGTATACGATAATGATGTCGCTACCTGTTACGCCATGCTGAGGGAATTGAGCAAGGTACTGCTCCATGGTAACGCCCGGATCAATAAGGACTGGTCCAACATCAGATGAAGCATATGTCGCCCCAAGGCCATCTTTACCCCAAGCCAGGATCCCCCAATCTGGGATATTCGCTTCAGAAGTGATCGTATAACCGAACACCCGATTCAAGGCCGAGAAGTCATAGATATCATGCTGTGTGTCATAAGCCAGATATCCTTTGGACAGCATATCGGCAAAGATCTCGTCAGTATCGGTTGTCGCCAGGGTAGGCACGACAAATAACAGTTCTCCCGCAGGAGGGGCCGGGTAAGTCCCAACAGCATATTTGGTCCATGCTGTGATACATTTCTTGATAAATGCTTCGCTGGCCGTGTAGTCGATCAAGCGGACGGTCCCGCTGTATTCTGAAGTTATGATGCCCTCTTTCGCTCCCTGAATAGCCAGGAATACCATCAAGTGCTCATAACCTGTTTGAGATGGGGTGATATTCATTATCGCGTCCTCTTGAGTTTCTCTATCGTGCGCTTGTTCATGGCTATCACCTGAGGATCAACTTTCGAACTCGCGGGAATGCCTTTGAAAGACACACATCTTTGCAGATATTTAGCCTTCTTCACTACATCGGCAGAATACGAATTCGATTTGCTGTTGCGTGCGTGCCCGGCATTATACGATGAAAGAGACTTGCGTACATTCTGATTATGTTGGTTCATCCAGAAATTCATCTCATCCAGCGCGGCGTTGGCAGCATACTCCTGATCAATCAAAAGTTTCACAGCTACATTGGCATAGCACTTTCTGTTCTTGCATCCTTCCCGATCCCCAACACTTTGAACTTTGTTTTGAAATGCTCCCATATTGGCGGCTTTGATACCAGATCGCATAGACACGACGTCTTCGCCCGCACGGGACTCTCTCCAGGATATAGCTGCCAGGGTGTAACCAAGAGATTGGGACTTGCCTACGTGGTATGCAGTCGCCATGGTGGATAGTTGTTGCTCAGAAAAATCATAGTCACATTGTGATGTACTTTGGGAAGCGTGCACACTCCCGCTGGCAATGGTAAAGGTCACGAAAGCAGCCATGGCCTTCAACGTTGTCATCGTCATGATGGCGTTCCTTATTTGTTTGTCGACTTGCAGCTCGATTGAGCCTCCTGACAGGGTTAAAAGATAAAGGGCACCAGATAATTAGCGCCCTTTATCATTATTCAAATTTGGCGTTATAGCATTCTTCGATGCATTCTAACCAGGCATAGACCAGTTCCATAGGGTCTTCAAATGAAGTTTTGTAATTCCCGATCTTGAATAATCCGTTGAATTCATGCCCATCACGGTAAAAGTTGATTTTCCCGTCAACAAATATCACGTATCCTTCAAGATGGTATGAAATAACACCGATGGCCACAGGAAACTTCGGGTTATTGCTATTCCAGGTGTCACATGCAATCTTTGATGCCTCGAATATTTCGTCTATGTTATTTCCCATCTGAAATACTCCAGGAGTTCAAATGATTATTGCATTGGTTGTATAAACTTTCCAACAGATATGCAAATGCCTCCGTCGTATGAGTATTTGCCACCATGTTGATAGCTTCAAATATATTGATCACAGCATGGCTTAATTCATGTACAAGTACCCCAGAATCGGAAATGAATAGACCGATGACCATTTTGCTCCTGCTCTCATTAGAGCTAACCATCCCAATGGTATCACCAAAATCTTGGGGAATACCCTCTTCTCTTATTTTGGATACTTGTTGTGAAAAGAGAACACGGCTATTGGTAAACCAAACATCAGGAAAATATGGTTGGCAATCAAGTTTTACAAGAACCTTTTTCATAAGTTTGTCTCAAGTGCTCTACAAAGGATTTACCCATCAATCGGAATAGTTTAATACGGTTGATCACTTTGACATAAACATCGCCGTGGCAAGGGCGCGGCTTACACCAACACCCTAAGACCTTTCCGTCCAATTCAAGGAGTTCATCTTCCGTGATATCTCCATTTATCAAACGTCGGTAAAGATCATCTTCAAATAATTCGATGCAATTACCGCGCCCATGATATTTGACCTCAAACGGGTTCCCCCATTTTCCGGGTCTCCCGATGTAGATGTCATATGGTTCCTTCTTGAAATGGACGACTTTCATGATCACTCTTTGCTGATCACCTGGGTCATACCGTTCCGCAGACCATAACGAATGTTATGAGAAAAGTATTCTTGGAATTCCTGCTCACGTTGACTGATGACGAAGAGATTATTATTGCTGAATTTGTATTTCAGCATCTCAATGCATTCTTGTACACCGCGCTCAGAAAGATTCTCCAGCACTTCGTCAAACACCAGTATGTTACATTGGACAGATGCTTTCAGATTAGCGACGTCACGCAGAGCCATGGTGATGGCAATGTTAACACGGACGCGCTGGCCGGAAGATAAGCTGAAGAGACTTTGCCCTTTACGCCCGGCGGTTCCCATGGTGATATCAAACGTATCGTCCACAGAAATGTCCAAGAACATATTCATCCCTTCCAGATATTCATTGATCTTCTTATTCAAGAATGGCAGGTACAAGGAGATAATGCGGGCCTTGGTCTGGTCATCCTTCAAGAAGTGGAGAAGATGATTATGATCCTGAAGTTCTTCATCTGTCGTTTGGCGTCGTTCTTCCAGATCTTTCAGAGATTGTTCAATACCCGCAATGACTGCTTCCAGGTCGGCAGTTGGAGTCGGCTGTACGGATAGTTTACGCTCTAAATCGGCAATCGAAGCAACGAGAGGGGCACGACGGGCTTTCAGCTCGCCGATCTTATCCTTGACAGTTGCGCGCCCCTGAGAGGCTGTCTCTAACGTTTGTTGTAATGATGCCGTAATGTCATCGAACCTGGTGTTCAGTGCCTGGCGGTTAGACAGGATTTGAGATTTGAGTTCACGGTCAAGAGAAGCCTTCTCAATTTCAGCAGTTTTGTAGAACTCCTGAATATCCCGTTTAATCGTTTCAATACCATTATGCGCTTCTGCCGCTTGGTCTCGCAGAGAACTTAACTCAGAATCGATTTCGGCGATCTGGCGAACAAATTCATCATCCTTCGCTTTGTGCTCTGCTATGGTGGTATTGATTTCTTCCAGCATAGTTTCCAGTCGTTCAATACGGGAATCTACATCTTTAATTTTGATGTTGCCTTCGTATTGGACCTGGGATTTAGCTTCTTCAGATACTTCTTGTTGGCAAGTTGGGCAAGTACCCATATCATGGAACTTCTGAATGGATTCCTGATACCCTTCTTTTTCGGTTTGGAATTTGATCCTGAAACCTTCGCCATAACGCATCCTTTCCATCGCTTCGTTGAGAACATTCAGATTCTCATTGCGCTGGTTGAGTACTTCGTTCTTGCGTTCAGTGACCTTACGGGCTTGGTCTCGGATATTGTTAAGCGCCTGCTCAGCCGAAGACAATTCTATACGCTCATAGTCCTCAGCTTTATCTGATGCAATATCATCTACTGCTTTCATCTTCTCGGCATATTGTGCCTTTAGATTTTCTATCTCTTCAGTAGATTCTTGATTGAGACGACTTTCTACTTCACCAATTTCCTTTTTGGTGTTGACTTCGACTTCCTGTAGCCGGGCCATTTCATCTTGGTACGAAGAAATATCCGCATCCAGACTGGAAAGCCGGATCCGTTCCTGCTCCAGGATTTCGGCAGACTGTTGTTGGATGCGGTTATTGGATTCAATGATCTGTGCCAGCTGCGTCTTTTTGTTGGTATGATCAATCATTTTCATACCAAAATCATTGGAAATGTCTTCCAACGTTTTGTTGAGCACCTTGATCTTTGCCTTGACGTCTTCGTTCATCAGGCTGAAGAAGCCGAGATCCCATATCGCTTCCACCATGGTACGGCGGTCAGCCGTATACATTTCCGTGAACGGGATGAATTTCTCTTTACCCAGAACCAGGGAGTTTTCAAACATTTTCTGGTCGATGCCGATCAGGTTGACGATATACTTGTTCATGTCGGCTTTAGCCGCTTCGTTTACAACCTGTTTCCATTCCCCATCAACCAGCTGATGAACTTCAACGAAGTCGGGTTTGATCCCACGGCGGACCTTCCATTCACTACCCCGGCAGGCAAATTCCACTTCTCCCACACAGTCTTTTTTGTTCTGAGAGTTTACCAGCCCGGCCTTCTTCTCTTTCTTGCTGTAAGTATCGTTGTACAGGACAAAGAATAACAGCCAGACCAACATGGTGGATTTCCCGGCACCATTATCATCAGATGTGACGAGCGTTGCTGGGTTTCGTTGGTAATCAATTTCCATGAATTCATTACCAATAGAACGGAAGTTCTTCGCCCGCCCCTTACGGAAGGTGAGTTTGTGGGTAACATCACCGCGCACATCAAATGGAACCGGGATATCTTCCGGCGTCGCAGCTTCTTTTAACAGGTTGCCAAATTTTTCAAGGATATCTGTCAT